GCGGAGCGGTAGCGGAGCGGTAGCGGAGCGGTAGCGGAGCGGTAGCGGAGCGGTAGCGGAGCGGTAGCGGAGCGGTAGCGGAGCGGTAGCGGAGCGGTAGCGGAGAACCGGACGCGGAACGGAGTCCGGCGGGGCGCGGGGACGCGGACGCCACGCCGATTGATAATCCCGTCGGATACGCCAGGAGGAGCCAGGAGGAGCTAGGCCAGGGAAGAGCCAGGAGGCAGGATTGATAATCGTCAGCCCTCTGGCGCGGTGCGGACGCGGCGGCCAGGGGGTCAAGCGTCGGCGGAATCGGCGGTCGGCGGGGCCGGGGCCGGGCTGTACGGGGTCGGGGGTAGGGTCGGGGCGTCCGTACAAAAAGAACCCCCGGCGGGGTTAGGGCCGGGGGTTTGTGGCCGTGCGAGTCAATGGTCAGGCCGTGACGCCAAACAACGTATCGACCAGCGTATCCGTTGCGGCGGACAGTGCGATGACGGCGGATTGCGCGTGACGCGCAATCCAGCGGCGGGCCGCGTCTTCACTCTCGAATTGCTTTTCAGCGGAGATTACGCGGCGGACGCGGCCACGGTCAAAGTCGGCGGAATAACCGTAGCGTTGCGCCGTGATTGTGCGGTCATAGTTCAAGCGGAGTTCCCCGATAGAAACATCACCAGCGAAGCAATCCCGCGAATCACCAAGCCTAACAAGGGGTCTGTTGATCGACCACGAAAACGATACTGACATGGTAAGCTCCTCGAAAAGAAACGGGGACCGGTCTCCCAGTCCCCTAGATGGTTAGCTAAGGCCACTGGCCACTTCAATGGCACGGCGGCCTTGTTCCTCAATGGCCTCGTCCAGCGGGTCATAGAGACTCCGCAGATAGGCGCGGGCCGCGTCCGGGTCTTCCCGCTCTAACAGACGGACGCGGCGCATAAGATCGTTGCGCCGTGACAGTGCGACGCCGACGTCGGCGTCTTCGGCCACAATAGCCTGCAGCAGGGCGTTGTCGCGTCCACAGACAACGTCGTAACCGATTTCATGATCCAAGCGGTTAAGCTCATCGTAAAGGTCGAAAAGTTCCACGGTTATCTCCCAAAAAGGTTGTCTGTCCACTACACTTAATATAACAGCAATCAAGCCAATGTCAAGAGAGTTTCCGAGATTATTTCAGATATTTTTACGCAATGGTTGATAGGCCGTTTCTCAGACTGGTCTCCGCGTGATAGTCGGTGTGTTGCGTTCCGCACTAACAGACCGCGCAGACGCGGTTGTCGACCGGAATCCGGTAGCCGCGTCAATAGAGATACAAGCGGTCATTACAAATCCGGTAGACGGCGGGGGAAGTCTTTTCGGGGTCGGCGCGGCCTGGGTGCGGCGGCGCGGCGGCCCGCTTCGACGTCGACGTCTATTGAAAATCGCGATCCCCAGCAGGGAGGGGGACGAGCAACGGGCTTGGACTCCGTCGCAGACTCAGTCAACAGCGGGGGCAGATTGAAAATCGCCACACCCCGCCAGGCAAGCGGACGAGCGGGGCGGCGCACTAGGGCGCAAGGGCGGGATACATCTAGGCGGGGCCGGGGTTAGGGTTCAAGCATTGCAAGGGACGGATAAACGGCCAATGTTGCGCGGGACGATATGTCCCGCGCAACAATGGTTGACGCGCAACGGCTACAGAACGAACGGCTGCAGCCGCGCACGGCGGACAATCCACGTCCTGACATATTGCGCGGGAAGGGCCGCGCCGGGGGTATGCTCGTCCTGATAGGCGGATAACGGTATCCATGTATCATCCCGGCTATCGGCGGAAAATGCCAGCTTGATTGCCTTATCGCTGACTTCCAGTACTTCCGCGTATGCGCGTACCCGCGCCCAATCCTGAGTGATGGTAGTCATAGTTGACTCCGGCGGGGGGTTAATTTGTCCCGCTCTATAAGACGATACGGACGGCGGAAAAGAATCTGACAAGCGGCACGGAATTAAAATCCCCGTCGAGAACCGATAGGGGGCGCGTACAGACAACGAAGCTATAGCATACGCGGCGGAACATCAACGCGGCGGCGGACGCAATGCGGCGCACTGTACGCCGCGCAATGGTCGAGTTAAAACAAAAAAGCCCTATCCAGCGGATAGGGCTTTTTGTATTCCGCCGTTATGGTTCGCGGGGGTCGACCGCTTCCATAACAAGTTCCTTGCCCAAGCTGACATAGTAGAGAACCGCCGTAGCTTCCGCGCCGTCAATCCACGCATAGTTACGCGGACGATACGTTACGGCGCGGCGGTTCAATGCCTTGCTGATAAGGCACAGAAGCAATCCCTTGCCATCATCCCGGAACGTAATGGTGCAGGGGATATGCCGCAGATAGAAACGGGGTCCGCGTCCGCGGTCCGCTTCCGTTGAAACGTCCAGCTTTTCCGCGTCCGCATGCGCTTCAAGCGCAGTTTCAACAGCGGCCACGACCTCGTCAATGGTCATGCTAGACGTTACGTTGACTTCGATGTTTTCCGTTGCAATCGTCATTCTGACTTCTCCCGAAAAGAGGAATGTTGTCCGCGTCACTATCCTTAATATAACAGCACAGCGGCCTATGTCAAGAGATTTTCCAGAAATATTTTTACGCAAAGACAAGCGGCGGCGGGACGGGGTCGGGACGGGAACGGACGGCGGGTATGCAGTTTGCGCGAAGGGCGGGACGGTTGCCTAGACAACGGCGGGGCGGCGGAGACTATCCCCCGGCGGAGCAACCGCAAGACGCAGTCGCGCCGCGACGCCGCCGGGGGTCGACCGCCTGGCGGGAGCCGATTGATAATCGCGCCCCACCTGGAGGGATCAGCCCACTCTGCGCAAAATATTATGCTTAAAAGTGTGTTAAACTTCGCACTGTTTTAAGCATAATATTTTGCTTAGCGACGAGGCGGGGGCTTGGAAATGTGCGGTCGGGGGCCGGGTCGTCTGCGCCAGGGCGGGGTCTGGCTTATTTGCGCCGTCGTTTCTTGTCGGCGGCGCATCGCTGGCAGTAATAATAACCGTCCGGGCCATACCAGACCATGTCGGGAGTTAAGTCCGGTTCTCCGCAATGGTCACAACTGAGACGTTGCGAAGCGCAACATTGCTCAACGCAACGCTCCGCTTGCCAGAACGTATCATACCGCGTTCCGCAATAGGAACACGTACAGACGCGCCCGTCAACCGTTATCCTTCCGTCCTGAGTAACATAAGTCTTCATCCGAATCTCCGGCGGGGGTTAAGTTTTCCCGCGTCTCTATAGACCTATACGGACGGGCGCTACAAATCTGACAAGAGAGTCACAGAATCTTTTTCGGGCCGCGCCGGGCGCAATGGTACACAAAAAAAAGCCCGCAACCCCTTGCGGGGTCTGCAGGCTTGTTTTGTTCGCTGTACGGCTACAGTTCCACCAACAGACAACCCTTGCCCGCTTGGGCGGGTAATGGTTCAACCGCCGCCCACAGTGCGCGGGCCGCACCGGGGTTGCGGGAGTCTGTTCCCGACCAGAACGTCACGACTTCCCGACGGTCATCATTGTAAATGGCGACTTCACCGTCCAGTTCCGGGCCGTTGCCTCTGACAGCAACCGTCGCCTTGCGAAACGCGGCTGCAGCGTCCACTTTCTCCGGGTGTTCCGTGCGCGAGACTACCGCGCCGAAACGGTCTTTTGTTTCAACTGAGTACATCATTTCTCCCTTAGACAATGGTAGCAATGAAACGGTCGATCTTGCTGTTCAATGCCGCGCTTCCGCAAGCAAGACAATGGTCCTCATCTTCCCACGCTTCCGCGAGTTCCCACGCATCCGCTTCCGTGAGTTCAACAACCCACGTGCCGTCTTCCGCGTCGCTCTCTCGCATGGCTTGCGAGAGTAAGTCCGACGTGAGATACCGTCCGCCGTGCCAGAAGATAGCTTCCGCTTCGCTGGCATCAAGAGTCAGGGTGTAAGCGTACCTTGCCACGTTTCGATCTCCCAAAAAGAATCTGGAATGTCCTGCACTACTGTTAATATAACAGCGGCGCAATCAATGTCAAGAGTATTTTCTGAAATATTTTGCGAGTGTGCGGGGCTTAGCGGAAAGTGTGCGGGCCTAGCCGTAAGAGTGTGCGCCGTGCGCGAAGACGTGCGCGGGGCCGGGCCTAGCCGAGCGGCGCAGAACGGGGGCCGGTTGGAAATCGCTACCCGGTACCGGGGGCGAGACGACGAGTCGCCGCGCCAGGATAATCGAGAGGGCGCGGGTCGGATTGGAAATCACGTGCCCTACCAGGCGGGGGCGGGGCCGCGACAACTGGATTTGTAACCCTGACAACCCGATTTGTAGAGCGGGGGGAATTGCCGGAGCAATGGTACAAGAGAAAAGCCCCGGAGAGTATCCGGGGCTTTGGGGAGTTGCGCCGCGACTATCCGTCATAGTCGCCGCCGCCGTCCAGTTCCTCACCGAGCGGCGTTTCCCAGTCCCTGAAATCGTCATCGTGCGCGAAATCCTGCCGTTCCTGCTCTTCCAGGATACGGTCGCGCTCAAGTTCGGCGTCCTCTTCGTACTTTTCCTCTTCCAACCGCTCCGACGCGGCATCATACTCGCGCTGTAACCGCGCTACGCGCTCATTGGCGCGACAAAGTTCTTGCCGGAGATTGTCGGCGTCACGCGACGCCTCCTCCAGTTCCCGTGCGATTGTGTCCAGATCGGTCATTGTCCAGTCTCCCGAAAAAAGGTTTGAAGTCCAGCACTACCGTTAATATAACAGCGGGCCGCGCAATGTCAAGAGTCTTTTTCCAGAATCTTAGAGATTTCTTTTTGAGCAATGGTCAAGGGCGTACAGCCGTTAAACGACAAAGCCCCGGTTTAGGGCCGGGGCTTTGCGTAGTGCTGTCTGTAGGTCATCCTACAGACTTCGGGAGAATGTTGTGTAGGGCAATGGTGTTAATGACGTTCGGGCGGGCCGGATCACGGCGGACCGTGATACGGACGGGAACGACCACGGTCGCGCCGCCCGGCGCAACCGCTTGATACTGAGCAATGCGCGTCAAAGCCAGCACGATACAGTCGATGGTTGACTCGCACGGCTCGTCCAGCACGATATCCGTATGCGTCTCGCGCTGGGCGTACGTTCCGGCGCTGGCGCAATAATGCAAGGGCGTAAGGCGCTCCCGCAACCGGACGACAAAGCGGTCGACCGTATCAACGACGGTGTTTCCCCACTTGTGCCGAATCTCCGGCGTTGCCAGAAATGCAAGGGCGGCGTCTGTCATCGTTCCGTCTCCACAAAAGAAATGAATGTCTGTCACTACTGTTATTATAACAGCACGGCGTCCAGCGTCAAGAGAGTATTTCCGAAGATTCATCCTATTTCCGCGACGCCGGGAGACGGCCTGAGTTCGGGCAGCGAGACGGCGAGACGCTGACACCCAGTTGTCAGGGCCGGGCGGGGCCGAGGGCGGCGATTGATAATCGAGGCACTGAGGGCGGGTCGGGGGCGGAAATCCGGCGGCGTTGCTCGACGAAGAGCGGGGATTGATAATCGCGTCCCTCCCCCGGCGCGGGGCCGGGGCCGTTAAATGAACCCGGCCCGTCCGGAAAGTCCGGAGCGGGCCGGGAGAATGTCGTTACGCGGGCCGCTATGCGGGCCGCGTGTACTTGCGGAGCGTATTTTCCGATACGTCCAGCGCCTTTGACGTTGCGCGATAGTTGCCGTTGCAAGCGGCAAGCGCCGCCGTCATATAGGCGCGAAGTACGGCGTCGACCGTCCGTACGCTGTTCGGGCCGTCAAGCGTTGTTTCGGGCTGCAGGTCCGTTGCCTTTGCAACCGGCGCAACCGTTGCCGTTGCCGTTGCAACCGGCGCGGTTGTTTCAACCGTTATCGTCACTCCGTTAACTTCAATGGTTTGCTTCACGGCGTCATTCTCCCAAAAAAGGTTGTCTGTCCTGCACTACCCTTAATATAACGGCGGGCCGTTCAATGTCAAGAGTCTTTTTTGTGTTGACTGCGAAATACTTTTGACGGGCCGTATAAGGGCCGCGACGGGCCGCTATCCGGCAATGGTCCTGATATGCTCTAGCGGGCCGTTATGGGCCGTTATGGGCCGTTGCCGGGCCGCAAGGCGCAAGGCGCAATAAACGCCGCTATCGGGCCGCGCAACGGGCCGCTAAAAAAAAATCCCGGAATTCCCGGAAAAGAGTCTTGACATAGGCGGAATTGCTGTTATATTAAGGGTAGTGCTGGACAGACAACCTTTTTGGGAGAATGACAGAATGACAGAGAACGAAACAATCAGGGCCGCGCAAAGCGGCGACAAAGGCGCAATGGACGCGCTGGTCGAAAAGTACACTCCGCTTGCAATGAGACTGGCGCTAGGCGGATTCGGCAAGGCGTCAAAGGCGGACAAAAAGCAAGCCGCTTTGACGGGATTGCTTGACGCGATCCATACCTTTGACGAGACAAAGGCCAATGGCGGCGCATTCGGAACGCATGCGTACTGGACAATCAAAGGCGCTGTTACGGTCGAATGCCGCAACTACGCCAAGCCGTTAGAGAACGCCGTTACGTCGGATGACGAATTGGCGACGGAAGTCTACGCCGATCCGGACGGGATATCTCCGGCGAAAAACGCCGAACGCAACGAAGATATCGCAAGGGCCGTTGCCAGCCTGGACAAGGCGACGGAACGGGAACGGGAAGCAACGCGCTTGTTCCTCGGGCTGGACAATGAGCTTGACCAAAGGTCATTGGTTGAAGTCGCCGGGATGATGAATGTTTCCCGGCAACGCGCAAAGCAACTGGTCGACAAGGGCCTTGCGGCGATGCGGGCCGCGTAACAAACAACTAGGGGAGACCGGACGGTCCGGTCTCCCCGCTTTTCTCTTTGGGAGTAACAATGGTTGACTTCAAAGACATAATCGAATGCGATTTGGTCAAGCGGGTGATGGAAGTTGCCGCAGTCGGCAATCACTCATTACTGTTGTTCGGGCCGCACGATTACGGCAAGACTCTTTGCCTGCAGGCAATGGCGGGCCTAACCGACGTCGACAACGTCGGGCCAGTGCAGGATATGACCGCCGCAAAGCAACGGGCCTTGCGGAATAGGCTTGACCGTCACGAACGGACAATAGTTGCGGAAATCGTGCCGTGCCCTTGCGGGAACTACTGCAACGCGCATGCGGTATGCCGTTGCTCCGCAGTAGCAATCCAGCGATACCGCGCAAAGCTAATGGACACGGTGCGGAGTTTCGACGCCGTGGTCGGGATACGACGCCCTATGCCGGAAGCAATGGCGCGGGTCCGTTGGGATACAGAGGATACGGAAACCGTCAAGGCGCGGGTTATGGCCGCGAAGGGTATCCCGACGCCGTCGGGGTTGTCTCTTGACGCCAGCGATATCGTATCAATGGCGGTGCGCCAAGCGGGAATGACGCCGAAACAAGTTGTCATTGCCAAAGCAATCGGCGAAAGCGTTGCGCGGCTTGACGGCAAGGCGACGGTGGAAGTCTTCCATATGAGCGAAGCGATCCAGTACGTGCTCGGGTTCAACAACATATGGGGAAGTCTGTAGCTTCCCCGTTCTCCCTGGAAACCGGAGCGATCCAAGCGGTCGCTCCGGTTTTTCTTTGTACGGATTTCCACTCCCGAACCGTTGCATTTTCTGCAACAGTTCGCGGGGATTGATAATCGCGTTTCGAGTTGTTGCATTTTCCGCAACAACTGCCCGCGCCGAGAGGGTTTTTCGAGGGAATGATAATCGCGTTCCGGAACGCCCGCGCCAGGGCGGGGGCGTTTCAACCGGGGTTGTAATCGGGGGTTAGAACAACTGGAACGCTTCAAACAATCCGGCGTTGCCAGTCAGGACGGGGGCCGCGTCCGCGTCGGTCAAGTAGATGAAGTCATTGCCTTGCACGGCGTTAATGTCCGCGTCGGGCGTTTTGTGCCAGCGGTACTCAAGTTCGTACGGGCACGTCAGGACGCGGCGCGTTCCGTTTTCCCAGTGGGGGATTTGATACGGTTCGTTCAGTTTCCGCAGTATCAACGTATTGACTCCCTTGCGGGCCGCACGGGCCGCGCCGGGGCACAAATCCGTAACGTCAAGTGTTTCTGTATCAACGGTCACTTGTTTGCCTTAAACGCAAGCGGGGACGGCGCGGGCCGTCCCCTAGTAATGGTTGACTGTCACCGTTCAAGGGCCGCTTCGCGGAGTTCCGCAACGGCGGCGTCCCGCGCCAGCACCTTAGCGTAAAAGACTTTATGCGCATCCGCAAGGGCCGCTTTCGCGGTATCAAGTTCCGCTTGCGCGGTCTTGACCTTGTCATTGGCCTTGTCCACTTTGTTAAGGGCGGGTTTCATGGTTCTGAGTCTCCACAGAAAAGGTTGCAGGGGCCGGTTTCCCAGCCCCCAAAGAAACTAACTGAGTCCGCTTGTCTTTTCGACAGCGTCGCGGCCTTGCTGCGCAATGGCGCGATCCAGCGGGGTCAAATCCTCATCCGCATCCTCATCCACAACGACCGGGCCGCAAATCGGCTCGACCGCGTCCTTGCAGTCCGCGTAGTAACCGCAAGCCCTGCATCCGTATGGAAGGTCATTCGTCATTCTCGTCTCTCCACAAAAGGTTGTTTCTGTCCGCGTCACTACTGTTATTATAACAGCGGCGCGGCCACTGTCAAGAGTTTATTTCAGGAATTCTTGACGGGTGTACAAAAAGAATCCCCCCGTAGCATTACGGGGGGATTCAATGGTTGTTGCGTCAGGCGGGGCGCTTGGCGCGGCGCGTTTCGCGGGCGTCGACTTGCCAGGCGAATTCGACCGCCCGCTCATCACGCCAGCGGAGTTGCTCCGGGGTGTAATGGGCGAAATACTCCGGATCGACGTCGCCGTCCTGCAGCGTCAGAAAACCCAGCAGCGCAAGGGCCGCGTCGGGGGAGTTCCACTTGTGCATCGGCGAAACGGCGAGACCGTCGCCGGAAAACAGAACGGCGCAACCCTTCCAGTCCAGATCACGGACTGAGTACGCGACAAGCGTATGCCATTCGCCCGCTTTCCGCCGGGGATTACTGAGCGTCACGCTCAAACTTCCAAGCCTGTAGGTGTACGTCATTTTCGTTTCTCCACAAAAGAAATGTCTGTCACTATCTCTAATATAACAGCGTCGCGGCCAATGTCAAGAGTCTTTCCAGAATATTTTTACGGATTTGTTTCATCCCCCGGACGGCGGGTCGCGCAAGGCTAGGCGCGAACGGGCGGCGCGGGGTGGTAGTTTCCTGGCGGTGGTCCTGGCAGTGATCCTGGCGGTCGGGCGGCGCTCGGCGGAGCGATTGAAAATGTCGGGGGGACGGCGAACGAGGCGGTTTTCCGCGTCGGGGGCGCGGAGCGAGGGAAGGATTGGAAATCGGCGTCCCCCTGCCAGGCCAGGCCGCAACTTGGGTTGTAATCGTCGGGGGTTAAAGCAAAAAGCCCCGGCTTGTTAGGGCCGGGGCTTAGTGCCAGTGGCGGGACAATCAGTCGGCTTTCAGTCGCCGACAGTGGAGAATGTCAGTATCGCGCCCGTAGCGGACGCCGTGCCAGCGTTTCCCGTCGGGGCCGATGAACCACAGATCAAGGCGCTCTCTTGCAATGTTGTGCTTTCCGTGAGTCCACGTCTTGACGCGGAACATAAGCGTGCCGGGCCAGTTCCCCACGCGGGAGACGGTCTTGTCGTTGTTGTCAGTTGCTCCGCAGACTACGCGCAAGCCGTCGGGGTTTGTGGGGGTGCGAGTTCCCGCAAAGTAGTAAAGCGTCGCCTTGCCGGTCTGACGCATATCTTCAGCGTCACGCTTGCCGCAACACTCATAACAGACTTTCGCGCCGTCGCGGGCCACGCCGTAACCCGTGCCGCAAGAATTCGCGGGGGGTTCAATGGTCTTGCCGCAGTCCGCACAAACTACGGGGGTTGTTGTTGCCGTTGTCATGGTCATTGTCTCCACAAAAGGTTGATTGTCCACTATCCTTATTATAACAGTGGCCGCGCCAGCGTCAAGAGTCTTTTCAGGAATATTTCCTTAAACGCAAGCGGGGATAGTCCGCAAGGGACTATCCCCGACAATGGCCGCGCCTAGTCCTCGTCAGGGCGCATAAGGGTTATTACGGGTTCCCCGTTGTCGCCGGGGCCGATCATCATCTTGACCGTGTAATAGGTCTTGCGCCCGTTGTGCATGATGAGATTGTAAAGGCGGGCGCTGTCATCGCCGCCGCGCCGCGCCGCAAGACGCCCCATATACAGAACATCCCAAAGACGCCCGTCATAGTCCTGAAAAGACTTGCTGGCGGGAATGTCTTTTATGTCCGCGTGAAGGGCCGCAGTAATGGCCACAGGAACGCGAAAGCCCGCTTCGCGGGCCGTTTCGGAAACGTCAATCAGCGTTCCGTCTTCAATGGCTTGTTCCCGCGAATAGCACGAAATCACTTCCCCGAACACGTCGCGCATTGCGTCATCATTTTCCGGCATGGTCTTTGTCTCCACAAAAGGTTGATTGCCTGCCACTATCTCTATTATAACAATGGCCGCGCCAATGTCAAGAGTCTTTTTTATTTTCTATTTACGCTCTTGACACGGCCCGCGTCGCTGTTATATTAAGGGTAGTGGACAATCAACCTTTTTTGGAGAATGACGCAATGACCAACAAAGAAACACAACGGGAAATACTCTGCTGTATATGGTACGGCGAACACGCCGACCTGGACAGACTCCGCGCCGAAAAGGGCGTCGACGTCAAAGCGCCGGGATGGTGGAACATCACGCCGGGCGTCGACTTTGTTCACGCCGATATCCGCATAGGCGGGCGCGTACTCAAGACAGTCGGCGTTACGTTCTCTCTTGACGGCTACGCGCCAGCGGAACGGCCCGACGTGATAGTGTGCGCGGAAGACGGCGGTCGGACGGAATTCGAGGGTATCCCGGTTATCTGCCTGACGCCGTACATCGACAAAGACCTGGCAAGCCTGACGGACTGGGTCGGGAAGCAACCGGACAGGCCCTAGTCCCCGACAGGGGGCGGCCCCGCCGAAGGGGGCGCGGGGCGAGGGGGCGATTGAAAATCGGCAGGGGGTCGGGATACGAGCGGGAACAGAGCAAACGAGAGCATCTCACGGCGTCGTTTCTCGGCTTCCTCCTGATAGCGACGAAAGCGGAGCGCGGTATCATCGTCGAGCTTAAGTTCGGGCCACTCAAGTTGCGTAGGCGTCTTTTGGGGTAGCGCGGCAGCCCCGTCTACGCGCATGAACAACGACATCGACGGCGGCAGTTCGGGCGGCGGGTGCAAGTACCACTCATGCTCCAGCCAGGCCGGGGCAGCGGCGGCAAGAGGGCTGGGGCCGTAAGTCGCACGACGGCGGCGCAAAGCCAAGTCCCGGCGAACCTCAAGGACGCCGTAGGCGTAGAACGCGAACGGCAGAGCGCACGACATAAGCGCGGCCTGCCACGAGACTTGACGGCGAAACGCCGACGCCGTCACCAAAAGCACAGGGACGATAAGCAACACGAACAAAGAGAACTCAACGAAGAGTCGCTCGGCGAACATCCGCGCTTTCCCGCTAGACAACATTGATAATCTTGCTCCTGTCTTGTGTTCGTTTGGAAATCGGTTTCGAGAACCCCGGCGTTTTTCGGTAAGACGCCAGGGTTGTTTTTCATTCTCCGCCGGAGCGACGCGGGGTTATACCGCGCCGCCCTTCTTGACGCCCTTCAACGCGGCGTCAATGGCGTCGAACAAGCCTATCGTGCGGTCGTCATTAACCAGCTTGTCGAGCGCGTCATTGAATGCCGTCCACTGAGCAACGGTCAGCTTGCTAAGTTTGTCGACGCGCCGCTCCAGAAATTCCGGCTTGTCGTCCCGAACATCATACCACTCGCTCCGCAGTTCGTCGTCACTGTCTGCGACGGCGAAGAGGGCGTCTTCCACTTCCTTCTCGTCGCGGGGGTTGTCCGGGCCGGGCAATGGCGGGAATTCGTCAAAGTATCCGGGGTCTTCAACAACGGTTCCCTTCTCTACGCAATCGTCGAGAAAGAGTCTTACGCAGTCCGCAACGCCGTCGCAACCTTCCGTATTAGCCCCGCAAGCGTTGTGCTGGCAGTCAATGTCTCTTGGCTCGTCATCAACGCCGGGGCAACGCCAGCCGAAAGACTCCGCAATAGACGGATAATCGTCGTCTGTCTGGATAAGAACGGTGTTCTTTTCGTCGCGGGTGTTCCAGTCATAGTGCCCTTCCCCCGCTTCCGGGTTCGTTACCCTGCATATGAACAGACAGCAGGGCGCGTAGGACGGGTCACGGTCCAGCGCAATCAACGTCGTCGTCTTGGTCCTAGCCATGAGTCTATCTCCAAAAAAAAAGAGGTCTGTCACTACTGTTAATATAACAGCGGCCACGCCAATGTCAAGAGTCTTTTCTGTTTTTTCTGTCAAAAGAATAGGGGCCGGGCGGCAACCCGGCCCCAATGTCCAAGAGGACTGCCTGCAGGCTACAGGGACGGGAAACGTCCCGTTCAGAGATCAACGTACGCCGGGGAGAACCGGCCCTCTGCCCTGCCTGCGCCGTGACACTTGAGAACAACCCCAGTATAACGAAGGTAAGCGGTCTGTCAAGGGGATTGGAAATCGCGCCCCCTGCCCCCGTAAACAAAAAGGGCCGCCCCGCGTCCGGAGCGGCCCTGTCCAGTCAATTAATTTGAGACAAAAGAAAGTAAGTAGTATCACATGGTTTCCTCCCGGCAAGGCATTGTTGCCTAACAAGGCGCTGCTTGCTCCGCAACAAGGCGATCTGCTTCTCTCGCGTATTTCGAGGCGGTGCGAGTTCAACCGCCCTACTTTACACAATATCGCGCTTGTCTTGGGGTGCTTAACGCGCAGTCCTGTTATCTCGATTGGGGGGCTTCGCCGAAGTCCTCCACCAGGTGTTCCAACGCTCTAGCGTGATCCCACGCCAGATTGAAGGCGTGAACAAGGGTGTCATCGACGTCCCTATCCATGTCCATGTACGACTTGGACGCGGCGTCCATAGCCTGCGAAAGGGCATCCGCCACGTCGTTAGCTACCTTAGCCTGTTCGGCAAGGCGCGTCTTGATGTCCGCTGTCTCTGGACGCTTCGGCGTCCGTACGTCCGTCATTTTGTTCTCCTCAAAAGAAATTGGCCGTCCTACTGTTATTATAACAGCAAGACGGCCAGTGTCAAGGGAGAACCGAGAAAAGGTTAATCGCCGATGGCTTTGACGGTCACGATAAGCCGCTTGCCGTCGACCTTGACGGTATCCAGCACGACAGAGCCGGAGATTACCCAGTCGTTGCAACGCCGCCTATGGCACTCATCGCAGTCGCCGACGCAAGTGCGCTCGCTCAAGCCGACGCCGCCGAAGTCGGAACGGATTACGTCCGCTTCATGCTCCGGGGTATTAGCGCTGCCGCTGACGTCGATGGCGACGGTCAGGTCCCCTTCCGCTTCCACGTAAGGGATATGGGTATGCCCCTCTTCGCTTCCGTAAGCGTAGGCAAAGCCCGAGTCCCCACTGTCCAGACTGAAGGCGTCCATGTTGTCTTCAATGGCCTGTTCCAGCGCGTAAATGGCCGCGCCGTCATCGCGGCGGTAGTCCGCCACAACTTCAACTATCTGATGGGTCTTGTTCATCGGCATGTCTCCAAAAAGGTTGACTGTCACTATCCTTAATATAACAGCGCATTGGCCGATGTCAAGAGACTATTTCGGATTTCTTTTCTGAAAAGTCGTATTGCTGGAAGTCCGACGGGTTACGGTCGAGGGTGGCGGCTATACGGTTACGCGCCGCGCCTACGAATGCGGGGTCGATCTCAAAGCCGGTGAAGCTAACGCCGAGTTCGGAACACGCGAGAGCGGTTGAACCTATGCCGCAGAAGGGGTCAAGAACATGCTTGGTCTTGGCGAGGCCGTGCAACTTGATGCACGTTCGGGGCAAGGATATAGGGAACGACGCCGGATGCGGGCGGTCTTTGTCCTTTTCCTGGATCGTATCGTAGGGAAGGAACCAAGCGTTGCCCCGGCAATGCAACGGCTGTTTCGCGCCCCAGCGCTCGATGTTCGCGGGGTCGGCGTAGGGGACGCCGATTGATAATCTGTCTAGGGGCACTTCGCCCGTTTTCGTCAGGTGGAAGATGAACTCGTGGCAGGCGTTGAGGAACCGAGGGCTGTTGATTGGTTGGTAGTGGCCGTGTACGACTTCGGGAGACTTCTCGTTAGCGCCGGGGACGGCGATGGACTTCACCCACAGAATGAGGTTCTGCAACTTGAAGTACTGCCGGGCGACTTGCATGATCTCGAAGGGGCCGAGGGGACTGACGGGAACGCCGCCGATGTTGAGGAAGAAAGAGCCGTCGTCCGCTAGGCGCGAGGCCACGCACGTCAACCAGCCGTGACACCAGTCGAGATAGTCTAGGCGGCTGATGCTGTCGTTGTAAGTGCGGTAGCCCGTTCCGACGTTGTACGGAGGGGATGTAACGACTACGTCGTAGACCGCCGAGTCCTGTTTCATTCCGTCCACACAGTCGCCGACGATGAGGCGGTGCGTAACGCCGCCGTGCTGCAGTTCGTATGCGTTCATGCGCTTGGTAATCCTTACTTGGGGGTTGAAGTTCCAACTTTAGCGCGTCGCGCCAGTTGGCGCAACCGTTGTTTGAAAATGTCTGAGGGGGAGTCCGGGGATTTCGGCGGGCGTTCCTTTCGTTGTCGCGGGGTAGATGTTTCGCGGGTAGATGTCGAGTAATCCCAGGGCAGACAGAAGCGAGCAAAGCCGGTAATCCGTGCGCCGCGCCCGTCTTCAATGCGGTCGATCTCTTGCTTCAATGTCTTTTTCAGGGCGTCGGGAACTTTCCGGGCGCTGATATGCTCAATGGTCTCAGTGCGCCGCAAGGCGCGTAGTCCGGCCATATCGCTCTTGGTCAACTGTCCACGTATCACGTCGACGGGGCCGCAAGAACCGGTTTCCCGCGCCGCGCCCGTCTGGACCGGGACGTACACAATGTCGCCCTTGCCGACAAGTATTGCTTCAGTGGCAAGGGCGACATAGAACCGTAACCGTCCGCTGTTGTCGTTCATGCTATGGCAAGTCCGGCAACACCCTGCAGCTTGCGGAGTGCGCTTGTTTCGATCTGGCGTACCCGTTCCCGCGTAAGACCGCCTAGGGCGTTGCCTATTTCATCAAGAGTCGATGTTTGACCCCGATAGCCGTTAAGCCCGTAGCGTCGCTCCAGAACGTCCGCTTCGCGCTTAGTAAGCCGTTCCTTGATCGCGTTCGCAAGCAAGGTCGCGCTTTCGTTGAACAATGCAGACTTAGCCGGACTGCGATGGTCGACCGGGCCGTACGTATCAAACAGATAGTTGCTGATTTCACCGTGCGACAAGCCTATCTCGCTGACGGGGATTTCACAAACCCCGTCGTTTTCAGCGACGGCGCGACGTACCCGAGCAACAAGCCATTGCACGGCGTACGTCGTGAAACGCCCTTCCGCTTCATTGTACTCGCTTCCCTTGTCTCCGGGCGTAACGATATGGTCTATCGCTTCCGCCAAGCCAAGCAAAGCCGCCGCTTCGCGGTCCTCGTACGCCAAACCGCTGTTGTTGAAACGATGCGCGACGCTTCGCGCAAGGTCATAGTAAGCTACAGCGATTTCGTTCCGCGCCGCCTTGTCGCCCGCACGTATGCGAGCAATCAACGCCTGTTCCTGTTCAACTGTCAGTCGCGCCATTTTGTTCGTTCTCCACAAAAGAAGTGTTCCTGTCCTATCCCTAATATAACCGCGTCAACGCCTATGTCAAGGATTATTCCCGGAATTCCGTTTTTTTTTTCGCAGATATTTTTCCTCTTGACATTGGCCGTCGTGCCGTTATATTAAGGATAGTGACAGACATTCCTTTTGTGGAGATAAGGACAATGGACAGACCGCTACACCCGAAAGCCGCAGAACTGCGGTTGCCGCGCTTGTCAAAGCCTGGCAAGTGTTTTCTTGGCCCGGAACCCATTGGTTGTTTCAACACTGGGATGAGGCCGCGCATAATCCGTATGCACGACGGCTACTATGTCGGCTACGAAGTCGAGATAGAACCCCTTGAGCGAGAGCGCTGGCGGGCGATTGCGCGGCACGAAAAGCCGCCAGTCAGTCGGAAGCGCATGGGCGGATTTGGCGCGAAGTGCTACAAGTCCGCCGGTCCGGCGCGGCAGAAGTTCATTGAACTGGTTTCCGACCGCCTGTACGAAAACGACGAAACCCGCGCCGAATACCGCAAGGCGCAAGCGGACGCCAGAAGCGCGGACCCCGCAACGGCCATTGCTGGAGCTTTGAGACTGAGCGACTTCTAAGTCGCTCAGTCTTTTCCCCTTGACGTGGACGCCCTTGCCGTTATAATAAGGGTAGTCCTTTTGCGGAGAACGGAACGTGAAACGGAACGTGAAACTAAAGATAGAATTGACGCTGGACAATGCGGCTTTTGACATGCCGTACTCAGACAGCGACCTAGAGGAGAGAAGCGCTACGGAAGTCCGCCGGATACTATGGGAGATGAGTACCGGTCAAGCGAGAAGCGGCAACTTCCGCAAGGGCGACAAGGGCGAACTGCGAGACTTCAACGGCCACAAGGTCGGGAAATGGAGCGTGACCGCATGATCGCGATTACACACAAGAACCGGGACGCATGGCTAGACCGCTTACGGGCGGAACCGTTCTTTCAGATAGGGAACAAGACACCCTACGATCCCGGCGCATGGTACAACCAGACGGTTGTTCTGGAAGTCCCGACCGGAGAACTGGCGCGGGACGGGCTGACAACGATAGCGCTTATTGGCCGCAGTCCGCACGAAACGGCCCCGCTGACCGGGAAAGAGGGTTTCAACGCGCAAGGGTTGGAAGAGAAAGTCGTGATACACAAACCCCTTGTCAACGCCCTGCTCAATCTGGACATCATCCCGGAGAAGAGAGGGCGCGTCGTGATAGACGCGACCGCCGAAAAGAAGATTCGCGCAAAGATGCGCGATCAGTCCCTAAAGGTTGGAACGACAACAAAGTCAGGAAATGGATCGTGACCGCATGATTACAGAAAAGCAAATCAAAGACGCCAAAGCGAAAGACCCGGAAGCGGGTCTGCTGTTTGACGGGCCTTGGGCTGAACCGACCGACGATGGCGACGAAATCCCTGTCTGGTCTATCTCCCTAATAGACAGTGCGGGGGATGACTTCGGGCCGGTCGAAGAATATTACGACTATGAAGTCGCAAAAGACCGGGCGGAACAGTTGGCGAAACGCAGCGGGCTAGAATTCCTGTGCGAAGGAAGGCCCGCATAAGCAAGCAGGGCGGCAAGTAGCCTTGAAGGGGTTGGACAACACACCCGCCCCGCAAGACCGATAGCCCGTGAACTACCGACAACCTTGCGGGGCGAAGAGGCGTCAAGTCAAGACCCTGGAGCCAAAGCCGCTCCGCTCTTTTTATTGCTGGGGGGATTGATAATCCTGCGGAAACACACCACGAGATCAAAGAGGGTCGGAAAGGACTTACGACAAGCGGGGGTCGGAAAATATTGATAATCTTGCGCCGAAGCAAAGCGCAAAAGCAAAGCGCAAAAGCAAAGCAACTGCCGCGCTGTTTTAGCCGTTCGGGACGCCCGCCCTAGCCTTTGCCTCGTCGGCCAGGTCGATCATCGCCGCCCACGTTACGGGCTTGCCGTCGCCGTCAACCAACCAACGGTAACGGAACTGTTCTTGATTCCGCGCCAAGTGCGCCAGCAAGTCCAGCAAGTGACACTCCACGCGCTCAAGAGGGAACTCCGGGCATAACCGGATATAATTGGCCACTTGACGAGCAATGCTCTTTGCCCGATATACGTCCGTAAAACAGCCGTAGCTTACGCTTTGATCCATCGCGTCAAAGTCGGGGCCGTCGGCTACCGCCACGTTGTACGTGCCGTCCTCATTGTCTTCAACGGCTACGGCGAACTTACCCGGAAATAGTAACTCCATGTTTTACCCTCTCAGCAAAGGTCAGACGGATCAACAAGGTCAGAATAACCGATCAAACGGTAGTAATCTGTCCACTCCGCGCCGCAAGCCTCGCACACGCAAGACGCATAAGCGCTACCACCGCCGTCTGACTCCAGCGGCCCGCCGCTGACATTATCCGACTTGCACACGGGGCAAACAGAACCACCCCGCGCAACATACTCCGAATCTGTTAGGTAGTCTTTAGCCATCGCAAAATCTCCTTATCCTTATTATAACAGAATGTGGCACGGCGTCAAGTGACTTATTTATCTGAATTATATGTCTTGACACGACTGGCCGTGCTGTTATAATAACAGTAGTGACAGAACAACCCTTTTGTGGAGAACCAGACGGTGAAGAACACAATCACCCCCTTAGTTGTAAAAGACGTGACGGGCTTGCCGCGCATTCGCGTAACAATGCCCCGGCTGAACAAGAACGACACTCTTGACCAGAACCGCAAGGAAGTCGACGCGGGCCATTACATCGAAGACGCCGCGATAGAGCGCGTCGTTGTTCTGAGCGACGCGGACTATCGCACATTCTGCAAGAGTCTGTTGACCGATCAGGACTGGCTTAACGACAAGGGCGGATCAAACAGCGACTACGATTGTCCGGAAGGCGTTACGTCAATCTGGCAGTTGACGACGGAACAACTGAACTTGTGGCGGAGACAGGCGTACATCTTCGTCGTGGTTGTCGCCAAAGAATCCGATCCGCATCAACATCTTCTGGTCGACCCGCAAGGCTACGCCTATGCGCGGTACGCCGGAGAACCCACAGACACCGAAAGCCGCCAGATTGCGGCCAGCGCGGCCAGCGCGGCCCTGGCAGAGAAGGGAGCAGTAACATGTCAGTAATGACCATCAAACAGTTTCAGAACGTCAACGGTTACACAGAATCCGCCGCGAGCGTAAAGGCGGATTTCCTTCGGACAGGGCGCAAGGTCCTGAAGGCCGTAGGCAAGGCGCTTGTCGCCAGAGGATTCACGGAGCAGGATATCAGGACAAACGCCGCTGGCGTCGCCGTCTCCGGCGACGTGTACGCGGACTACTTTAGGCCGGGCGAGCCTATCGGCGTCTGGATCGAGTGGACGCAAAGCTGCGTAGGCGCGGGCGGCACGACGATCATGTACCGCTGGACGGAACGCCGCGAGCAGGGCAAGCACACCGATACCGGGCCGAATCAATGGCTTGCCGTCAACGGGGCCGTTGACATCGACAAGCTGGCCGACAGCGCAGCGAAGCAAGCGAAACTGCGCCCGGCCTTCACCGGGAAGATATGCTGAGAACGAAGGGAGCGCAGGACGCGCTCCCTTTTTCTTGCCCCGACTCTGATTGATAATCCTGAGTCGATAACCCCGCCAAGTTACCCCTCAATACCGCCCTTATCACCCGATTGGTAATCTTGTTCCAGGACTCGCCGCGTCATACTCTCGGCGCGAGTCCCATTGCCGTAAGCGCGGCGATCAACGCCCGCGCCTTCGGATTAGGTTTCAAGTCCTCACGCGGGACCGCGCTCCAGTCAACGACAAGATCGCCCTTCTTTGTCCGGCGGGCTTTGGCCCCTTCGGGGAAGGGCGGGCCTAGCTCTTGAAGCTCCCGCGACGTTACGCGGCGCAAGGCCGCAAGCATTTCGTTGTGGTTGTCCGTTGTCACGGTCAGCCTTTCTGAAAGAAAGCCTCTCCGGTTTCAAGCAACCGCTCTTGAACCGAAATGACTTGATAGTCCATGAAGCCGTAGGCGTCAACGACGTTACCGTCCTCGTCCCTTGTCACAAGGATCGGGGCGGCGGTCAATGCGCCTATCTCCCGCGCCTCACCCCAACTGAACTCGTCGTTGCAAATGGCGGCGTCCAGGGCATCAAACATCACGGCGTCCGCCTGAAAGGCGTCGGGATTGCCGTCGCGCAATTCGCGCAATGCGGCGCGGTCATCGGCGTCCGCAATCACCTTCAAACCATTTTCTACTTTCTGAAAGTGCATCGTTCTATCTCCACAAAAGGTTCGTATCAACTACCCTTATTATAACAGTGGGGTCGCCGCTGTCAAGACCTAATCTCCGTAAAATAAACTGCATAATCTGTCTTGACGTAACCCGACGCTCTGTTATAATAATAGTAGTTACAAACAGCGGGCGAGTCCCGCGAGGAGATTACAATGGGCTGGACATACACCTACGGACAGGACAAGGCCGGGCTTGTTGCGGAGCGCACGAAGGCGCAAGAGAACGCAACGACGCGCTGGACGTGCCTGGCGCATTCAGTGCGCGGAAACGTGTTGTGGGCTGTTTGGGAGAGCGTGGACAAGGCAACCGGCGCGGTCAAGACGCGCTTTATCGGTTGTGACGTGATGGGAAGTCATAGGGGCTACGGATGGGGGTACAAGGACATGGAAGAATCCATGCACCCCTACTACTACTCATGCCCCGTCAAGTTTCTGGACATGGTTCCAATGGACCAGTACCCCGGTTCTGTCAACTGGGAATGGCGGGCGGAACTGTTTGTCAGACTCCGCAACGCGAAGGAACAGAACAAAAATAACGCGGCGGTTGCGGTCGGCAAGATCGTGACGCTGAAGGATACGTGCAAACCCCGGACGTTCGTCATTACGGACATCTACAAGGGCGGGCGGCGGGGCAACAGGACAAAGATCGCGGGTCGCGCCGACAACGGCAGAATCTACACGATCCCGAAGCGCTGGATCGAGAAGGTCGAAGACGCGCCCGTAGCAGAGGCCGTTACGGCCTAGAAAGGACTGATCGTGAAACGCGAGACCAAACAGGAATTCATCAAGCGGCTCACAACGACTTGGCGGACGGAAGACGCCAAGACAGTCAATGAGTGCAAAGACAAGACCCTGGTCGGAAACGTCCTTTGGACGTGGTGGGAAGTTACGATTTACAACCCCCTGTTCCCAGACGGCATGAGCAAGCGTCGCATCATCTGCCGCGCCGAACTCCTCCGCATAGACAAGACGTGGCGTCACACCTGGCGGCGAGAGGCAGAGGGCTTCAACGACTACACGTGCCCGCAACGCTTCCTTGAACGTGTGCGCCCGAGCGACTTCACAAACAAGTGTTGGCGCGAAGAGTGGCTGCGGGAACGCGAGCGGCGGACAGGACGGAAAATCTATCTCCCCGGATAACAGCCGGGGCGAGGGAATCGAGGGCGGGACGCTTTACCAAAGCGTCTCGCCCTTTTCCGTTGGCGCGAAAGGGATTGATAATCTTGGCGAGAGGGCGCGACGCCCCGACGGGGATTACCAACGAGATCGTTGTTCCACAGGAATGATAATCCTGTCCCGGACTTAAACGGAACTGGCTGGCGGATTGTCGGGTCGCCCCAAAAGCGCCCATCGCGTCGCGCCAGCCGTCCGTTCTTTACATCGCCAGGAAAACATGCGCCTTCTGCCGGTAGGACTCCCCGGCCTCCAGCGCAAACTTCTTTGTCGCGTAGCCGCCCGCCTCGTACGAGAAGTGCCAGCAGACGGTAGGATGATTGTTTGAAAGGCGGAACGCCCAAACCTTACGGCCCATCTCGATGTACGACCATACGTCCAGTCTCAATCCGTAATTGTCCACTGTCAATCTCCCTTCCTGAAAGGCGGCGGGCTGAATTGCCGCGCCGCAGCACAACCGCTTTATCTAACCTCAACACGCTTTCCTTTGCGCCGTTTCGTGATTCGCGGCTCCTTACGGACGTGGCCGCAGCTAGAACACGCCCACGTCTCGCGGCTTCCTTCTTGACCGTGAATCACGTTGCTCCAGAGAAACGCGCCGCGCTTGCCGCAAAAGGGGCAGTCGCTTTCGTTTTGCCGCAGAAACATTCGTTGCCCCTTTCTACATGCTGAACAACACCCACGTCGGGGTAAAGTCGCTCAGGCCCAATTCCTTCTTGACCTCAGCAAACGCCGCCTCAGCGTCCGCCCCGATCTTCAGGTGGCACGGGTCAATGTCCAACGGCCCGTTGTCCGCCCACCAACACAAGCGAAGGTAGTACAGAACGCCGTCCTGAATGTCGAAGGCGCTTGGTAGCGCGTCTTCTTCCACCGCACCGTAGACCTTTTTAAGGTCTTCAACAGGCAGAGCGACGCCGTATGCTATCGCTGCGCTCATGGTCTTGTCTCTCCTCTAATTGTTCCTAGACGTTAGTCGATGTCGTTCCCGTCAGCGTCCAGAGAAAAGAACTCAGGATCAGAACCTTGCGCTTCGCAAGCCGCCACGAAATCCTCGCGGGAAAGCTCGACGGACTCGCCGTCTTCGATCTTGCCGGAGCAATCGCCGTCTGTGATGTCGTCAACGACTTGCCGCAACGACACAAATTCGTACGGCCCTTCGCTCAGGACTTCCACCGTGATGACTGTCTTGTAGAACTTGCGTTCCATCGTCCTGTCTCCACAAAAAGGTCTAGTCGGGCTGCGTCACGTCCTGCATAGCCTGTGTAATGTCAGCAAGACGCCCCGCGTTGTAGTTGATGAAGTTCTCCAGATCGGCAACGCGCCGCGAAAGGCGGTCTCGCTGCTCTTTGAGCGCGGCGATCTCCGCCGCCTGATCTGCACAACGACACTTCTTGTCTCGGCGCATCGGAAACTCCACTTCTCCGAAAAAGGTTGTTGAATCCGTCTCTACTGTTATTATAACAGCAGAGCGGCCTATGTCAAGGGGGAGTTAAAGAAAGAAGGGGGGCGCTCTTCCTCTGAGAGCGTCCCCCTTGTCAGGGAGTTGTCTAGTCGTCGACCCGCTTGCCCGTCAGGGCGTCCACAACGCGCCAGCGCATAGCCGGGGCGGGCTTGTGCTTCTCCAGAAGTTCCTTGTACTTCTCTTGGCCGTACTCCTCTTTGACGATGTTCGGCCAGGAACGGTTGCCCGCTTCCTCTTGCTTCTGGATCGAGAGCGCTCCGGCCTCGATCACCGCGCCCTCAGAGGCCATTGCCGTTACAACCGTGAACGCCTCTTTCTTGGCGTCGTTGATGACCTGCAGATACTTGTTGATCTCCACAAGCTCCGCCAGGTCTTCTTGCGTCACAACCGCCCGCCCGCCGTTCTCTTTGAGAGCGGCACGCTGGGCAACCAACCTGTCACGAAGTTCCGTGACCCGCGTAACCAGCTTCTTGCGTCCGTTTCCGTTTCCGTTCGGCATCTTTCTCTCTCCACAAAGGTTAGCCGTCATTGGCTTGTCCTTTACTACTCTTATTATAACAGCGGGATTGCCGCTGTCAAGAGTCTTTTCCTGTTTCTTTGCCGAAGATTTCTTCGCTTGCCGTTGTAGCTTCAAGCACCGGGGGCAGTACACGCGCCCGTTGCGCTTGGCCCATCCCTTGCGGACAAACTCAGCAAGCCCGGCGTGTGTGAGACATTCCCGCGTACCGCAACGGGAACACGTAAGGCGAGTATCTTTCACGTCAAGAACGGACAACTTGCCGTTCTTGCTTACCGTCTTGCGGACATCAGCGACAAACCCGCGCCAGTCGGCCTCGTCCTTTGCCTTGCGCTGTTGTTCGCGCTGCGCTTGCTTGCGGGCGTCGTACTCTCGCGCACAAACAAGACAGAAGACCCTACCGGCTATCTTGTAGTAGCCGCCCAAAAACGTCGCCGCGTCCGCGCCCTCATTGGTCGCGGGATAATGGGCCGTCGCCCCGCACTGGGAACAAACAATCTGTTCCCCGATAAGGTCGGCGGTACTTACGCAACCGTAGTCCAACATCATCTTGTCTCCACAAAAGGTTGTCTAATCCTACTTTTATTATAACAGCGTCGCGGCCAATGTCAAGACGTGTTTTTCCAGAAAAGAATCCCGATTTTCTCTTGACGTTCCGGGCCGCGCCGTTATAATAAGAGTAGTTGATACGAAACCCTTTTGTGGAGAACAGAAGATGACAGAGACCAAACAGCGCGTAAGAGTAGCAAAGATCGAGATCGTCACGGCGGTCGACGAAATCAGTCAACCGGACTATCTAGGCGTCTATGACGCTGCGCCGGAAGCGGCTAACAAGCCGGGAGCAATCGAAGTCAACGACGCCGGAAAGCGTTATTGGTTCGTTCCAGAGAACCCCGAATACGCAAAAGAGGACTATGAACGCCTGCTTGCGTTTGAGCGGGGGGACTGGCACTTTGTCGGCGTCTTCGCAAGGGCGACCCTAGAAGTCAACGTCGGGAACGTCATATGCCAGACGATACAGTCGGGCGGCGTATGGGGTACGGAGTGCGATTCTGACCCCGACTACATTGAAGAGGAGCTTGGCGTCGACCAGTACGAAGAACTGGTCGACATCCTGAAGGCACTAGGCATCCCGGAAGACGACATCCCCGCGTGGGAAGACGTTGACCCCGCCAAACACGGCGAATAGGAGTAACCCATGTCAACCGAAGACAAGGCCCTTGCAATCTACCGGATCAAGAAGACGGGCGGGCGCGTCGCGCTAATGCCAAACGTCTTTGGGCAGATTTTTATTGCACGTCTTGACCACGACGGCATTCCGTCGGGGGCAACCGCCGACTTTACCCCTACGGCGCTCTCGTTGTTGAAGGAACAGCAAGCCAATGGGGGCATTGAATGGATCAAGACGCCGCAGACACCATACGACGTATGGCATATCTGCACTTGCGAAGACTGTTGCCCGCCGTCCGCTGGCATTTACAAGGGTCGCTCGGGCGGCACAATCAAGACCCACTCGCAAGGCGACTGGGATTCACACTTGCGCGGCGTGGACAACAAAGACATAGGAACTTTCCCGACAATCCAGAATCGCACTTGACATAACACGGCCTGCTGTTATAATAACAGTAGGAAGTCAACAGTCCTTTTGAGGAGAACAAGACCATGAGACTCTTTGTTACGATTTCGCTGGACATTGCGGACGCGGACGATATTGATCCGCAAGACATCGTGAACGAACTGGACTACGAAGTCAAACTTGCCGAAGGACACGGCGAGTTGCTCGATACAGAGATCACGGACTGGGCGAAAGACGAACACGAGGACGAAAGATGAGCTACAGAATCACCATCGGCGTCACAGAGGCGGGTACGCCGCTCTTCGGGGCGGATACCTGCCGCGCACACGGCGCGGTTATGACGACCAAAGTCTACGGGAGCCAACTGGCGCACAGAGTCACCGTAAGGCTTCCCGACGGCGGCGTTGACATTGTGACGCCGACAGAGGCCGATAAACGCGGCCTGGCGGTTCTCGGAAGTTTCTACGCGCCGCCGGGGGCGCGAGGGAGATCGAGATGATGAAGTACTACGAAGGCTGGCGGACAGCACGCGATGAGGTAAAAGTCCGTGTTGTCTTGCTCTCTATGGAGCAAAAGACGCTGGAACGCAAGACGCTGCCCTTGCGCCTGGACTTGGTCAATCACAGCCCGACGGGCTTTGAGTGGGGCTACAACGGCAGCGGCCCGGCGCAACTCGCCATAGCGATACTAGCGGACGCTATTGGAGACGAGCAGGCTAAGGAATTTTACCAAGACTTCAAGAACCGCATCGTGGCTCGCCTGCCCCGCGACAAGTGGCAACTGACTGCGGCAGAAGTGATAGCGGACGTTGACGACATCAAGCAAGAACAGGCGTGGCACGCCTGCACAGGAGACTAAATGCAGATCACCGAGAAAAATGTTTTTCCAATCTTCGAGGCAATCGCCGGGAGCAAGCTGTACGGAACGGACGGCCCGGAGAGCGACACCGACTGGCGCGGAGTGGTAATCCCGCCGGTTCAGGTCTATTTCGGCACACAGCGGTTCGAGCAGATCGAGACGAAGAAGCCCGACCGAGTCCTGTACGCGATTGATAAAGCCGTGAAGCTCGTCGAGGCATGCAACCCGAACATGATCGAACTGCTGTACACGCCGCCCCAGCATGTCAAGTTCTGTCATCCACACTGGCAACGGATGATCGATAACCGTCATCTGTTCCTGAGCAAGAAGGCGCGGCACACATTCTCCGGCTACGCCTTCTCCCAACTCCAACGCATCAAGCTGCATCTGCGCTGGCTTGGGGGGCCGCCGACAAAGCCCGACCGCGCCGCTATGGGCCTCAACCCGCACGGCAGCGAGTTCCCCGAAGATCATCTCAAGGCTCTGAGCATCCTGCCGAGAGAACTAATCCGCGAGGAAGACCGGGAGCGCGTCCGCCAGGAACTTGCCTACAGCGCGGCAATCCGAGAGTGGCAGGACTACCAGAAATGGTTGAAGGAGAGAAACCCGTCGCGCCTGAAACTCGAACAGGAGTACGGGTTCGACCTAAAACACGCCCTGCACCTCGTCCGGCTCTTGAGGATGGGCGTAGAGATTCTGACCATAGGAGAAGTCATCGTTGACCGCCGAGGGCGGGACGCAGACGAACTGAAAGCCATCTTGCGCGGGTCAATGACCTACGATCAGATCATCGCCTACGCACAAGATATGGACGCCAAGCTGGGAGAACTTTATGAAACCAGCACGTTGCGCCACGAGCCGGACCACGCGGGCATAGAAGCCCTGCTTCTGTCCGTGTTCGAGGAACACTACGGCATCCGCGTCAGACGCGATTGAAAATCCGTCGAGTCGCTGCGCAAAAAATTATGCTTAAAAGTGTGTAAAGTTTCGCACACTTTTAAGCATATTTTTTTGCTTAGGAAAGAAACGGGGGCGGGCCGCAATGGTCCGCCCCCTGTTTGTTACTCGCCGTCCAGCAGCTTGGCCAGCGCTGCGGCGTCGGGCGTCGCGCCCTTCAAGAAGTCCTTGTGGGCGTCTTGTCCGCCGCCCAAGACTCGTTGCAGCCAAGAGCCTACCTTAGCCTTCGGCTTGGCCGGGCGCGTTCCGTCATCGCTGGCCGTCCAGAATTCTTCCCACGCCAGCTTGACGGGCTTCTTCTCGTGGGCGGGGCAATCGGCGGCAGCCAGGCCAACCAGTACGTCGAGCGTCGTAGTGTCTACTACGACAGTTTGCAGCGTAATGGCGTTGCCTACCGTGCCGACGATCTCCCACATATCGTAAAGGTCGAGACGGTCATTGTCCGTCATCTGCGTCATGTAGGAAGCAAGTTCTCTCATTGTCGCGGACAAATGGGAGAGCCGTCCACACGCGCCTTGATCTACCCGCGCCTGAAAAGAGTTCGTGCAGGCAAGCCACGTCTCCCCGACGTTCGGCAGACGGCGCGTTACGCCGTCGTCGTGGGTGCGGTCGTCGTCGTACTCAAGGACGCAAGCGCCTGTGCGCCCGGCGACGTGCAGGCTACTCCCGCGAATGGTCGGGTAGCGGCGCAGCGCGTCCGCCGCGTTAGCGGTGAAGCGCGGGCCGTTGTCCACGTCCTGCAGAAGGGCTTGGAACGCCACTTGGCGGGAAACGTACTGACGGTTCCGCTTCTGCTTACAAGCCCAAGCGTCGTGAACCATCGCGGCCACACCGTTCGCGGAGAACCCGGTATAACAACCCAGTGCGCCGGGCCAGCAGAAGCTAACCCACGCTGTTCCGTCCTTCGGCTTGCGGGCGATAACAACATGATTCCGCGTGCAAGTGTCGAAAGGCATGTAGTCCAGATTCCGCGCAAGCAGAGTATGGCCGTCCCGCGTAATACTGCCCCACGCGGAGACGCTGGAACAACCCAGACCCGTCCACTCGCTGTAGGTGTTGACCGCCCACAAGTCGAGCAGGCCGATCTCCCGACCCAGCGCAGCGATCTTTCGCTTGGCGGGCGGGAGCGCGTCTTGCAATCCCTTAAGCAGTCCTACGGCCTCTGCCTTAGCCCAAGCAGGAGCTATCAACCGACGCTGGCAAGCCCGCAGCACGTTTTGGTACTGCAAGCCCCCGACGCCGATAAGCTCGGACACGCCGTCCATTATCTCTTGGGCGAGCAGATAGCCGTGGGCGTAACCCATATCTTCCGGAGTGCCCCACACCCGTAGGATGCGGATGCCCTTCCGGTGATAGATCACACCGTTGAGCTTCTTCTCGTCTGTCATCGTCTTGTCTCCAAAAAGGTTTGGTTCGATCTCCTACTGTTATTATAACAGCAAGAACACGAGTGTCAAGAGTCTTTCGGGGATTAAATGGAAGCGGGCATTGTGCTGTCTAAAAGCACAATGCCCTAGTAGAGAATGGGTTGTTGTTCGCCCTACGCCGGAAGCGGGGGCTTTGCCGCCGCCTGTTTCAAGACGGCGAGCAGCTTTTGCATGGTCTTGCGCGGGGCGCGGAGAAACATGGGGGAGCCGTCCCGCGACTTTGCCGACCGCACGTGTATTGCGATCTCCGGCGAGTCGTGGTCATCAGGGTCGACGTAGACCTCGATATGATCCGCCTGGAAAAATCCGTTGCGACCCCAGCCTTCCACGCCAAGACCCTTTACGTCAATCCGCTTCGCGTCTTCGTGAAACCTGATTCTGTCAACCATCTTTCTGTCTCCACAAAAGGTTTGTTGAACTGTCCTACTGTTATTATAACAGCAGGGCAGCCGATGTCAAGACTACTTCCGTCTCTTTTTCCGTCCCCGCCAGTGTTTCTTTTTCTTGCTCCCGGCGAGACGGTCGATATCGTCGCGTATGCGGTCTTGGGTTGCGCCCTTCTGCGCGTCGTTCGCGCTTTGTCCGGCGGCTATCTCATCTTGGAAGAGGCGTTGTTCTATCTGGAAGCAAGGGGAGCAGTAGCCTACCCAAACGACGTTATTGGGGGAGCTTCCCTCCACTACCTCACCCACAACGCGCCAATCCTGTTTGGCTTGGCCGATATGGGCGTAGTGGTCTTGTCGATCACAACGCATACAATGAATGACGACGCTCATGTTAATGGCAGACAGCCCGACGGGGGAAGGTCCACCCCGCCGGGCGTCTGCACCTTTCGTGGAGATCACTCCGAAAAATCCCAGCCGCAATTACGGCAGCGGTAATGAGTCACTTTGCCCAGCTTACCCAAGACGACGCCGGGGCCTCCGCACTTCGGGCAATCGGGCACAACGTCGTCGTCATCGTCGTCGTTCACGCCTTGCGGGGCGCAATCGTCACAGTAGCCGGTACACTTGTCTTCCTCTTCGTTTGTGAGATCGTTGCCGCAGACAATGCACCGCGCATCTTCCTCATCGTCATCCGTTCCGGCAAGGAAGTATTCCCGGACAACTTTCGGGCCGGGACTCCCGCGATCCAAGTCGCGCAGAGCGCAAGCCGCCCGCGCATCGCCCGGCGTGTCGTACTGAGCAACGGCGTCGTTGCGCGTGTCTATGACCTGCACTTGAACCGCCGTAACACAGTGAACCGCCACGACTTCCCCACAGTCCGTAACGACTATGACGCGGGGTATTTCTCTGCCCTTGCAATCGCAAGGCCCGGCGTCTGTCACGGCGTCCAAAATGGTACTGATGTTGGAGCGCATTTCCTCCAGGCTCTCCGGAGAGCCGTCATACGCTTCCGTCCATTCCCTTATTTCCTTCAATGCTTCTTTCGCGGTCAGTTTCATCTTTGTCTCTCCACAAAAGGCTGTCAGACTGTCCTACTGTTATTATAACAGCAGGACAGTCTATGTCAAGTCCTTTAATCCCACCACAGGCGCAACGCGCCGTTCTCTATGTCGGACTCGTCGGCGTGAAGCGCCTTAGCCTTGTCCGCAACCTTGCGGAGCAGGGCGGGGTTGCCGCGCCCGTAGAGAACAACCGAGAACTCGCGCCCGACGTGCCAGACAAGCTCGTCGTCGGGATCGAGGGCCACGATTTCGCGGGCAACGACTTCCGGATAGAATTCGTTGTAGCCGCCGATACGAGAAAGGACGCGCCCCAAACAACTTGTTGGAACGCCGCGCCTGACCGCCCACCCATAGATCGGGAACTCCCGGCGGTCGCCGTAGTAACCGGCACTTACCACACGAACACCATCACGTAAAGCGTGACTTGCTACAGTAGGCATCTTTCGAGTCTCCACAAAAGGTTTGTTCTGTCCTACCTTTATTATAACAGCACGACGGCCTATGTCAAGACTATTTCTTGAGGCGTTGCTTGTGCAGAGCCATGAGATAGGCGCTCAGGAGAGGGCCGCGCACCACGTCGTCCAATTTAGCGCGGGTGAGGGAGCTTTCGACGGCTGATACAGGCAGACTCGCGTAGTCCCCTTCTCCGTTACCGTGGCGGGCGGCTACGCTCTGGTGGTCCGGGCTGATATAGAGATAGAGATCATACGCTTCTTTCGTACCGTCGCTGCGATAGTACGAAGAGTCTGTGCTGCCGAGATACACGAATCCAGTAGCCTTACAGCCGGGCGTCGCCCAACGAGGCGGGCGGTCAACAACCGCGTCGAGATGGGGCTGCGCCAACTCCACGAAATTGAGCATGTAAAACGTGCGGTGGATCGCGAGTACCGCGTCATCAACCGCTGCCGTCCCTTGATCATCATCTCTGGGAACTACCGCCCAGTAAATCGTCTCTACAGCCTTGAGGGCCTTCGTCAGTTCCTCTCTTACACCCATTGCCGTCTCTCCACAAAAGGGGTTGTTCTGTCCTACCTTTATTATAACGGCAGCAACGGCTATGTCAAGAGATTTCTTTCGAGAGCAACGAGAAAGGCGGTCAGCAAGGGGCCTTGCACGGCGTTTGCCAGATTGACTTCTGTAAGTGATCGCCGGATTATCTTGGCGGACATACTCTCGTACTCCCCCGCGCCATTACCGAAACGGGCAAAAATCGTTTGGTGGTCAGCGCCATTAACAAGGTACAGATCGTAAATGACTTGCGTCCTATAAAGGCCGCTACGCGCCCTACCGAGAAAAACGAACTGCTCCTCTCGTTCGGGACGCCAACGGAAACACTCGCCGGGCAGACGCGCAGCAAGAGCCGCGTCTCTCAACTCTCGCACATTGAGAGCAAAGAAAGCCTCCAGCATCGCGTTTTCCGCAACGTCAAGGGCCTTCTTCGCGTCTTCGTTCTGAGACAAATCAAGCGTCCAACGAACGCGCTCTAAAGTCTGTCGCGCCGCGCATAACTGTTCTCGCATGACATTCCTCCTTTGAACCTATCTGTATTATAACAGCGGTGGAGAAAGTGTCAAGAGTCTTTATTCGACAGATTCGCCTTTTTCGTCAACGGCGGAGGTGATAGTCTGGCCGCGTCCTTGTCCTTTGCGCGAATCATAGAGAAATAGGACGGGCTTATGCACTTTGACGCACTCGGTAGCTAGGACGGCGAGCAGGAGGTTGACTAAGGTCGGTTTATCAAACGGCCCGCTGGGGAGATCGCGGCCACGCCGCCAGTCTTCACCGGCGCGGGGCTTGCGGGAGCGCACGGAGCAACTGATGCTACCCGTCTCGACCTGGCCGCACGGAGGTATTAGCGTGAACACGTACTCGTTAACATCGGTAAAGAGGTGGAAACGGATACGCCCGCGCCGCGAATCAACGTAGGAGAGATCGTTGGCGCGGCAACCGACCCGATTGAAAAAGTCCGGGGGGAACCACGATAGGAAAAGTTCCAGGCTTTCGTCGAGAGTCATGGGAAATACTCCTTTTGGGCGTAACGCCGTATTGAAAATAATAGCCCAGGGCGGGGGCGGTGTCCAGTTAAACACCGAAAGCCCCGTCGGCGGGGCTTCGGTGGCCTTTGTGGAGGATTCTATACTCCCCCGGTAATCTCAGAAAGGCGGCTCCTCACGAGCAACAGGCGGCGTCGCAACCGCAAGGCCGTGCCGGAGAAAGAGTTGATGCTTTTCCTCTGCCACGTCCAGACACCCGTCGTAACGGGCGCGGATAAGCTCTGCCGCGACATGCCAGAGCGCGTCGGCCAGTCGCCAGAGCGTCCTTTCCTCAAGACTCGGGTCGATGTCAACCAGAGCAAGCGTCTCTCCCGCATGAACCACGCGCAGCGCGATTACAGGGGGCGTCTCGGAAGGCTCTTCGTCCCAAAACGGGCAGACAAACACAGCCTGAGACAACTCGGCAACCGTCGGATGATCCGGCAGGTACGCAGAGTGCCAAACGCGCTCCTCGCCGTCCGCGCCAGGCGTGGTCACAACCACTTCCATGTTGAAGGTGTCAGCGATATGTACGTGCGGCATTAGTTGCCCCCTTCCTCTGTGAGCGTCTTGGTCATTTTCTGTCTCCACAAAAAGGTTTGTTCTATCCTACCTTTATTATAACAGCAGGACAGCCAGTGTCAAGGGGAGGTTTAACCTAGTTCGGTTGCGTCCACGACACCATCAACCGACACTACAGCACTGCACAAGTGCCATTGCAAAGTGCCCATCTTAATCTTGTAAGCCTTACAGAAGAGTTTGACACGATCATACACACCGGCGAGATCGCCCAAATCAAACACGGAAGGGTCAACGACAGCGCTCTCCGACGTCGACACGCGGCAATGCGACTTGTCCAGCAAGACGCAGAGACGACCCACATGGTCGCTGTGCAAGATGCCCACACAGATATCATCCCCGACGGGATAACACCCTATATCCGACTGGTAGTAGTTCAGCGCTTTCACGCTGGCCGCGTCAGTCACAAAGAAACCAAAGAACAATGTCGCGTAACTTTTCTGCATGGCTTTGTCTCTCCTACTGCTATTATAACCGCGCAACCGTCTATGTCAAGTCTTATTCAGAAAATATTTATCCCCTCTTGACAGAGGCCGCGCCGCCGTTATAATAAAAGTAGATTCAACTAACCTTTTGTGGAGACAGGACAATGACGAAAGCGAAGCGACGCAAGACGGACCTCTTTCACACGCTCAAGGACTACTACCTTGAGGGTCAGTGGTTCCTTGACCGCGTAGGCAATCTGTACATCGTGCCCGCAACCTACGCATCGTGCCAACCGATAATCGGCCCCGGCGATGACGACGCCCGCGTCATCGAAGCCCTGGAAGAATCCCGCGCCGCCAATGACGGCGAAGTCACGGAAAGCGTCATGCTCGACTGGGATTTGCTCCCCATAGGACCAGACGTGCGCCGATTCTCCGAACAGCGGGGTTATTTCTATCTTTAACCCTTGACATAGGGCGTCCTGCTGTTATAATAACAGTAGGATAGAACAAACCTTTTTGTGGAGAACAAAGCAATGACGAAAGAAACGACCGTCAAAGAGACGACCGCCAACGACAGGCTGATAGCCGCCGCGCCGGACCTGCTGGAAGCGTGTAAGCTGGCTTACGCGGCGCTGAAGCCCGGTGATGTTCGCAAGGACTTCAGCGGACACGTTGCGAAAGCCGCTCTGGGCAATGCAATCTACAAGGCGGAAGGGAAAATACCTCAGTAACCTTTTTGGAGAGAGACAGTGATACACACAGACGACAAAGTAATAGTTACGAGCAGCGTACCGGATGGCTACGCTCGTTTCGTGAGTGAAGTCGGGATAGTCCTAGACGTTTCCGATGACGGGATTGCACTCGTGGAAGTGTACGACCCCGATTCGGATAACATCGAGGAAGTGCCTTTCGAGATCGAGCATCTGACCCTTGCCAGCGATGACGATGCAAGGCTGGCGATGTTCCGCCTGCTGGCTAACGCGGCGGCGGACGCGGCGGGCGTGGGCGAGTGTGACGCCGAGACGCTGGAGAAGATGCTCGACGCGATGCTGAACGTGTACAACAAATCCGATTACATCCTCACCGTCAAGAAAGGGGGCTAACGTGCCGCCTACTGTTTTGGTACCCATACAAATGACTCCCGAAATGTGGGAGAGAGTCCGCGAGTCCGCCGACGCTTCCCGCGTAGGGAGCGTGGACGCTGACGACAAGGCGTACAACGCGAAGCTGGTCGATGACGCGGAGAACTTCCGGCTGACGAGAGCCGTCCGTATGGAAGTCTGCGACTTGGTCTATCTCGCTCTGTTCGGCGCAAGCCCTCAGCCTGGAGCAAAGATATGAACCCGAAATACCCGGAAATTGAAGTAGAGTTGACGGGGCGGGACAGCAACGCCTACGCCATACTAGGCGGCGTGACCCGCGCCCTACGCCTGGCCGGAGTCTCGAAAGAGGAACAGGAAGCGTTCTGCGCCGAAGCCACAAGCGGCGACTACGATCATCTGCTGCAGACAGCTATGCGGTGGGTAACAATCACCTGAAAAGAGGAATCTTCCCGTGACATGGAATCCTGAAAGTCTGAAACATCTGAACTCGCTAACCAAGTTTCCGTCGATTTTCCAACCGTGGGCGGCGGTACAGCAAGACAAGCGACCGTGCTACGTCGGCGACATCATTTCCAACAAGTTCAGCCAATCTGTGTTCCGCGTCACCGAGAAGGTGGACGGAACCAATGCGCGGCTGATCGTTACGGACGATGGATGGTTCATCGGCGCTAGAGAAGAACTGCTGGCCTACAGCTACGACTTGCTGGTCCACGAACAGAACTTCATCGTGGAGACCTTGCGGCCTATCGCCGAAGTCGTTGCCCACGGCATTGCCGAAGGCTTGCGGAACGAACCGTTTGGCGCGGTCGTGCTTTACGGAGAGGTGTTCGGCGACGGTATCCAGAAACGGTACCGTGGACAGCCACGCGGTTTCCGCGTGTTCGCAACCCGACGTTGCATGTGGGAAGTCTCGCCGAATCCCCAAGTCTGGCGGCAAACCAGCACGGGCTTCGACTTTCGAGGCAGTCTCAATGCGGCGCAAGAATTCGTTGACGCCTACGGGCGCGGCGTGTTGACTACCGTACCCGACCTAGGTTGGGTTTCCGGCGACGTTCTCGCCGATCCCCGCGCTGCGCTGGCGTGGCTAAGACGGTTTTCCGACTCCCGCGCCGTGCCGGGCGCTCAGTGCGAAGGCGTAGTGTTACTGAGCGACGGCGACTACACGAAGGCGGACGACGGCAGTCTTCAACGGAACATCCACAAGATCAAGTTTGAGGATTTTCCGAGGGAGTGGCTATGAAACCGTGTAATCGCTGCGGCAAGTGCTGTAAGGGAAGTCCCTGCGGTCTCGCCGAGAAGCACGGCATGGTTCAACCCCCGAACCGTCCTTGCGTCGCCCTAGTAAGGATCGGCGGCTATTATAGCTGCGGTCTGCTTGTGAACGCGAAGCCCCGCGAGGCCGCCGAGATCAGGAAGGCCCTGAAGATTGGGGAAGGCTGTCATTTGTGGTGACGCCGAGAGCAGCCTTGAGGCCGTCCGATGGAGGCACTTGATGCACGAATCGGGCGGCCTCTTTTCCATTCAGGAAAACGATGGTAGTCGGGATTTCCAATACGTCATAGAATGCGGCCCGAGCGCGGCCTTGCGGATCGTCGGTATTGAAAAACGTAACGTCCGCCGCGACGCCCCATTTGGGGAGTTTGACCGCCATCATGCTTTTGGTACTGGCGCACTTGGGGCAGCCGGGTTTGCCGAAAATGAAAATCTCTTTGTCGTTCATGCGTGAACCCCTACGTGATACTGTCCTCGCCTGCGAGCGTGAAGCTCTCCAATCTTCGACTGGTTCCACTTGCTCGTGCGGCTGAAGTAGCCGACGATACGCGACATTCCGTCAACTTCTGTGCAACCACAAAACAGGCACTTCTCGTGGACGCCCACAGACTTACGATGACAGGAGTGGCAGATCGTGAACTCAGGCGAGATGGTTAGTTGCGCGGTGTTGGTTTTGGCGAACGTCAGATCAACTAGGCGATAGAGACTCTGCGCATCGGGAAGTTTCTCACCAACGAAGGCGTGGGTGATTGCGCCCGCGTCGATCATGCCGTGGAACTTGGCCTGCAGCTTGATGCGCGTTACGAGGTCCACGTCGGCGTCGGCGCGGACATGGACACTGTTGGTGTAATAGATATCGTCGTTCTCCAGACTGCCGCGTACAACGGACTTGGCCTCCTGGTAACGCGCAACATCCAGCTTGGCGAGCCGCCGAGTAGCGCTTTCCGCCGGGGATTCCTCTAATGAAAATCCGTAGCCGGTAGCTGCGGTCTCCTTGACACACCGATCCTGCATGTGGGACACGATGTCCAGACCGAGCATCAGTGCCTCGTTGGACTCGTGCAACTCCTTACCCGTGCAGTGTTTAACGCACTCGTTCAAACCGAGCAGCCCTACGATGTACGTAGCCTTCTTGAGATCGATGTAAGGCGATCCGTCCGGCGTCTCGCGGCCAACTTGCCAGAGCGGAAGACCCGCGCCCATCAAGGATTGGACGAAGTCGCGCTTGACGCTGTGCGCCTCGAACGCCAGCGACATGGCGGTATCGATGTGGTGATAAAGCGCTCCCACATCCCCTCCCGCCCGATACGCGGCCTGTGGGAGATTAATCGTGACGTTCTGGAAGCCGCAGAAGCGCAGGCGTTCCGGGTGCTTGATCATCTCGATGTCGGTAATGATCGTTTTGAGACGGCAGCAGGCAGCCACGGTCATGGCGTTGCGGTCGAACACGAAGTACGGAGAGCCGTTCTCGCTGGCGACTTGGCAAGCGTATTCGAGCAGCTTGCGCTGTCTGGCCCGCTTGAACGTCATCTTGTCGATGTGAATGTCGCATTTCGGGAACGGGAAGATGTTGCCGTCGGCGTCGCCTTCGCGGTACACGTCGAGCAGGGCTTTAGCGAAGCGTTGTACCTCGCGCTCGTACTCGCCGTAGGTTTTGCCTGTCGGCTTGCCGCCCGGCCCTATAGCCGGAATATTGCGAAGATAAGAAGGGACGCCTAGATGGATGTTGAAGTCCAAGAAGAGCGTCTGGCCGCCCCGCGAGAAGGCGTTTTGGGAACAGGAGTAGATGAGGTACTGGGCTTCCTGCTTCACTTCCTTGTCGGAAAGGCCGACGAGGTAAGGGGCATAGAAGATGTTGAGGTAGGCCAACCCGAGCGCCCCGGCGTAGTAAGCCTGCATTGAGGCTAGGAAGGTGTTGAGGTGTCCTGTCAGAACGCGGGCGTGTTTGGCGGGGGAACTGGCCGTGGCCAGGTTGTCCAGGCGCAGCCCAAACATCTTCAGCCATTCGAGCGAATGACCCGAGCAGTAGACGCGGATGGGGTAGCCGAGATCGTGGAGATAGATACGTCCTTCGCGGTGGGCGTCTGCTATGTGTCGCGGGAAGACGCACTCAAGGGCGTACTGTTTGAAGATGATCTCGTTGACCGTCTGCGCCACGGCTTCTGGACTGTTAGCAACGATGTTGCTGTTCTCTTTGTTGGGAGTGCGAATGATGTTGTCCAGGTCGTACTTCGGAATGCCTATGACGGTCTGCTGGCGCAACTGAGTCGTCAGGCCGCGCTCGAACAACTCGTTGTTGACCAGCGAACGAACGAGAGTCGTGTCTACACGGGCCATACCACTTTTGATAATCCGTTCCTCCACGACGCGGGCGATATCAAAAGCGGTCTCGTGGGGCACTCCGGCTTCGCGGCTCAGGGCGTCTGCGATCTTGTCCCTATCCCAGGGATGGTACTCTTCCGCAGTTGCGCCGTTGACGAGAAGGGAAAGGTCTGTAGCGGACGTTTTGACACGGGTTTTACGGACGGTTATACCCGCAGCTTGTGGGTTCATCGCGGCCTCCTATTTGTCCCGGTAAGCCATAAAAAGAAGTACGGTTCGGTAGATTTATACTATACAGCCACGATGTCAAAAAGTCAAGCGACGCTCTCAGAATTCGCTTGCTGTCGCTCCAATTCTTCCGGCGTTATTCCCATGAAGGTGGATAGAGACACGAGCATACGGGTCTTATGGATAGTTTCCACGGCGATAGCGGTCTCGAACCACAGACGGCCACGGTAAAGAATGGTCGGCATTCGAGCGAAGTACCGGCACTTCGGGCAGACGACAAGAGAGTCGTCGCCCAAGCGATCTGCAATGTTGGCGACCAATTCTTCCTGGCACATTTTGCAGAAAGCGCCCGTGCGCCGGAAAGAAGTCAGGTTGCCGGAATACAAGGCGTACGGCATTAGCCAGCCTCCTGCAAGGCGATGCGAAGAAGTTCTTCGGGCGGCGCGTCAGGATGCTCCGCCTTAACCCTGGCAGCCACGTTCTCCGCTTCCCTAGTCGCAAACCCCATCTTTTTCAGCGCCGCCACGATGTCAGCAGGCGCTTCCGGGGCCGCTGGCGGGCCTACAGGCGTAGAAACGTTGTTAGAGGTGTCAGAAGCCCTCTTCGAGGGCTTTCGCTCCCTGGCGGGTCGTTGCGCGGCGTTGTTCACGGCTTTCAGCGAGTCGCAACCGCACTGGAAGCACAGATACTGCTTAATGGGGACGCCCTGTTCGAGAGAAAGCCAGCAACCGTCGGGCTGTCCCCAGCCACAGTTCGTGCAAACGCACCGCACCGAGTACTTTTCAGGTTGAAGGGGCACGTGGTGTTCTCTCTGGATCGGCGGGGGTGTCCGACTTCGATCCAACACCCACGCGGCAGTGAATGCACTCAAGATTTTTTGGATCGGATTCAACGGGTTCCTCCCACGGATACGCCCACAGCTTGCGCCCGCACTTGCGGCACTTCCCTACGACAACCATCTCGTCCCAAGCATCAAATGCCGCCATATCACTCTCCTTGCGCGTCGGGAGTAACCACGCCGAGACGGTCGTTGACCGCTTCCACCTTGTCCATATCTACCGTCCGAACCCGGCGCTTGCGGGATACGCCGCCAACCACCGTCTTCAATTGCACAAGACGGTTGTTACGCCGCCCGCTGAGCCGCCAGACGGGTTCTCCGGAAAACCGGTCGTCCGGGATGATCTCGATTGCCGTGACCGTACGCCCGCGACAATCCGAAAGATTCTCTCTGATGTTGATGATGCCACCGTCAACTTCAATGTGCGTCCAACCCAACACGTTTTTCGAGACCTTAGCCATGTCCGTATCCTCCGTAAAAAAGGTTTCTGTCCTACTGTTATTATAACAGCAGGACAGCGTATGTCAAGAGAGTTAACAGAGAAAGAAGCTTATCCAGCCGCCTTGATCAACCGCTGGATTTTCGGCGTGACGCATTCCGGCGCGGCGTCCGCCCACTCGATCACGTCATCTAGCGTAACGGTGTCAGTGCCGGGAACCGTGTAGTCCCAGCCCGCACTTTTGCACATGCGCTTGCACAGGGCAATAATACGGTCCTCTCGATCCAACCACGGCACATTGCCGTATTGGTCATCCGTCATTATCGCCACCGTATGTCCGGACGATTGGACCTCCCGGATTTCGTAGGTGCGATTCTTTAACACTCTCTCCCACACATGCACCGTCAGGTTGTTCAGCTTGCCCAGTTCAAACAAACGGGCCGCCGCATTGCTCTGCTGGCGAAATGCTATCGCTGCAAAATCTGTAGACACGTTCGTATCCTCCGAAAAAGGTTTCTCTACCTTTATTATAACAGCGGAAACATCTATGTCAAGACGCATTAAAAGAAAAGGGGCCGGGATTTCTCCCGGCCCCAATCAGGACGGCGGTTAGGCCGCTTTGCGAGCGGCGGCGTTGATGACTTTTTCGCCGAAGGCGGCGACGAAGGCGGCCCGCAGCTTGGGATCGTTGTGGTACGGATCGCCCTTCGTAGGCTTGCCCAAGAAGCTGCCGAGCAGAAACATATCGCCAGCGGCGAGACACTTGCCGATTTCCTCTTTGATCCACTTGTCGCGGAGCAGAGCTTCCCACACCGCGCCGCTCACGTCCTCGAAGTGGCGCTCCGCGACTTGATGAAGGTTGTAGCCGTCCTTGCAGTAGCCGCCCGCCTTGTCTTTGGCGTCCAGGTGGTCGGGACCGGCTAAATCGGGCGGAACGAACTTGCCGGGATCGGAGTAATCACCGGATATGACGATTTGATCCCCAGCCCAACTGCCGACGACCGGAAGATCGTCGACGCCCATAAGATCACCGCCGCCGCGCCCGTTGCCGTCCGCCAGAAGAATGGCGAGACCGAGCATAGTGGCGTTGCCGCTGGAACCGAACTCCAGCAACTTCAAGCCGTCGCTGAACTTGTGCGGATGAATGAACTGACGCTTGGTCACGTTCACCGGAAAGTAGTACTGACCCATCGTTCTGACCTCCACAAAAGGGAAAAGGTTTGTTCTGTCCTACCTTTATTATAACAGCAGGACAGCCAATGTCAAGGGATCAACTGGCCGCAAGGCCGAAAAAGACGAAAGGCTTTCCGCCCTTCTTGGCAAGCTGTTCCAGCAGCCAGCGGGATGTTCCGCAACCGGCTTCCGCGAGCTTCTTGATGCGCGGCACGGAAAGAGGAATGCAGCCGCACTCTCCCCACTTATCGAAATCGAAGCCGTGCCTCTCCGCATACTCGAAGGGGTCTTCGCCCGCCGGAACGCGCACGATAGTAAAGCCGTCCGTCGTACTGATCGTGCCGTTGTAAAGATCATGCCCGTAATCGTACACAGCGGCACGAACAGCAGCCTTGTAAGCGGCCTCTGCCGTCTTACCCACAGCAGCTTGAACGAACTTCTCAGCACCCATCTTTGTTCTCCACAAAAAGGTTTGTTCTGTCCTACCTTTATTATAACAGCAGGACAGGCTATGTCAAGAGCAGGAAACGAAAAGGGCCGGGATTTCTCCCGGCCCTGGTTGACTACTCGACGCGGGCGGCGACGAGTTTCTTCTGTTCCTTGATCTTGCCGTTGACCCACTTGGCGAAAGCGGGGCCGTCGCCCTTGAACAGCACCTTCTTACCGGACTCCATGACGGTGACAGTGACGGTGCGAGATACAACGCCACCCGGCTCTCCACAGTACGATCCTCTGTTGATGACGTACTGGTAGGACGTGTCTTTCCAGTCCTTCTTGGGCCAACGGCCTTCGACGTAAACGTTGCCGACGCAGTCCTTGAGCCGCGCCACAAGCTGCGCCGCCAAACAGCCCATGCCGTTGGCGACCTTGCCCAACCGGTCACTGTCGCCGCTGCCAAGTCCGTTGATGATCTGCACCTTCCCCAGCAACGCGGCAAGGTCTTCGCCGTGCCTTTCGGGATTACCGTCAAACTGACGGTAGAGCGTCATCACGTGCCGCTTGCCGTCCATCACAACTGTCAGTGATCGCGTTCCCATCTTTACGACCTCCACAAAAAGGTTTGTTTTGTCCATCCGTCCTACCTCTATTATAACAGCAGGACGGCCTATGTCAAGTATTATAACAGCGAAACCGCCGTTGTCAATACAGAAAATGGTAGGGATGGGGGGATTCGCACCCCCAAGGGCATTGCGCCCACGGCGTCTTAAGCGCCGTGCGTTTGCTGTTTCGCCACATCCCCAGCGGACGCCAGCGGCGCGAACTTTAAGTCCGGTATGAGACCTTTGGCCGCGTGATAGGCGAACGACATAAGTTCCGGAGGCATGTCTTCGCCTGGATGCCCCGTGTTGATGATATCGAAACCAAACCCGCGCACGAGATAAACGAAGCGGCGCGTTTCCTCGGCGGTCAACCACTCGGTCTTCTCGTCGAACGCGACCATGATCCGTGCGCCCTTGTCCACAGAGGAGGCTTGATAGTCCCTCCACAGGTCAAGGAGCCACTGTCGATGCTTTTTGGAGAGCTTAGGACGGAGTTCGTCCAGCATCTCGGCGTAACGCTTGGCAGTATGCTTTGGTTCGTGCATGTGAAAGACGGGGGCGCGGACAGCCGTCGGGTAGGTCTCGGGAATGACTTGTTAACTTTTGCCCGCGCCCCACGAAACTAAACTGACGCTTCTATCGCGTCGCTGCACTTGGGCGAAGAAGGCGGCGGCTCTGGCGGTTCTGCCGGAGGCAACTCCGCGAGGGGCACTACGGCTGGCGCGGGCTTCGGCTCTTCCAGGCCAACAACCACGCCGCTGACAGAGAACACGGCGGCGGGCTGCGATAAGACGAACTTGGGGTCTTTCCGCGCCGCTTTGATCTCCTCGGCGAGCACGGCGCGAGGATCGGTCGTTTGATAAAACTTGGGGTTGACGCTGTACTCGACGTTGAATGTCAGTGTGAGACGAAGAGGCACTCCGCCGCCGTCCTCCGTGACGCGAGTGATAATCGCTTCCGGAACGAGACTGGCAATGGGGAGCGAGAGCGCCTGAACAAACTGGCCCTGGATACTGAGAGGCCGTTCCAATGCCACGATGCAAATGCCCTGCGACACCTGCTGCGGGTTCTGCGTGTGGATCGTTGCCGCCGCGCCGTGCCACGGCTGGTAAGGGTCGTTGATCGTAACCCTTGCGCCCATCTGAACTTGTTCTTGAAGCATAACGCATTCCTTTCTGTCGAGAAATGGTACTCGCGCCGGGACTTGAACCCGGAATCTCCGGTTTAGGAAACCGACGCCTTGTCCGTTGGGCTACGCGAGTTTGGTAATCTTGTGGTACCCCGGACGGGATTCGGACCCGTAGTCTCGGCCTTGAGAGGGCCGCGTCTTAGCCAACTAGACCACCGGGGCATCATGGATGTTGTCCATCGTACTTCGCCAAAAACTCGGTCAACCAATCGGGCGGCATGTTCATCGTAGCCATGAACTCCTGTAAGTCCTTAACTTCAACACGCCGCGCCCGCCGCGAGCCACGCGGCAGGTAGTGAAACTTCAACAGGCCGTTGTTTGTCCAGCCATGTACTGTCGGAATGGTCGTGCGGCAGATGTCGGCAACTTGACCCGTCGAAAGGATTCCGCGCCGCACCTGCCGAGTAAACCGCTTCAAACAATCCGTCGCTTCCGCACGTTCATTCGCCATAACAGCGTCTCCTCAACCTCGAAATGGTAGGCCCGTCCGGCTACGATCCGGAAACCTCCTGCTTGTAGGGCAGGCGCTCTAGCCAATTGAGCTACGGGCCTACTGGAGAGCGCGGAGGGAATTCCACCCTCGTAAAACAGCTTTGCAGGCTGTTGCAATAGTGCTCTGCCACGCGCTCATTATCACCGCAAGGATGGTGGAACGGGGAGGACTCGAACCTCCAGTTGGCCCTTTCGGTACCGCCAGATTTACAGTCTGGTCCGCTGCCATTGCGGGACCGTTCCACATCAACGACGAACCACGCTTGCAGCACGACAAGCTGGACAAATCCACTTGATCCCGACCTTCACCCACTTCCCCTTCTCGGCGTCCTGAACGGCTTGTTCCGGCGTCGGGCGCATAGGCGTGTACTCAAGGCAGTCTTCCGCGCCCGTATGTGAACACTGAATATAGTATCCGCACTCACTGATGTGCTCGACGCCCAACTGCTGTACGTCATGCTCGTTCATCACAACCTCCGAGAGGAAGTGGCGGACGGAGGGGGACTTGAACCCCCAGAACCGTGTTAGGGTTCTCCAGATTTCGAGGCTGGTGCCTTGCCAATTAGGCTACCCGTCCGTACGAAAAGAGTGGCGGAAGGAGGGGGACTCGAACCCCCAAGAGAGCTTTTGGCCCTCCGACGGTTTAGCAAACCGTTGCCTTGCCATTAGGCAATCCTTCCGTGGCGGTCTGTAGGGGAACTCGAACCCCTTCCTTCTGGTTGACAACCAGACATGCAATCCTTTACACCAACAGACCAGAAACTGGTGGGCGGCTGGCCGGATTCACACCGACATTCTCACCGAGAAGGATCGTTGTTGCAGACCACTTCCTTCTAATTGTGAGACCTTACCAGGCTGCAAAATGCAGCCGCCCGAAAACTGTTCGCGGCTGGCCGGGTTCATCCGTTCCGCCTTTGGGTTTGTGGCGGGTAGCTACTCCCGCTCTCACGCGCCCTGGTACGCTCCGTAGGGCATACGATCCCAAGATTACGCAGCCGCTAAAGATTGCGTGGCGACTGGCCGGTTTCCTCACCCGGCTCCCATTTGGTCACGGACGGCCCAATGTTGGCTTCACAGAAGCTCCGAACCAAGAGCAATATGTTCACAGCTTCTCAGCAACTCTGACGCGCCGCGTTGAATTGCAACCAGACGATTGCTTCGTCTCAGTCGCCAAAAATGACTGGCCAAACGGGGAGGAGTCGAACCCCCCTCTCCCGTTGTACATCGGGTGTTCTGCCATCTGAACTACCGTTTGGTCGAAACCGCTGACTGGCAGGATTCCCCACCCTGCTCCGCACGGAAGCATTGCGCGTTATTCCGTGGCATCGGGCCGTCTCACTGTCCCCCGGCTTCCACCGAGTCGCGGCTCGTCTCTGAACTAACGGTTCTCGTCGTCCAGACTCTTACCCGACCAGCGCACTGGCCGCAGTCAGCAGAAACTGGCTGCTCGCGGGGAGGATTTGAACCCCCGTCCACAGACCCAAGCGTCTGGCGACGCTTGTTCGCGGCGCGGCCTACCCCGCCAGAGGCATGACCGCTTAGCCCGCAGCCTGCGTGTTTTAAGCCAGACCTAAACTACGCGAGCGCAGCAATGTCAAAGAGCGGTACGACAACTCAGGTCATCTTACCATCCTCCGCAAGAAATGTCTCGGCGAAACAGCAAAGACAATCACTCACGTCTGACACTGTTATTATAACAGCGGGGAGGAAGATGTCAAGAGATTTTTCCGATTAATCGTTGGTTCCTTCAATGATAGTTACGCGCTTCTTGCGGACACCGGCTGCTTCCTCTTGGAGTTTGCGGTGGAGGTCGCCCTGTTTGCCGTCGAGACGGTACTCGAAGCCGACGACGTTCATGCAGTTGGAGTTGGTACACATCCAGATGTTCCGCTTGACGGGGATTAGGTTCTTACGCTTGTCGCGTGAGAGACCTGGAACAGTCCTGGCGAAGACCATGTTCGCGTGGCAAAGGGGGCAGGCCACGCCCTTGCGCAAATTGAAGTTGACGCGCTTAACCGCCGAGTTGGTCTTCGGCGGGGCGTCCGTTTTGCCCTTGCTCAGACGGCCTTTGTGACTCATCAGAAAGCTCCACGCCCATTTCTTGCGCGGCATCCTTCACCGCGTGGGCGAATTCTTCAGATGTGAAAACGCCTTTTTCTATCAACAGGGACACGAGAGCAACGCGACTGACCACATTGACATTGGTAATGCGTGCAGTCGTCGCCAGAGTTCTACGAACTTCTGTGTCGGAGGCCAGCAGCCGCTGGAGCAACTGGGCCACCGCTACAGACGGGCGGCCACCGCTGCGGCCAACTCCTCCCGGCTCATTTTGATCACACATCGTTCGCACGCCACCAGAACATGGTCCTTTGTCCAGACGGCCTTGTCGCTATCCTTACGCGGCTTCCTGTGACAGAAAGGACAGGTCTTAGACGGATCGTTGTCATCAATAGCTTGGAGAGCCAGCTTGGCCGCCTCCACGTGGGGGCCTTCAACGCCCAAGTTGACCAGCGTTTGAAGAATCTCCACCCCCGCCACAAATAGGCCCAAGCCGGTTTTGACTTCTGTCGGCGAGAAGACTACGCGGGCGGATACTTCGCCGTCCGGGTTGTTAGACACGGTAACAGCCGTTACGAAGTCGCCCTCATAACTGCGTTCGGTCCTACGATCTTTGAGAGTTACCTTAACAGAACTCATCAGCTTTCTCCTATGCCTAGCGAAACTGTAGCCCCACACGAGGGACAACGCAAGAAAACACCATCTCCAATCTGGGTCAGAGGAATGTTCTCCGGCCACAGTTCAGAGCACGACGAACAGCCAGCGGAGATCGCCCCGACCTTCTCCATGCGCTCGGATTGGAAATCCCGCAGGGATTCCAGCAAGCCGGGCGAGATGGGTCGACGCTCCGATTCTTCCTCTTTGATGCGACTGATCAGATCGATGGCCTCCCTGCGCGAGAGCGACGCCAGCCAGAACACGGGAGCCATACGAGAAAGCTCCAGGAAGCTGATGATGCTCGGCGCGAACAGACCCTTCGTGATTTGCCAGTGATTGTACAGGAAGAAGAACTGCTTGTAAGTGATTCCCTGCGCGGGGAACCCGCCGGAAAACCACGAGTCGTTTCGTTTGTTTCTGTGAACTCGCGCCATCACGCGATCCCCCGATAATAAGGCGGCGGTGCGGCGTTGCGGAAGCCGTGTAACTCGACGATGTGAACCATGATCTTGAAGCCGGTCTTAGGCATGTAGATGCGCCAGACGCCCTCTTTGGGGAACGGGCAAACAATGCGCTTGTCCACCCCAGTGGCCTTGATGTGTGCGCCGATAATGCTCTGGCCGCTCATGTCGTAAGGATCGTCCTTCGGCAGATCAATGAAAATGTAGTACGTGTGCAACCACAGACCCAGACGGCTGATTTCGCGTCGAGCCTCGGAAAGTGTAACAACAGTGCCTGGCCGATCATCCGTCGTCATGTCCACGTGCTTGCAGCGGTGACGGTACGCGTTGCCCTGGCACGAACACTCACCCGTCGATTGGACGGTGTAGGTCGCGTCATGGACGAGTTTCGTTCCGTCAGGAGAGATGTTGAACTTCAACACGTGCGCCACGCCATCCCGGAAACCGGTAGGCTCGAAGTACACGTGCTGCGGCTCAACCTTCTTCCGCTTCGCCTTCTTCGGACTCTTCTCCGTCGTCTGCGGCGGCGAAGGCTGCGAGGGCGTTTTCTCCGTAGAGGACACGGACATCGTCTCCGGGTTCGAGAGCAATGACTTTGACACCAAACGTGCGCTCCAAACTGAGGCACAGTTTGCTAAGAGATTCCTTACGCCCATCCCATGCCTCAGCGTTGAAAGCAGTACAAATGCAAGCCAGGAGATGACCAGGTTTGTCGGACTCGGCTATGGTACGAGCACGCGCTTCTGCCTCCTGCCAGACAGCAAGCTGCTCCGCAAACAATGGAAAACGCAGAATCTTGACAGGATGATCCGGCGTCGGCCTTTCCGTCTTCTTGTCTGCCACGGCTGTCTCCAGCGCTTGGTTCACTTGCTCCTTGACCTGTTCCAGAGAAAGGTCTTGCGCCGTCTCCAACCACTCCTTTGCCGTATCTTCGTCCTTCAACAAACCGGCGTCGGCGAGTTTGCGCAGGCTGTTGGCCTTCGTCGTCGAGATAGTGCCCATCTCCTCTTTCGTGAGAGGGGTATTGTCTCGCAGCGACCGGAATATCTGGACGTAGGTGTAACCCTGTCGTCCAGGCATTCCCAGTTCTTTCTCGCAGTACTCGTCGAAGGAGTTCCAACCATAGTCGTTGTAGAACGACTTCTTGATAATGTGATCCAGCGTCTCCGCCAACGCCACATTCAGAACTCTCGAAGCGAAATACAAGGCGCGGGCGCGATCACGCACCTCCTCGGACGACAACGACTCCAGGTCAACCTCGTCGGGAACACCGGGCACCAACTCTTTCTTCTGGACTGCTGGTAACATCTTTTCGTCTGGCATTTACACCGCTCCCACAGATCGCCCCTCGCGGAGAGCAGTTCTGACATCGTTCCAATGGACCCACACGGTGTGTAGTGAATGTCCTGTCATCTTCGCAACCTCGGCGTGCGGCTTTCGAGCAATCCTCGGACTTAAGAAAAAGTCCGGAATGGACTTGTAGCCTAGACCCTTCACTACTTCCGCGAAAGTAGGCTGCCGAGGCTTCACGTCCAGCTTTTTGATCACCCTTCTCACCGTTTCAGCCGAGAACTTCTTGTCGTCGCCTGCCAACAGCATCGCAATCTCCGGGGCCGTCTTTCGCTGCTCCACCGCTAGGTGTTTCAGAACGGCTCCTAACTCACTTGTTCCCAGATGACGCTCCCCCCAAGTCTGAGCCGCGATCACAAACGCTGTGCGTCTCATGCACGGTCTCCTTTTCTGAAAGGGACTTGGGAGCACCCAAAGCTTCCGGGTTGTCACACCAACCCAGAAAATCACGAAATACGCAGATGAATAGCGAACTCGCGCCATCCTCCTGCGTAACATCACGCCCGTCATCAAAACGCATGACCGGGAGCGCGGGCTTGCCCACACGATCACACAACCACCGCCATTCTCTGCGGCCCATCACCAGGAGGTGCTTGCCGCTCCTTACGGAAATGACCAGCCATCGCATTTTGCGTCCGCTGAGAACAACCTCGACTTGACCGAGTTCATTCCACCACCGGACAATCGGATGATTGCCGGGCGATGCTACCAGCAGTCCAAACAAATCCTCTCGGTCGAACTCGCTGGGGCGACACTTGGCGTCCACCGCGAATGGAAATCCTTCCGCAGCCGGTTTGGCCGCCACAATATCGGCCTCAGCTTTTGCGCGAGGGAATGCGCCGGAGCAGGCGATGCGGGCGAATGCGTCTCGGTCTCCGCACCACCACTCGCCCAGTTCGTGGGCGAGCTTTAGCTCGAACGCTTTCCAAGTACCAGTGCCTTGATTACCCTTGCGCGACATCTTTCTGCCACTCCTCTACCAACTCATCGACGTAATCATCGTCAAAACAACGAGACGCCCAAGGGCAGGAGCGCGTGTCGCACCCCAACAGTCTGGGCGGGAAATTTCTGTTCTTTTCGGCGGCGCGATACTGACGGAGCAGAGCGAGCGTGCGCTCGACCAGGGCTTCGTCGTAGTCGATGACGAACTCCTTGACGAGCGCGGGGTCTTCGTTGCCTTTGTCGATGTAAACGATCCGCGCCTGCGTCAGCTTGAGCGGACGCATGTAAAGATTGGCCTGGAGCACGTGCGCGTCATACGGCTTCTTGAGAAACTGGTACGACTTGGGACCGGCAGACTTCAATTCGAGGATTGAAAAAGGCGAAGTGGCCAATACGCCGTCTGTGTGCCCGATATAGCCGGTATCCTCGTCCTTCACTCCCATCTCGACGTAATGCCAGTAACCGCCTCTCGGACACAACTGGCAGTGCCGCTCAACAACACTGTCGTCCGGCCAAATGCACTTGCACGTCTTGACATCCGCGCACTTCTCGCACGGGCCGGAAGGCATCTTGACCCACAGGTCGCGGTCGAAACCGCCTACCCTGTGGCCGCACCGCTTGCATTCCCAGACACCGAGCAGGAGTCCTGCGGGGCCAAGATACTGATTCTGAAACAGATCGTGCAACGCCGAGCCGAAGTTGAACCGCGCCATCGTCAACGCATCAACGTCCTTGACGCCATCTATAGGGTCAAGCAGCGAGAACAACTTTTTGCGCGGACAAAAGCCGTAGAGTTCAGAACAATGCAGCCCCGGCGCACGATTAGTAGGAACCCAGTTCAGCGTACGAAGCACTTGCTTCAGGGCGTCAGATATCAACGAGGACGGTTCAGGGGTTGTACTTTCAACGAGGTCGCCTAGCACATCTGTCACGTCGGACATTCATGTTTCCTTTCACAAGATATTATATCCGAGGTATTGGTAATGTCAAGACTGTTTTGCGCAGTCTTGTTTTTCTTGCTGGTCTTCCCACGAGAGAAGTAGCCGGGTTAGGACGGGGAGGGGAATCATTACCCACTGTTTGCCGACGGCTACGGGAAGCTGTTGAAACTCGACGGCCAACGCGGGAAGCTGGCTCTCGCGCTCCGCCTCGATGAACAGCTTGGTGAGCCAGTCGGACTTGACGCTGAGCGAGCGGAACTGAGTAGTTTTGCACTCAAGCTTGAAAAAGCGGGTGATGACATCGCCTTTGTGTCCGTCGAACGCGCCGGAGGCTGGCTGGACGCGCCCGACCATTGCCTCGGCGACGCGCTCCTGGTGACGGCGGGCGGCCTCGTTGTTACGGAACTGCTTGGCGTGAGAGCGTTTGTTGGACGATTTATCGCGGTCACGCTTGTCTCCGGTGTGTTCCAACAGCTTGCTCTGATCAATGGGAGGCATCTTCCAACTCCTCTTCTACTTTGCCTAAGCGCTCCTGGAACAAGGTCGTACGGACCTTCCACCAGAGTTGCAGGTCTTTCTCGATGCGGGCTGCTACGTCGGAAGACGAAAGGATCAAGCCCTTCTTGAGGCAGGCTTCGTGAGCAGTAGCTACGTCCGTCAGCGCGGCGTCATTGAGAAGCTCCTGGCCGAGAGGAAGAGTCTCTATGAGTTTGCCGTCCTCGTTGGCGGACAACGCCCATCCGGACTTCTGCATGGCTTTGGCGACCACCATCGGCTCGTTAGTCCAACCGGGAGGATGACCGTCGTAATTGTCGTGCCAGAGACGGAAGCTGCCTACGCGCTTGGGCGGCATCCCCGTTTTGTTCTTGGTGACGACGAACGAGAAGAGGGAGAGTACGGGATCGTCGTTGGGAGAGTACGTCTTGTTGCGCCGCATCCTGAGTTCGGCGCTCGACACGAACTCCTGGCCGCGCCCGCCCGGACGGACGATAGGATCGCCGAACATCAGACCGACCTTCTCTCGAACTTGATTAATGAAAATCTGTGTCAGCACGCGACCGTCCTTACGGAGGTCGTCACTGTTCTGGAGACTGACAGCCTGGCGCATTAACCGGTTGACCAGGCGGGCCTGAACGCCTACCTGCATCTTCTCGGCGGTGTCCTGAATCTCGCCTAGAGGCGTCAGGGCCGCTATAGAGTCAATTACGGAGATGTCGACGTCCAACTCCCTCAATGTCAGTTCGTAAGCGTCTATGGCCTGCTCAGCATACTCAGGACGCGAAACGTCAACGTACTCAGCGTCCACCCCCAGCAAGGCTGCCCATGTGTTGGAGTAAACGCCCTCCATGTCGACCCAGAACGCCCGGTGAGGATTGAAAAAGCCGCACACAGGGCAGGACATCTCGAAGTCGCCGCAGTTCTCCCGCATCACCTTGATCTTCTTGTCGCTGCACTTTTCGCAGACTTCCTTCTTGGAACGAGAGCCGCACGTGGGGCAGCGCAGCAACGGCTTGGACAGGTCTTGCAACATCAAGGTGTTGTGGACACGGCAAATCATCTGCGACATAGCCACCAGCTTCAACAGCAGGAGAGTCTTGCTGCTTGAGTACTCGCCAAAACAACTGCCTATGCGCCCCTTTGGAAATCCTCCGCCAAGGGCGTAGTCCACGGCGAATATCCCGGTAGGCAACCACGGAATGTCGGAGTAAGGATTCTCGTCGGCAGGCATCAGTATGTTCTTGCCGTGCTTCCGAGCCAACTTCGTGGCGAGAGCCTTTAGCCGCTCCCGGTGCGTATCATGTCTGTTTTCTTCCTTGGCCATCCGTTAGCTCCGCACATTCAAAGCCCGGCAAGGGCGGTGTCTGTTGAAGATTGTAGAAACGCCCGGCAGCCACTCTGTACCGCTTGGGCGTCAAAGGCTCCCGCGTCTCCGCTAACACGGCTTTGTGTACCTCTCCGTAATAGTTCATCCAAGCATCATACAACTGCTTGTAGGGAGCAAACATTTCGGGCGTATAGGTTGTGCTTTGGAGGACGTTCCTAGCTCCTTCCAACATAGCCAGGATTTGCTCTCCGATACAATCGGGGACGCCGCGAGAGGTGCGGTATTGAGCAAGTCCGATGCAATCGGGGACGCAGTAAGAGGCGCGATAGCGAGCAAGCTTGGCGCACAACGGAGGAAACTCGGCGTTCAGACGATCCTGGATGAGCGCGTCAATCGCCGGGTCGCTGAGGGGATGAACATAGGTAATGAAAATCTTTACGGCGTCTCTGTAACGGCGCAACCCGCAGAGGATGCGCTCCTGCAAGTCCGGCACGGAACTGCGAGGAACCAGGTAGACCTGTGGGCGGATCGGGATGCCGCACGGCTTGAGGCGGCTGTTCATACGATGCGCCGTCCAAGGCCGTTTGGCCGGATAGGAGTACGTCACCAGCGCCCACCGCGTGTCGCCAAGATCAGTCATCGCCGTTCTCTCTCTTTTGGAGGGCGCGAACCTTTTCTTTTACCGCGTCAATCTCGCTGCGCACGCGGTCGAAACAGAATTCCTTGCCAGCCAAGAAAGCAGCGTCTCGCGCCTCCGGCGTGTCCGCGCAGGGCATCCTAACGCTCACGTCAACACGAAAAGAGTTGAAGTTAGGAAGTCCCAAAGTCCTTCCAATCGCCACTTCCACGTGAGAACTTTTGGGGTCTGACGGCTCGGCCATCTTCCAATTCTCCCGATTCAATTGACTCGAAAACCACGCGCTTGCCTTCACCGAACCCCACTGGCTCCGTGATCGTCACCGAAACGGCGTAAACAGGGTTCTGAGCGTGAATGATAATGTTGCCGGGACGTAAGAGGGAGCTACCCGCCATTACGCACCCCGTTCCTTCGCCCGATCTCTCGATTCCCGTACGCGGTCGCGGACAAACTCCTTCTTGAACTCTTTCTTGACGGCGTCGAAGAAGGCGGCTCGCCCAAGACACAGGTAAGGACGTAGACGATACATTCGCTGAACGTAGTCAGGAGTAAACCACCGGCGCACAAGCGGAGCACCCGGATAATTGGCCTCCGTCAAAAAGTCGGGACCGGGTATCAAGCCGTCCGTCGCCCATCCAGCTACCGTACGTGGAGCTACGTCCAGCGCCGCAGCTACCGCCGCCGGGGAGACCAGTAACTTCGCCTCACCCTGGAGCTTGACCACGATCTCGCGGTGCTGACACGTGCTTAGGTCGAAATTGGGCGTGGCAGCTATCTCAGCCTGCGCGGCCTCAAACAACTTCCGCTTCTTGCCCTCGCGCCACTCGCGCTCCCGGCGCAACACCGCCTTGCGGTAGTCGTCGCTCTTCCAGTAACGATCCTTGCGATGCTGCGATATCTCGGCCTTGTGCTCAGAGTAGTAACTCGCGTTATACTCGGGGGTGTTACGGCTCTTGTTTGCAGACTTACTTTTTCTTCCCATCTTGGAGTCTCCTAGTCCTAGTATAACAGATTATACGGATTTGTCAAGACCCGGCACGGGGAATTCCGCGAACTCGGCGGTATCTCCGGCTTCGAGCCTGCGCTGAAGGTCGTCGGTGAGGACGAAGGTGAAGTTGATGGGGATTTTCGCATTTGGCGGCCCATTCAGGAAGGCGCGGATGTTCTCATCCACCTTCGAGCCGCGCACGAAACGAGAGAACTGCCAAGCCATCCAGCGCTTGACCAGATCAACCTGTTCTTGCTTTGCCATTAGAAGTCTCCTTCGAGAGAAACAGAAGCGTAGTCGGGGGCGACCTTGACGTTGTAGCCCAGCCGCTCGTACTGCTTGAGGCGCTTTTTGCCCCAATCAAGACAAAGAGGTATGTCGTCTACGGGGTCCACGACCACGGGCGTCTTCTTGCCGTCGTGGTTGCGGAGAATACGACCTGTCGCCTGCTCAACGTCAGCCATCGGCGTTGCGAGGTACAGCGTGTCCATAGCGGGGATGTCCAAGCCCTCGGCGGCCATCGAGTACGTGCCGAAGATGGCGTCGCACTGTGCGCTGGCATCCAGGTCCGCCTGCTTCATCTGGCCGACGTAAAAGCCGGAGGTGTAACGCCCACTGCACCCGGAATGGAACATGGAGCGGAGAATGTCGAGGTGTTCCCGCCTAGCGGACAGAATGAAAATCTTGCGACCCTTGGCGCAGGCAGCCAACATCTCGGAAACGAGCCATTCGTTGCGCGGCTCGACCTTCACGAGCAGGTTGAGGAACGTGGCGAGGAAGGTTGTCTCTTCTCGACCCCCGGCAGCCTTGCGATGATACCGCGCTTCAGGGACGTAAGTGTGTCGCTGCACCTGATAGACGTTCGGCACCAGCCCGTAAGACCACCCTTTGGCAAGGACATCGCCTATCGTCAGGGACAAAACCTTGGTCAGGCCATCCTTGCGACGCGGCGTCGCGCTGACGCCGATTCTGTACGCGGCGGGGAACAACGCGGAAACGCGGCACCACTTCTCGGCAGCAAGACGATGCACCTCGTCCGCCAAAATGACGCCGGGCCACGTAAACAATTCGGGGGGATACTCGCGGGACAACAACGACTGGATCATGGCGACTACGACCTTCTTGCCCTCGAACTGACACTTCTTCTGCTGCACGAGACCGATGTCGCCCTTCTCCATATCCGTGAACTTGAGAAGCTCCCGCACCCACTGCTTTTGAAGAAAACCCTTGTTCACAAGCACCAGGGTTGATAATCCGAGCCGCGAGGCAATCTTCAAGGACATGCACGTCTTTCCGCTCCCGCACGGGGCGCTGAGGATGCCGCCCTTCATGCTGCCCGGCTGCGACGCCAACCTCGCCAGAAACGTCTCGATAAGGCCATCTTGGAACTTTTTCTTAGAAGTTTCTTGAGACTGAACGTCCTCGCGGAAGGAAAAGGCGACCGGCTGACCGAGAGACGGGGCTTGTCGAATTTCGACGCGACCGCTGTTCGTCCAGGCGGAAAGGTCGTAGCCGCGAGGAAGCAGCAGCCCTCCGTCCTCGGATTCCTCATACAGACGGACCGGCGCTTTCTTGCCGAAGCCATAATCTTTCTTGAAATAGGTACGAAAAGTAAGGTCGTCCTCAATCCGACAAGCGTCTAGGGGCGTAACAGCCTCGGCAGGCACGCGAGCGACGGAGTCTATGATGATGGTGGGCGTCATTTCTTCTTTGCCGCCTCCTCTCTGTCCTCAGCATCCTTCTTGGCTTTGAGCCAGTCAAGACCCACGCCGCCCCCGGCAACCAGCGGAACAGACAAAGGTAACGCACTACACATCTCGTGAGAGATCATCGCGCAGACTTCCTCGGCGGCCTCAGCTACGCACTCCGTCACCAATTCATCATGCACTTGATTGACAATGTGTATGTCGCACTTGGCCCACGCTCGTTCAGCACGCACGCGCCGACGAATGTTCCGCATGGCGAGCTTGATCATGTCGGCGGCACTGCCTTGAACGGTGAAGTTAACCCCAATCCGGAACGCCGACCCTGGATTCTGACTGAACAAATACGCCAAGTCCCGCACCCGACCAGTCAAACTCAACACGTAACCTTTGTCCCGAATCTGTTTGAAAATCTTCTCGTGATACTCCGCAATGCCAGGATACTTCTCAAAAAACGCTGTGTGCCAGTCAATACACTCCTCCACAGGACGCTCAATACGCGCCTTCAACCACAAGAAGTCTTTAAGTCCTTGTGGCGTCTGACCATACAACAAACCGAAGTTTACGTTCTTGGCTATCGTCCGAGGAAACTTGGGATCACCGCTCTTTTCCGCCAGGGCGAGGCGTGTGGTTTCGTGGAGATCAATGGCGTTGGGGTTCGTCGCGGCGTCGATGTAGACCTTGCGCATGGATGGATCATTGCATTGATGGGCCATTATGCGCAGTTCGAGTTGGCTATAGTCGTGGACGAGAAGGACTTTGCCGGGTGGCGCGACGAACGCGGCTTTGATTGGATATGTGTACTGCCATTTGAAACCGCCCGCTCTCGGTATGTTTTCGATGTTAGGGTGCCTGCTGCTGAAACGGCCTGTAGCAGTGCCCGCCTGCCAGAAGTCGGAGTGGATGCGCCCCGTGCCGGAGTTCATGGCCTGCTTGCGCAAACCACGGACATACGTCCCAATCATCTTCTCGCGGCCCTTCCAGGCAAGATATTTGTCTACAAAGTTCGGCTTGTCGGGGTCTTTGGAAACCAATGTGGCCAACAAACCTTTGTCTACAGGGTAAGTCCCGGCCTTCGTCCGCTCCGTACCGGGAGGCGGAGACATTCCGAACTTGTCGTAAACGATGTAGGCGACCTGCTGAGGACTGCCTAAGTTGAACGGCTCGCCCGCTATCTCGTGTAGCTCGGCCTTGAGCGCGTCCATCTCGTCAACAATCTCGTCCTCGGCTTTGTTCAGGAAGTTGACGTCGATGCCAATGCCGTGATACTCCATCTCAGCAATCAGCCGCGTGATCTCCATCTCAACGGCCCAGAACCATCTCAGGGTGCGCGGCTTCTTCTCCAGGGCGGGCAGTAACTTCTCACGCCAGACGCGCAGCGTCCAACGAGCATCGTCTGCGGCATACTCGTCTTCGCTTTTGATAATGTGCTCCATCCCCGGCAACGCCTCGCCCGCGAGAGCAGTCTGACGGTATTCGGGAAGAATCACGTCATAGAGGTCGTAAATGAGACCGCCCTTGCCCTTCAAACGCAGACGAGACGTTCCGGCGCGAGTCTCATCAACCATGTAGGCCGCTACCCAGGTGTCAGCATACTTGCAGAGAACCTCTATCCCCATCCGCATAAGAAACTGCAAGTCGAACGCCCCATTGTGCATAACAACAAGCTTGTCGCGCAGCGAGAGTATCCCCTTGACGTAACGCATTACGTCATCAAAGCGATACGCCCGGCTGCTGAGAACCGGGATATACCACGCCCGATCCCCAGCAGCCAAGGCAACGCCGCGTATCGAGTCCTTGTGAGGACTCAGACCGGTGGTCTCCAAGTCGAATGAAAATACGCCATGTCGAGCAAGGACATCATCGATCTCGGACGTTAGCAGGGCGAAATTATTCGTCGTAATCAACGATGCCGCCGTCGTCATCGGCACCCTTATCCTTACCAGCACCGGCCTTCTTCTTGTCACGGTACCACGTCAGGCCGTCCGAACACTTGACCGAGGACAACATCTTGCGGAGAACGTCCGGCTCCTTCGGCTTGAACATCTCGCGGTAGAAAGCCAACGCCTCGTCCGCCCTCATGCCGAAAGGCCGCAAGTCCAACGGATACTTGCTGTCAGCCTCCGGCCACAACCCCTTCTCCCGAAGATAGCCTTCAATGCTCTCCAACTTCTGCTCAGGCATGAAGTCAGAACCAGCACGCGCCGCCTTCATGTCGTGGCGGGCAACGCTGAACAACCAACCTTGAAGGTTGTTCAACCGCTTGTAGCGGGATTGAATAACGTTCAGGGCTTCGTTCACGGCAGGCAGAATGCTTACCTGCGGACGAATCACTTCCTTGCCGGTCTCAGGATCGCGCCACCGCGCTATGTCGATGACGGAAAAGATGCCGACAAACTGGGACGTGAATCCGTTGGCGCACAAGACACACCCGCCACGCTGCGATACGCAAGGCTCGTGAACAGGATGCTTCCAGTCACCGTCCTTAACGATGTTGTGGAAACGCAAACAGAACGGAATCACGTCGTTCCCGTTCTCCGTCTTCCACGTAAAGTCGTCAAGGAAAATGATCTGCCGGGACTTGTCCTCCTCCGGCGACGATACGCCTACCCAAAACCAGCGACGCTTACCGTCCTGCGCCCGCCTCTCCTCCTGCCGAGCCTGCTCGGCCTCCTTCGCCCCCCAACCAGACGAATACCAGTGCCCGTCTACCTTGTCCGTACTCATGAGTTACTCCTAGTGGCTTAAGCCACACAAAAACGTGCCTGCGGCACAAAAGAAGTTGCGGCAACGTTGCCGCACACCAAACGAAAATGCTCGGGTTTTGTAGAGTTTGGAAATCCGTATTGCGGCAATTTCGAGAAAAATTGCCGTATCCCACTTGAGCGTCCTATACGCATCGGCTAAAGACCTCGAAAAGAACCTCGGCTGCCATCGATATGCCTTAGTATAACAGCAGCGAGGCGAGTGTCAAGCCTTTTTTGGGCGAATGTAGGTGGATTTGGACAAAACGGACTGAAATTCGTCGGCACTAACACAGTCGCCGGGGTCTTTGCGGCCAGGGATGTGGGGTACGTCGAAGAGCTTCAGGCGGCGACCGAGGGCGTGGCTCAACAACAAACGGGCGTCGTTACCGGCCTTGTCGCGGTCTGTAGAGATGTAAACGGGCTTGTCCCAGAAAGCCAGCTTCTCGACGCGAACCTGAGTGACAGACGTGCCCATCATGCCCAAGACGTTCCGGAAACCTAACGACCATAGCTTCAAAACGTCCATAGGCCCTTCAACAAGAATGATGCGCGGCTTGTCCAAGTCCAACAGATGCTCGCCAAAAAAGAAACGGCCTTTGTTGAACCCGGAATAGTCCCGATACTTGGGAACACAATCCGCCTCCCAATCCCCTAAGTAACGACCTAGTACACCGACCAACGCCTTGTCCTTCTGCCGTCGTACTGGAAATACGACCCGCCGCTGAAATTCGTCGTAAAGAGCCGAGAACAACCGACATGTGGCCTCGTCTATCCCACGATCCTTTATGAGATACGGGTGGATGGCGCGGCGAAAATTGGCCAAAAACTCCTCCGGCCAGACAGAGTCGTCACTAACACCAGGCTGCGTCGCCTCCAGCGAGGCTACGTGCTTCCTGCCTGCGCGAAGCCACATCCCCGGAAGGTTCTCCGCCTCAGCCAACCGAACTTGCTCCACGAGACCTTCGGGTACAGAACCCTTAATCTTTTTTTCCAGTTCGGCAAGAACGCTCACGAGGACCCCGTCGGTATGGCAGGTGAAGCATTGGACGAGGGAGCGGTCTGAGTCGGAGAAGGAGATGGACATTGACGGGTTATCGTCTTTGCCGGAGGCGTGGTGTATGGGGGCGAAGGGGCAGGGGATGGAGATATTTCCGTTGGATTCGGAGATTTTGGTGATGCCTAGGGTATGGACGAGTTCTAGGAGGGATGTTTTGTTCATGGTAGTGGGGTGCGCCGCACGAGGTCTTAGCGGACTATTTCGGGGTCATCGGGGCTGTTGTCGTTGTCGTTGTCGTTTTGGTTTGGGTTGAGGGGGCGTTTTTTGTTTTTGAGAGGGGGGCGCGGCTCGTGATCCTCTGTTGGTGGGGGTGGCGGCGCGGGGGCGTCGTCGTTCTCGATTTCTCCGTCGTCCTCTACGTCGGTGGTATCTGGTTCCGGAGTAGAGGGGGCGTTTTCTTGAGACCCGCTAGAGGGGGCGTCCGCGCCCGGGTCGCCGTCTGGCTTGGGAGTTTCGTCGCTCCCGGAAACGTCCTTTTGGGCGTCTGAAGGAGTTGCGCCGCCGGAGACAACGTACAGATTCAGGTTGCCTTGATCCGATGACTTGGCGGCATCGGGCGATCTGGGGGGTACTAGGCCGGAAACGGTTGGCGAGGAGGGCGCGTGTGACGTGATCTTGGTGCCGGGCTGGGGGGCGTTGTTGACGAGGTGGCCGTCTTTCATGTAGCCGATTTCGTCGAAGTTCACCGTCACAAGATTCCAGTGGATCATAATGTCCTTGTAGTCGGCGGCGTCGCGGCCTTCCATCATACTTATCAGGCAGCGGTTCTGCCCGCGAAGGTCGGGCGGACGAAGAATGCCCAGAACCATGTCCGCGTTCTGCGGAATTTCGTAGGCCAGGCCGATGTTGGCGGTGTCGCCCGCCGTAGCATCCTTCTTCTGCTTTCGGTTGAATTGCGTAGAGCAAACGATGGGGATGTTCCTGCGGATGGCGAGCTTTTGGAGTTCGTCGATGACCGCCGCCATACTTTCCCACCGGGATTGCTTGGAAGACCCTTCGTTTGGCTTCATTCTGTAGATGGCGTCGATGATGACGATATCCGGCTTGACCTCGCTCATCATCAGTTCCACGTCACAGGGGCGCGAGACGCAGCCTGTCCCCGCGAGGTGCGGGCTTTTGTCGTCACACTTCAAGGATTTGATCTGAGACGTGTAACTATCCACGTCGTCCTGAGTCAGCCGCCCCTTCAAGATTCCTTCGTACGGAACACGGAAATGAATGGCGTCGAAGCGGGCCGCGATGCGCTCTATGCGCATCTCCATACTGACGAACAGGACTTTGAGATTCATGCGATAGAAGTGTGACATCAAATAGGTCATTATGAACGTCTTGCCCATTTTGAGTGCGCCAGCGAAAACCCACAGTTCTCCCGGACGAACGCCGTTGCAACAGGCGTTCAACGTCGCCCACGGCATGAGGTATCCAGGAACCTCTCCATTTCTACGCATCTCCATAACGGCTTCGTAACGAGCGTCCGCCGTGGCGATAAGATCGATGAAGTCGCGTTCGATGATGCGAGTCGTCTCTGCCTTGGTCAGCGCGGCTTTTATCTTGTCGATGCAGTCGTCGAGTTTGCCTTGCCCCAAGTCTTCGGAAGCGACGGAGAGTTCTTCGGAAAGGGTGTTCGTTATGAACCGCTCCTTGATGAGCTTCGCGTAGTAAGCGAAAGGTTCGGGGGCCGGGACGAGAAACTCTTCTCCGAACTTTTCTTGAATAGTTTGTTTCGCCGGAACAACGTCGTGTTCGCGGACGTGGGTCAGAATGAACGTTATGGCTTCTCGTTCCTTGCCGTAGAACATTTCGACGCGCAAGTTGTGCTTGTGGAACTCCGCCAAGCCGTGTTCCAAGGTTTTCGAGATGATGCTATGACCCATTCCCATCGGAGTCTCCCTTCGTCCAATCTTGTCCCGACACCAGCAACAACGAACCGGCGTTCATCAGCATCGACCACACAGAGGGGTAGAGTTCACTGAATTTTACGGGAGCCAGAGGGGTTGTTACGACTGTAGAGAGCATCTTGTTGTAGCGGCGGCGCACCATGTTCTCGACGTGCTGCTCTCCGAATCGGCCTACCGTGTCGGGGGAACCAACGTCATCGAGAATGAGCAGGTCTATACGCTCGCAGTAACCCCACACGTCGCAACCGTCCTCGATTTCTTTGCCGGTTTCTTTGGCTTCGAGGAGGTCATTTGGACGAATTATGTAGGCGCTGCCGCCGTACCGGAAGACGTGCTTGCCTAGAATCACCGCCGCCGCCGTCTTGCCGGAGAAGCTGGGCCCGCTGATGATGAGGCATCGCCCGTCGTTGATGAAAGAACAGATTTCTTGGCAAAGGCCGGTCAGCACTTTCCCGTAGTTCGCTTCGATCTTGGCGGGATCGGCGTTCCAGAAACGCCGCCCGCAATTCATCGCAATCATGTGGTCAACCGTAACCGGATGATCCCACTTCTCCCAGATTCGGAAACCGTCTGTCATTGTCGACTCCTTCTCAGTTCTTCAAGCATTTGCTCCGCCGTGCGCACGCCCCAGTTGTTGGGTGATGTAAAGTCGAACGCCTCAACAGAGGAACCTAGAACGTCCGCCGCGAGGGTCTCCTTCATCGAGTCCAACATCCATATCGCCGGAAACTTCGCGTTTCTACAAAGCAGGTGCCGGGCGCAAAGAACATCCCAGTAATCAATCAAGTGCTTCGCAAGGGCGACAGCCTTCTTCTCGTCCCCGCCGCAGAAGGTTAGAACATTCTTCAACTGACTGCGCTGCTTGTGAGTCAATGATGCAGCGACGTAAGCGCCGGGGAACTTCTGATGAAACAACATATTGAACGCATCGCCCAACCGCCGCTCCGCGCAACCTACGCTCTTACGCGGCAACGGAGCAGACGGATTCTCCTCCATCCCTAACAACGCGCCCTTGGCCGCGCTCCCCCTATCCTCTTTCACTCTTTTCCTCAACGCCTCCGCTGCCGTTTGTTTTGCCCTCTCGCCCGCTGTTTTTGTCTCTGAAACACCTTCAACTGGGGGCGTCCGACGCGCAGCGTCGGCGACCCCCCAGTTCTGATTCTCTCTTGTTGTCGTTGTACTGTTAATGTTCGGCGAGGGGTCTGTTGTCGTAACTGGTTTACCGGCCTCGCTTAATGCCTCGGTTTTTTCGGAGGATGAGGTCAGGTTTGACCTCATCCCAGGGGGGATCATGTCAGATTTGAGATCACCCATCAGGTCAGGTTTGACCTCATCCCCCCCTCCAGTAGGGGGGATCAGGTCAGATTTGACCTCATCCCCCTCCGAGGGTGTTTTGAGGTCTTCTTTCGGAGGTCTGTTGTCGCCCCAAGCACGTCTTTCGACCTCGTCGGTCCAAGCGGCGTCGTATGGGTCTTCCTGCGCGAAGGAGTAGACGTTGCGGCGTCCGGAGGACGTTGCTTCAACGCCTACCACCAACAGCTTCTTCTCGACAAGCTCCGCCAGAGTTCTTCTCACCGTGCTGACACTCCAACCCATATCGGATGCGATTGCTTCTTGTGTCTGCCAGCAGCGGCCCCGCCCGTGCAGGCGGTGCATCATAAACGTGTGTAACCGAGCGGCCTTGTCGGAAAGGTTCGGATCAAGCAGAACCTTCATCGAAGCCAACGCCCAAAACTGCATCACGCCCGCGCCGGGCGTAGGGACAGCACTAGCCATTTCAGCCTCCAACAGCCCCGCTGAGCAAAAAATTATGCTTAAAAGGGTGTAAAGTTTCGCACGGTTTTAAGCATAATTTTTTGCTCAGGACTTTCCCGGTCCTTGTTCGGGGCCTGTTTCGTTTTCGATCTCGATGTCTTTGAATCGGTCTGGCGTGTGGTTTGGGCAGACGCCTACGATTCGAGGGAATAGCGAGCCGGTAGCACTAACGAGCATTACAGACGGTTCGCCGCAGATGAAGCAGAACCGCTTGAACAAATCTTCCGTAAGTGGGCCTTCGTAAAAGGGGAATGACCCGCCGCGATAGGGGTCTGCGCAGTCATTTCTGCCGCAGCCGGGGCAATCGTTTGGTTGTTTTGCGTAGACGCGGGCGAGCTTCAGGCACATTGAACACACCCACATAGGGTTATTCTTGAAGTCTGGTACTGGAAGCGAGAAGTATTCGTCGTTCATTTCAGCCTTTGTAGTCGCGCCACAACTCGCCGTTTCGTGTCGCTTCGACGACTCTTACCGCAGCGCGTAAGTCGCGCAGGACGTACTCTTTGCGGATTTCGGGGTGGGGGCGGAAGAAGGAGGCGGGATGCCACGTAATGATTGCCGGGATGACCAGACTCGGCGTGATGAAGGCGCGAAACACATCGCCGTGCGCCTTATCCAGAGTCCCGTACTTCTTCCGGCCTACCAAACAGTGTGCGGCAATCGCGCCAAGACACACGATGACTTTCGGTTTGATCGTTTTGAGTTCGCGCATCAGGAACCCGCTGCACGCGCCTATCTCGCCCGCCAGCGGAGTTCGGTTGTCTGTTGGTCGGCAGCGACAGACATTCGTGATGTACACATCGCTTCGAGTTATCTTTGCCTTTCGCAGGAACTCGTCGAGCAGATAACCGGCCTTGCCGACGAACGGTTTTCCTTGTTCCACTTCGTGTTCGCCCGGCGCTTCTCCCACCAGCACTATTTCTGCGGAAGTGTTTCCGTCACCAGGCACTTTCCTCAGAACTTCGCGGTGGAGCGAGCACCGTTGGCAGGCTTGCAATTCGGTATCAAACATGATTCAGTTCGTTAACGGATCGGTAACAATCCGCGATAAGACCGTGGGTAGTATTTCATCCAGTTGATCGCGGTCGAATGCCACTTCGTGACCAACACAAGGTTCTGGTTCTCGCCGGAGAATAGGCCAGAACGACGCCTGCCGCTGTAATCCGCTCTCGATATACATTACGAGCGCGTCGAACTCCTTTTGCGGCGCGTCGGGGTCTGTACACTCTACCGTGTCCTCAAACACGAAGACCAGCAGCAGTACGCCTTTTTCGCGGCAGAAAGTCCGCAATTGCTCTACGAATTTGTCCTTCGGAAGCATCGGCGGAAACGCCATCATATAAGGACTCTCATTGAAGGCGTAGAATTGTGCTGGGGCGCTGCCTTCCTGCATAAACGTATCGAGCAGGGTCTTTTTTACGGCCTCTGCGCAGCGTTTCATAAGGTTCACGGACATCGATTTCTCCCGGCGAAACCTCACTTAGTATAATCGCAGGGCGTCAAATGTCAAGGGCTACCAACGCAGCCCGATGATATGAAAGCCGCAAATCACGCCTCTTTCCTCCATCTCGTAGCCTACGAACGGCCCCATCTCTATACCAAGCAGTGTAGGAAACTCTCGATCCAGTGCTACAAATAGTGCTGTCCTGTTCTCGGAGTACGCCAAGCCCGGCGCTAAAGAAAATTTTCCGATTTCTGGAATTTCTACGCGAAAAAACTCGAAAGAGGCTGTTGCCAGCGCGTCTTGTCGGTGCGTGTACAGCGCCCCGGCGTGCGCTTCCGGAACAACAAGAGAGGCTCCTTCGTCGGAGCCTCTCTCTGTTGCAGGCTCATCCGCGACCCATCCGGGCGACAGACGCAAGGCAGTCGGAGGCGCGGCATCCTTGCTTGTCTTCTCCCGATGTTCTTGAATGACCCGTTGTTCCTTTGGCGTAAGCAGATGTACTTTGCGATTGCCGATGCAGCCGCTAAGGAGCAGGGGCAGCAGGGGCAGCAGGAGCATCGCCACCGGCGGGAGCCGCAGGCTCAGCGGGCGCACTGGGCGTCGTATCCGCTGTAGAGTGTGTAGCTTCATCATCGGGGGTTCCGTTGTTGTGTGAAACGTCCACCAAGGCCGCTGCGGCGGGCCAGAAGCGACGCAGAAGGGCCTTAATGACCTGATCCACCACCGCTATCAATCCGACCGTTGTAGCCCACGACAGAGCCTCTGAGAAGGGAATCTTCTGCCAAGCGGCTACCAGACCCACCACGGCTCCGATAGGCAGCTTCGTGATAAGGGTCTTCCACTCGAACTTTTCGAGAGGCGTATTCTTGACGTAGCCGATCAAAACGAGGATTACGCCAGACATTACGCCCTGCAACAGACTGAGAAGGAGTTGTTGAGTTTCCGGACTCATGGTCGTGGACCTCCTAGTATTGCGGTTGTTTCCAGACCGGGCGCGGCCAGCAGAAGCGGGTCTTGCCCGTAGTTAATCTTGAGCGTGTCTGCCGTCTCTTTGACGATCAAGCCTGTCGGCAGCGTGCCGTTGTTGATTTGCTGGAGCATTATGTAAGAGAAAGCGCCCCGGTAAACGCCGCCCATCTTTGTCTCGGCGGCGGTTTGGTTGTCTTGGCACGCGGCGATGCTGATGACGTTCTTGCGTTCCTGCCGAAGGGTTGTGCCGAGGCGGTGAATCGGGAGCGTTTTGCCTTCCGCACGCACTTGGATGTCGAACGGCGGGGCCAAGAAACGAGACAGGCGTTCCGGTTCTTCTGCGGGCTGACCCGCCGGGTCGTTGCGCGTTAAAGTTCCGGAATGGCAGCAGTCGAAGATCATCCAGGCGAACGCTTCGGGATGCAGCTTCTCCAAGCACTCGGCGATTTCGTCGTCCAGAAGGGCGTAATCCCACGACATGTCAACCGGGCAGATACACTCGTCAAGACGGTCTTCCAGTTCGTCTCCGTCGCGGTCGCGCAGACGAGAGCCGTGCCCAGAGTAAACGAACGCGATCTCGTCGCCCTTCTTAGTGCCCTCGCACAACCAACGCAAGCGAGTAAGGATGTTTTCCTTCGTTGCCCGCTCGTTGAGCAGCACCCTTGTGTCGTAGTCGAACTTTTTGGTCAGCGTAGACCACCACTCTTTTGAGTCGTTGACACACCCCCGGAGGGCGTTCCCTCCAGGATAGGCGTCAATCCCAACTACAAGCGCCTTTCGCGTTCCTGCAAACCGAAAATCAGGAGGAGCGTCTTTTGCGGACTCGGGCGATTTGGCGCGGTTGGTTCCAAACAGTCTGGCGAACAATCCCATTGATCATGATCCTCCACAAACAGTAATGCGGCGGACATCGCCGCGATCTGCCGACATTATAGCACAAAACAGCCCAGAAGTGTTGTGCTAGTTTAGTCCTGTGATGCGCTCTATGTGAGTAAGCGGATCATCGTAACCATCGCAAAACACCACTAGAGGATAGGGCACGGTAATATCAGAGTTAAGATCGCCCGTTTTCTGTAATCCTATTGTGATTCGGCGGTCGGAGAGTATGGTGTCGTTGCCCGCCGTAATCGGAGCTTCAAACGTGTATGTACGGATAGTTTCTCGGTTGTACGTATTATCGAGTTCTTCCCGGATGGCGTGATTCAAGAAAGCGCGGCCAAAACTTCCTTGCGGAACGATTGTCCACGCGCTTCTGAAAATGTTGGACCACAGAACCAGACTTGATCTCGCCGACAACATCGAGCGGAATCGCCCCACTGTATGAAAGAAGTCTGAGTTCAGACCAACCACTATCCGCCAAAACGGAGGAATAACAGGGTTTAGGTTGACGGGTACAAGTTTTGACCGCGACGCTCCTAGCGAAAACGCAAAGTCGGACCACGCAAGATAAGGGTACGGCGTTCCGGGAGGCGGCGTGAGAGCAACGCACGCGCACATCGTGTCCGGCGGGCCTTCTGGAAACGTAGACCAATTGCCGAAAGTGGCCTCGTCTATAAGAGAAGGCACGGTTGAACTGGACCAATCGGGATCGCCCGAGTACATGACCTTGGTCCCTACTTGGTAGAAGGGGCGGATGACGTAGGTGGTTCCTCCATCAATCCGCTTTACGTAAACGCAACCTACGCGCCTGCGGTATGTGTATGTGCCGGGCGGAAGGAACGCATCGCCGTTAGCCTTCTTAAGATAGCCGTACAGCGTAGATGTTTCTTGACCCGGAAGCAAGCTGCCGTCGGCCAACAGATAAATCCAGTACCATCCCGTGGGCGACGACGGGCAATCCTGTCTACCATTAACGCCGATCACGCTCGGATTTATGGTCACAACGTTTGTCGCGTTGAAGATCACACTTCCCGTTCCGTCAACGCAGACCGTGCCCGGCATGATTCGGATCAAGTTGTCGCTCGACTCGCCGAACATCGTAACATTGGCCACGGCTCTCTGGATTGCTGTAGCCGTAGAAACGGTGTTGATGGTTTTGTACAGCGGGTCAGAAACCTTGTTGATGCCCTGCGGATATACGCCTCTCACGAAAACGGCGTCATCAACACTGAAGTTGATTGTTTCCGCGCCGGTAGAACGGGCTATGACCGCTCCGAAGACCTGCCCTTCGCCGCCGTCCGTCAAGCTATCACGAATTTCTTTGGTGACGCTCATCAGCTTCCAGTCGCCGGAAGCGTCTTCCAACCAACGACCGTCGCTCCACGGAGGCGAGTAAGCAACATCGTTGCCGCCCGAGTCGTGGTCCTGCAGCATCAGATGAACTTTGCCTTGATCAGCGACGTTTGTAACCTTCACCCACGCGGAGAACGAGGCGTACTCTGTCTGAACTTCTTTCCACTGAGGATCACCCAACACCGTCTTAAGACCGCCTTGTTGCCCTGCGCCGCCGGTAGTCACGGCAACGTCGGCTACTGTCCCGCTGCTGTATCTGGCTGCTCCGCCGCCGCTGTTCTGTGTGACTATTACGCCAGTAGCGGTGCCAGGATAGATAAGCCAATCCACAGGCAGTCCCAACGCCCACGCCTCTACGCCGCCGTTGTTTATGAGCGACTCCGGATAAACTTCCCGGATTCTGGCTCCGTAGGCCCGTTCTAGTTTTTGCCAGCTTGCTTTATCCATCGTTTTTTCCTAAACCTGAACGACGCCTGCGCGAGACGACAGGCTGTCAACTCCCACAATGTCATTCGCCGCGTTAGGTACCAAGCGTATCACAAGGAAGCAGGTCTTTCCACCTTCGTATGTTCCTGTCAACAGGCTGCGATCCAGCGTAACCTCGGTTCTCGTCGGAGAGGTCTGAGGCGCTGTTGCCAGCGTCTGTTTGACGCCGGACGTGTCCCACACTTCCTTGATAGACCACGTTGGAGTGCCGTTGAACGCCCGAGCATAGAAACGGAAGGCCGACCCCGGAGGGGCGGTAGCGGAACTCTTGAACGTCGAGAAGTTGGCGGGAAGATCGAAAGAAACGAGCATCTCTACTGGATCGGTGTTCAGGAACTCTACGGCGAGGTAATTGGCAACGTCGGTCTCGTCGAAATGGTTGTAGCGAGAGAAGGACGCGCCGGGATTGCCTCGGACTTCTACGCGCCCGACAACGTCGGTGTCCTCGATCTCCGTGATTGTGCTGGTGGCCTGCTTCATCGAGACGTAGGCTTGGTATGTTCCCGAAGTTGTCTCTTGCCCGTCGATGATGACTTGAGCACTTCCTTCGTTGATTTTGGTCTGGAGTTGCGCAGAGGTGTTGATCGTCCGGGACGACATCTTATCGGTGATATCCGTATCACTTCCGGCGGGGAAAGTAATGGATGTTCCCCAGTCGTCTATCGTGAACGGACTCGTCGACAGATTTCTAATGACGTTACCCATTAGAGGATGACCGGTCTCCCGATGTTAACCTCAAGGTCTTGTTGAGTGGCCGCGAAGCCCACTCTCTGGAGCCAGACTGTTCCCGGCGGCCAGAAAGGCGCACCCCACAACAGCGCGGAGAACAGAGCGTCGGTGTAGTAAATCGGCGGGGGCGGAGGCGGCCCCGGAAGATAGACGGCGTTTACGGAAGAAAACTGAAAGATCATGCCTGGAACAGGGCAGAGGCCGGGGTAAGGCGGCGGGAGTATTCCTGCGGCGTAAACAGCCTCGCCGGGATTCATAGGCGCTGGGCCGCCCGGTCCCGGAAATTTGTAGTAAAGGTCGCCCGCCCAGTTGGGGTTGGTGATCAGACCCTCGAATTGAACTCGCGTCGGGTTGGGAACGGAGGGGCCTAGGATCGTATCCAGAGCGAAACCAGCTACGGTACCAACTTGTCCGGCAATTCCTATGTCCGCCTGTACAACTCCGACACCTGACTGCGACACCAGATCATAAGCAAAGACAGGAGCGGCAGTTGCCAAGCTTACGTAGTCTACGCCCGACTGCGTCGTCGGCATCGCCGGATCGTAAGGAACGTAGGTAGGCCCGTCGTGAAAGCGTCCGGCGACGCAAATACCCTCGTCAACAAGGAACGTCACTAAAGGACCGCCCGGCGGTTGAATCACGGCGATACCGCAGATAACAGGCTGTGTGGGATCAGGGGCGGCAGGCGATCCGATTCCTAACAGATAGTCTTCATCGATGAAAGCCCACGCCACAAGCTTTTCCCATGTTCCGCTGCCGCTGTGGGGCTGCCCGTAGGTTTTGTGCCACGCGCCCAAGCTGTCGTACCACCACACGAACGGTTGAACCACGCCGCCGGAGGTAGTATAGACGTAAGCCGAAAACGTTAGCGGCTTACCCACGAACTCCGAAGGATTGCGAACGCCCTGCCAAATACCGAGATCGACATTTGGTACCGCCGACGGCGAGCCGACGACATTTACTTGCGCAGCCACTACGCCAGACCGCGCCGTTCCAGAGCTTTGAACCTGTACCAAGTTGACGGTAGGCCCTGCTTCCGTATTCGTATCCAGAACAAACCAGTAGTCTGCGCAAGACGGGTTATTGGCGTGCGGCGTCAAAAGCGGTGGGAACGGGCCGGGTCCGGCAAGCCACGTCTCGTATCCGCCGTTAAAAACCAGCGTTTGCGGAAAGAAATCCGCCGACATCATCTGGTTCTGGTGAAGTTTGCTTCTGTCAAGAGCCATCTATCATACTCCCAAGTAGTGCGCCTTGAGGTTGATCAAACAGCCAGTTCCGACGAGAGACGTGTAGATAGTTACGTTCTCGATGTACCAAGACAGGTAGAAGGTCTTGTCTGAGTTTAGCTCCATGCAGAACGGAACGCTGTCGCTGCCGTAAAAAGTCGGATGTAGCGTATCCGGCTGACCTAATCTTCCTATAGTCAGTAATCTACGCGACGAGCTTGTTGGAGGCGGGGGAACGGCGTGACCCCCCAAATCTGCGGTATCCGTGGCAAGCTGAACCAAAGACGCAAAAAAGAAATAGCTAGAAGGGCCTTGAATCCCGGTCCTCTGCGAAACAGTAAGCATCAAAGAGGCTGCGCTGCCGATATCCGAAGGCATGACGCAAGAACAATCGACATACGCGCCGCTAATGGTGGAAACCTTAACTTCGTCGTAAATCAACGCCCCGCCAGATAAGTAGCGGCAGATTGTCGCTATCCTATCGTAGAAACGAATCTCGCCGTCAGTCTGCGTCATAGCTACCACACTTACCTGCGTGATTCTGACGGCGCTGATGCAGCGGTGTACCGTAAACCCGCTGACAGACGGAAACGCGGGGTTGTTAGACGGCAGCGTGTCGCTCGCCCACAAACCGTAATCGCCGGATGTAGGATTGTGAACGAGATAGATGTAAAGCCAGAAATCGTCAGGAGAGTACGTTGCTCTAAGTCCGGCCAGCGATTTGCCTGCCTCCACTCCGCCGGAGGTAGGAACAAGTGGGTTGAAGTTTGTACTAAGATCAAGCTGCAACTCTTGGTTGCCAGTATTCATAACCACATCAAAGCTATCAGACGGGACAACGCAAAACTTTCCAAGAGTCAGCCGTTGTTTATTCCAGTCTGCTCCTGAGATAACCGTGCTTAAATTGACATTAGGTGTTACGAGAAGAGGAACGATTGACATGTCGGGGAAAGAAATATTTACTTCCCCTCCCCCAACAGCGGTTACATACCCTTCTGGGAAGTTTATTTTGGTCGTAGGAACGACCACAACATTGACGCTGTCCGTGACAGTCAGTTCAGAAGGGGTGTAAGAGATTATGGCGGTGTTACCGCTACCCGCTGTGACAACTAGCGGGGCGGAAAACACAAGAACTTGCGTCGGATTAACGACCACGGTAGGAGATGTTACAGCATCCTGCGTTGCAACAGTTATGATATCCGGGGGCGCGGGGATATCGATTATTGCTTCGTTCGCAGCGCCCAGCGTCACGGTAGCATAACCCCCTGCCACCGTAATCTTGTTCGTCCTTAAGATGATAGGCGAAGGTGGAGTTCCGTCCTGCTGAACAGTCAAGTAATCAGGGACTTCAAACTCCGGGACTTGCGTTTCCTTCAAGCGATGCTCGCGGTCGAAGCGAACGGCGTAGTCGTCTATCTCGTAATCGACAGTCACGTCGGCGGTTGACGTTGCGTTGAAAGTAAAATCATAGTCGCCGGTGGTGTAGTCTATCGTATTCGTTCCGCCAGGATTGACGTTTCCTTGAAGAACGCCGCTGCCGTTATCGGTTACGACACGAACACCGTCCGTGAACCGAACAGAATTGGCGATGACGGGCTTAAAGCGCAGCGTGCCGCTATAACTGGTTGATCCGGAACTTCCTACCGGTTCATTAATCACATCTGACATAGCGTCGTTCTCCTACACCTTCAGCGTGTAAACATCGGGTACCCCATCCGCCGTCTTGACGTAAATGGCGGCGGGATTAACGGACGTGTCGATCCAGACCCATCCGATGGGGTAGCCATCCGGCGGTTGCGTTGCACCGCGACTTCCTATCAACATCGCCATCGTAGCCAGCGGATTCTGGAATCTCGGAAGGTAAGAGCCGTCCCAATCAATCGGAGCGGCCAAGTTTCCAGCCCAGAAGAAGGCGTTGGATTGGTTCGTCGAAACGTCGGAGAGCCGCGCAAGTTCGTTGACGCCGCCGCTCCTGCCTCCGTTCGGAACGAACAGAAGGAATTGATCCCACAATTCGGGCGTGAAGTTCAACTGAATCGTGTGGCGGTCGAGAATGGCATAATCGCGGTAGTCAGACGCGGCTATGGCCTCGTCGTCGCCGACCGTCGGCGGTATCGTGTCTCGGCCCCACATCAACATCTTCCCGTTGCGGAAGACCAGCAGGCTTCCATCCGAATCGAAGTAGGCTCCGGTAGGTCCGGTATCAGGCAGTTGAATGACCTTTTGCGCGTCAACGTCCTTCAAGAACCATTCGGGGGCTATGTCGAGCTTGTAGTAAACGGCGGGCGTGCGCGAAACGCCTAAGTCGTCTCTGACACCGACACGTATGAACGACTGAACTTCTCCCGGCGACCGTGGCGTCGTGAAGATGATCTGCCCCGGCAACTCGGTGTAGTCCTCAATCGGCCTTTGGAGAATGCCGCCCGAGTAAACCAGAACCGAGCGGTAGTCCGGAGTGAACGAAAACTGCGTGATTGTGAACGCAACGCAGTGTTCTGTGCCGCCTCCGAAGCCGTAATCGTAATCTTGCGCCGTGTCTGTCGGATCGGCATCGATATCCTGCCGCGCCGGGATGACCGTCTCGCTTGCTACCGAGTAGACGACGAACAGGACGCGCTCGCCTACGTGCAGGGGGGCTAGGAACTCAACGGAGTTCACGGTCAGTTCGATATAATCGACGCCTTCGAGTTGAAGCTGACCATTCCTGTAAACGAACAGGGAGTGGTTGCCCATCACGTAGGCGTATTGATCGCCCTGAACGATGATTTGGAGCAACAGCGCATCTCCGTCCACGGGGATGCTTGCCGGGCAGAACGTGATGCTGCTGATAGTTGTTTCTTCGTAGTCGGTTCCGGGCGTGGCGCACCCGCCCACAGGACCGCCCGTTTGAAGCACGCCGTTGACGTAAACGCGAAGGTGCGCAAGGTCTTGGATGTACTCATACGAAGCCGGTGGAGGAGTAGGGTTGGCGCAGGTTGGAACGACGCCGCCAATATGAATGAGCGAGTTGTATGTTATGTAGCAGTCAACCAAGTCCGACGAGTTTCCGAGGGGAACGATTGTTTGGCCTTCGGTATTGATCGTTTGAAGGTCATAAATGACCGGCTCGCCGGGGAAGTCTCCACCGTCGCCGCCCGTTCCGCCGCCCTTGTTAAGGAACTCGCGCACATCCGTTATGTCGGCTTCTTCCACGATAACAGGATCAATACCGCCTTGTTCCGTTACCTTGACTATGGCGATAGCCAACATACTTACCGGAATGTCGGGGGCATTGAGGCGGGGCGTCCCCGTCCCGAAGGCCACGGGTGTGCCTGGAATCACGGCGATTGTCTCGGTATCCGTGGCCGCCACAAGGTCGTAGCGTTCCAACCCAAGACCTACGGGGCTGAACGAACTGCTTCCGGAAGGAACTATCGTGTCGGACACGATATCGAGAACGCGCTTGCCGTTGCTGGAAACGTAGCGTCCCGACTTGACGGTGATTTTGTTGTTGGGATCGGGGAACGACGGGATGGGCTTGAGCATCAACAGGTGATGACGTTCAACAACGTCTTTCAACGTTCCGTCGTCGTTCAGGGACACGCTCAACCGGGCGTCCAGAGACTCCGAGAAGTCGTAGTCGGCTACGATGTTCTGCCCCGGTACGGTAGGCAGCGTAAACGTAAAGGAGTAGTAGCCCGTGTTGTAATCAATCGTTCCAAGCCCGATACCGCCGGTCAAGCCGCCGGTGCCGTTGTCGGTAATGACCTGAGACCCGTCTTCCGGTTGTATGACGACGCTGAAGGGAACGATCACCAGATTCTTTAAGTAGCCGGAATAGCTCGATCCCCCTGCGGGGGCCATGTACTCTCGAACCACCTCGGCGACCGCGCCGTTCGTCATATAAGAAAAATCTGCGGTCACAGCGCCCGTAGCCACGGTAAACGTAACGTCGTAGGCTCCGGTGTCATAATTGATCGTGCCGTAACCGTCTCCGAGCATCAGGCCACCACCATTATCAGCAAGCTGCTGCGGCGTCGTAGGGTCGTCGAAGATGACAGAACCCGGCACAATGTTCGTCTTACTCAGCGTTCCGGTATAGTTCGTTGCCCCAATGCCTATCGGCTCGCCGGTTACGGCGGCGAGGCCGCCGCCTCTTGCGGCAATGATTTCCTCCCACAAAGCAACCAGACCGCGCTGGAAGTTGAAGGGGTTGCCGTCGTGGTACAGGGGGCGAAGGTCCAGAATCTGGCTCTCGTAGATGATTGTTGCCTGGCGAGCAATCTCGGCCAGCTTGAAGATGTAGTGGTAGTTCCCGTCCGAGTCGGTGTAGTCAGCCGGTTCGAGATAGGTATCGATGTCTTGAACGACGTTGATTACCTGTCTAAGCTGGCTGCGTAGCTGCCCGATAGTAGCCACCGACAGACGATGAATAAGGTTAGGGTCTTCGTAGCGGTCGATTTCGTCGAAAAAGACGTTAAGATAAACGCCGTCCCGCCGCGTTCCGGGGCCGGAGTAGTCGAGATTGATCCGGTAGTAGGTTCCGGCGATCATTCCCAGCGACGTTCCGTTGACTGTTATTGTCGTTGCGGTGTTGGCTGTTATCGTATAAGGCCCGGACGGGTTGGCCACGTCGGGAACGATGGTTCTGTTCACCAGCGACCCCGCCTCGTAGTTGGCAGACGAGTCCGTGATGGTTGTATCTCCGCCGCCCTCGCTGACCGCCGTGATCTGCGGGAAGATAGAAAGCTGGTCTTGCGTTGCTCCAAGATTGTTGTAGTTCACGTCTTGGAACAAGACGCAGCCTATTCCTTTGAGGAAGAATCGCCCCGCGACATCGCCCTCCGACTCCGCGCCGGGTGTGCCTGTTCCGCCTTTGATAGTGAAGTCGTTGGCGGTTGGGATAGCCTCGATCTTGAAGCCGTTATTAGGAGACCCGTCGCCGAGAATCTGGGCAGCGCGGCGAAGTTGATAGAGGAAGGCTGAGTACGACTCGTTTATGTCGGCGTCCACCATCGCAATGCCTTGCTGGGCAAGCGGGTGGATATAGCGGTTCCTCTCGTTGAACATGAACCGCGAGTATTTTCCGGTGTAAGCTCCCATCTTCAAGGCTCCTTCGCCAAGTGTAACACGCCCCTCATCGAGTTACAAGGGGCGGTTCTGTTAAAGCTCTCCTGGAGGTCTGTCGCACTCCAGACATGTTTGTGCGAGCCAATTCCACTGTATGACTACCGGCGCGGTGTCATGGAAATCCGCCCACGACGCCAGCAGCGTCTTGTACAGCCAATCGGTATAGCCCGGAAACTGCACGTAACCAGTATCTACTAGCGCTGGTCCTAGCGGGGGATTGGCAGGGTTGTCTGTCAACAAATTGCTCGGGTAGACTACGACGCGCATAGTACACGGCTTGGTTAGATCGGGGCTGGCGTTATAGACGTGCGTCTCCAAACGATAGACACCATCCGCAGGATCAAGAGGATTGCCTGTGTAAGACAGCACGCCTAGCGGTTGTGCGCAGCTAATCAGCCCGGGGCCGCTATCGTCCCACACGCTAACGTACACTTGCGCCGTGTTGGGGAGCATTAATGTCTGATCGGTAGCCACCTTTACGCCAAGCCAAAGCTGCCCACACTTCGAGTCCCATGCCACCGAGTAAGCTTGGCTATCGAGGTAAACCGGGTCCGTCGCCGGGATGCCCGGAGGGCACGTCAAGCCTTGATCAGGTATCCACGAAAGGTTGTGGGACTTGAAGCTTAAACCTGCGCCGTGTATTCCCGGATCGAGCAGTCTAAATTGATGTTTTATGATGTAGTTGAAACCGTGGCGCGGGAAGAGGGCGGGATCGGTGTGCGGCAATAATGACGGATTCTGGAAGAGGTAAGCGCTGAGCCGCTCTCCACCGGGGGCGGCCCCCACAGTAACTTTCATGCCCTCGTTAGGAACATAGATGAGCGGAGCGGCGGGGGGCAGCGCGAGCAGTCCCCACTCGTCCGCGAAGTAAGGAGGCTCAATTCCGTCGTAGTTGCCAAACTGAATAAACCACTCATCGCAAGTATTGAACCCGACTTCCTCACCCCAGTAACAACGCGGGACGCAGCCTACCTCGATGCTGAAAGTGTCATGACAACCGCGAAACGTCTCCAAACATCTTAACACCAGGAGGGTCTGGGGCTTGACGCACGCCGGAGCGTAGCGGCGGTAGCTGGCGCACAGCCTCGCTAACTGCTCCTGTGTCAATCCCTTGTAAGCCATTGCAACAATGCTCCTAGATGATATCTTGTTTTATGTAGTAACAGCCAAAGTAATTAGGCCCGCCGCCCCACGCATTTGAACTGATGTAGATGTTGTCGACCCAGTCCGTGTAACCGAGGAACGACAAGACGCCTGTGTCTATCTGAGCCGAGTCCGACTCTCTTGTTGCTACGACCCTAAGACGTGCTGGGGTTAGAAGATCGACAGACGCCTGCCAGCAATAGACTTCCAAAACATAGAAGTCATTTTGCAGAAAGATGCCGTCGTGCCAATCAAAAGAGTTGGGGTAAAGCTGAGCATGAAGATAGTTCTGGGGTTGATGCTCCAGTCTGTACCACGTATTGACTGCGCCGTCTCCGCCGGATACACCGTCAACAACCAGAGCCATCTTGCGCTGCCAATAACCCGGCGTCCAAGAGAGATTTTCCCGGTCGTCGCCGTAAATCGTTATGTCTACTCCGATATTCCAGCACATAGAGTAAGGATTAGGAAACAACGACGGGTCTCTAGCCGCGCCTACAGGCGGATAACTCAATTGTCTGCCTGATTCCCAAGCAAGAGGAACCGTAGGAGGAGGTTGGACTGCGCCAGCGGTATCGATCAAATTTCCTATGCTGATTTTGTTGTCTTGATAGCGGTTACTTCCTGACGGATTGTTTCTCGGTCCTATCCAAAAACGAAAAGTCCACTTCCAAGAATAACCGTGACGGATAGGACCTCTGTTCGGAGGCGGATTTCCTACTGCCGGGAAGGGAGTAAGAAACCGGGGGGACTGAAGCAGCCAGCTAAACCAGTATGAGTTGGAGCCCGGGCGAAGTTCAAGATACTGATTACCTCCGCCGTCATTAACTAAGAAGCCCAGATTGGGATTAGACCACCGCCACCAATCATAATGCACCTCGCCGGGCACGTTGGCGGGAGGGCCGTCGTTTATAGGTCCGATTGAGGTGTAATCACTGAAATCTTTTAGCCACGGCGTCGGCGGAACAGCTACAAAACAACGCGGTATAAAGGGTTCGGGAGGCGCTAAGAAAACATCCATTCTAGCCGTGTCCAAAGGACGCGCCGTTTCTACGCACCTCTGAAAAGGCAACGTCATCGGACGAACACACGCTGGAGTGTAACGGCGGTAGCTCTTGCACAGCCGAGCCAGACTCTCTCGCGTTAATCCTCTGTAGCTCACGGGGTGTCTTTAGGGCACGGCCCTACTCCGGGGGCAAACTCGCAAACAAAGCACTCCTTGGACACGTCGATATTGTATTTGGAGCAATGAAAAGTAGGGACAGTCTTGATTTGTCCTCCGCAGCACTCTACGGTCGTTTCTCCGACAGCGCTTACTGACCGAAATGAACAGAGAGCCTTAATCCTCCCCTCGCGGCCCCGCCGCACCCATTCAAGATACAACTTTTGCTTGAACAGAGGGTCAGACTGGCACTGATCACAGGTTTCCTTATTAACGAACCGTTGGTATTTAAGACAGACAAGGAGACTCATGTCCTGAACTCCAAGTCAACGTAGTAGTGAATCGTCGTCTGGTCGTCTTTCCAAATGCGGTCGTGGCGAATGACGTTGTACATCATTCCGGTGTTAGGATCAGGAGCATCTACGCCGCCAAACAGCGCGTGCTCCCGGAGGTACATATCGTTGACTTCTGACTGCGTCATTTCGAGGACTGTGTGTATCTCTACGTAATTGGTAGGACCAGAGTCGTATGCCGGAAGGCCGTGATCTCCGAGCACGAATACGTCCGTCTCATCCAGTTGCGCGGAAAGGCTGCCGTCAAAGTCAATCCTTCCTGTTGCGAAATCGTAAGCATCGATGTCAATCTCTGCGCCTGCGTGTGTGCCGGAAACAACTGTGAACTGGTAGCCCTGGAACCAGTTGTCAGGCTCATAACGCCCGACTAAGTTGCCGCCTTCGTACCGGTAGGGGTCTAGTACGTAAGTAACGCCCTCATTAGGGTCCGACGGGTCCGCCAAGAAACGGAACGAGCCGTATCCATAACGGACGTAGTAGATGCTCGATATAGGTGTTCCTATTGCTGTGCGAAAGACTTCGTCGGCCAACGTCGTGTCTATCACCGACGCTTGTGGAGTGCCGCCGGTGTCCCATCCGGCATCGCCGCGTCCAAAAGCGTGATACAACAACCCGCGATAAAGCGGGACGGGGCAGGGATCGGCAGTTTCGGCTCCGATAGCCCAAGAAGCAAGAAGGAGAGCGCCGTTCCACATCAGATTGTTGCGCTTTGGAGGAAGGTGCGTCACCTCGACTCCGTTGGGCGTATTTCGGATAACCACGGCTCGAAAAACACCCTTGATCATCTGCGGGGCTGTTATCCGTTGAGGAACAATCGGTTTTATCTTTGCCATTTTAGCCTTCTTTACGGTCCCACAACTACGACCGGAATGAACTGAGAGTGCCAACCGGAATAACACGTGTGGTCGGAGACTTTTCTCACACGCACGCGGACAAAGAACGGCACAAGCGGCATAGGACTGATTGTGTGTGCGAAACCCAGAGGATCGTAAGTCAACCAGGCCGTAACATTTCCGTCGCCAAGCCAATCGAACTGGTACTCGTAGTCCTCATAGCCGCACGGCTTTTCCTCGTCGCCAACCTCCGTGACGCACGGATTGCAATGAGGCAGAACAGGGAAGGCTCTGAACTCAACACCATCCTCGATATGCGGTAGTGTCAGCCAAACAGGAGCGCTGCATCCGCACGGCTCAGGCACAACACACGTCAATTGCGGCGCGGGTTCGCAAGGCAGCGGGAAGAACATGCCGAGTTTGTCGCACGTATAGAATGTCAAAGACCAATCTATCTCGGACATGTTGATTGCTTGAATGGCTGCCGGACGGCCCCACGTAGAAAGAACACGCACTTTCCAGTAGCGGTGAGGGTCAACTTCCCGTTCAATGCGATAAATCTGCCACGGAAGCTTGGCGGGGGATGGTTTAGCGGCGTATCCATCCATCAAATAACGTCCGTTCGCCAGAGTAAGGTTTGTGACAAGCCCGTTGATAGCGTCTATGTCAACGTAGGTGGCATAAGACCCTACCGCCGTCACTTCTACGCGGTTAACCGCAGAGCCAATGGGAAACCGCGAGGCGCACGCGGGTTCAAACACCACGAGGGCATCTATCACGTCGACCGCCTGAAACACTTCCTTGATGTTGCCGCTTACGACGCTGAACCAATCGCCTTGCGTGAAGCCAAGGTTGATCATCGAAGTTGCGCCGGGAAGCAACGGAACGCTGAGCGATCCGGCAGTAGCCTCGTTGTCGACTTGTGAGAGATTGGGAGGAGGGTCTGTAAGCGTTACAGGCCCGCGCTTTAGCCTGGTGGTTTGGGTCGCAGCGTCAAGCGTAAAATCAGCCACGAAGCGGTCGGGAGTGCCGTAGGTAAACTCTTCTACGAAGAAGTAGTTTATGCCGTCATCGGAGTGGGCTATCTCGAATCTGTACAAGCCAAAGTCGGCTTTGACTCTTACGTAACGGACGGCCTTCGCGTCGTCCAAGGCAAAGACCCACTCCTGCGGAAGGTCTTGCGGCGACGACTGATTAGCTATCCACGACCCATTCTCCATCAGATTAGACGCGCTTGATGCTGCGGTAGGCGAGAGAGCGTCGCCGAGCGCGGCACCGGCGTATGTCTTCAGAACATCGAAGTACGTTTCGTCGTAGATGTGGCCGACGGGATCGCCGGGAAGTCCGATGCGTGTAAGAGCGCGACCCTCAGACATAGCCACTAGACCCCACGGTTCGATCACATCGCCCGAAGACCAGTACTCCGTGTAGTCTTCGACGATTCTGGCAATGTCGTCGCCCTCTTGCAGGGCGATTGACGGCGCGGAGCCGAGTTGAACATAGTAGTTGTCAACGCCATCGATGACATCTACTCCTATGGCTATTACGTCCAGAATCTCGCGCTCGCCTCGGTAGTTCTCCAGCAGCACGTTGATACCAGCTTCAAAACCCTGCGTATCAATGACGTAAACCTTGTCTATGCTCACGCCAAGCGACGTTACCGTAGAAAAGCCTAGATGCGTGGTCCACGGAACCATATTCGTCCAGAGGATGTTGTGGACGAATTCGTAGGCTTCCGGCGTGATGCCCGTGGCGAAGTAGCCCACAAGCTCCATTCCCGGCAGCGTACCCTTGCGCCGGTAGAGGGGTACCGCCGTCCTAATCTGCTCTCGTTGCTGATCAACTGAGAGCGTCGTATCTACTTCAATTCCTACCAATGCGCCGAGTTGCGGCAGGAAGCTCGAATCTATGGTGTCCACGTCCACCATGTTCGGCAGATACGCCGTCAGTCCACGAATCTCATCAAACATCGGCCCGACAATCTTAAGGAATCGTTCCAGCGATCCCCTAGTTATCGTGCCATTCTCGTCCAGCTTGATGATTTCCCCGTAGTACGGGGACGTAGTATCCGTGACTTGCTGCTCTTTCAGCGCACGCAAAACAGGGACAGTAAGAAGCGGGTATTGTGGCATGTTATGACGGCTGTCCTGTGTTGTTGGTGTTGCCTTGTCCGTCCTGGATGCGGTACAGGGCGTCCAGCCATGCGTAGAACATCTTCTGGGCGAAGTAGCCCGTCTCTACCGCCATCATCTTGGCTGTTCCGGCAAGCTCCCAGTAACAGTCGAGAGGAAGCTCTGTGCCGGGCGCTCTGTAAAACAGCGCGTAGTAGTAAACCACCAGCGGCTCAACCGTTATGGCCGACGTATTGATGACTGCCGAGTCGCCGGACACCATTGGCGCTCCGGCATTCGTGATCGTGAACGAGACGGGGCCGACGAAAGGAACGCCGACCGTGCCGACGCCAGACCGTCCTTGCGCCGCGCCGGTGACGTAGAAGGCCGTTGGACTGGTAAAGATGACGCTCCAAGCGTCGGGGGCGTAGGCGGCGTCAACCGTTACCGTCGAAAAGACAGCGTCTCCGCTCCAAGTGCCAAGTACCGGCGTAGGCTGCTCAATGTCGTTGGTGCGCGTCAAGTCAGCCAGATAGCCGGGGTCGAAGGCCACGTCCGACTCGAAGATGGTAAGCCCGTCTTTTGCCGTCTCGGGGAAGGACGTTTCTCTCCGAACAATCCTTATGCGGTCAACAGCCGGAGTAAACGAGTAGTTCCACGTCAGGACAATCTGTGGCCCTTCGTAAGCCCTTCGGGCTATAAGCGGCTGTGTGATTAAGATGATCTCAGACATGGCTAGTCAACGCACCTTCTGGTTGTCACAACCTGTTCGGGGCCTTGCTCGAACGTCAGGGAGAGCGAGCCGAGCGCGAGCAGACAGCTTTCCAGCGGCGTAACGGCTCCGAGCCTATCCGTAGTACGGAAGCGGGCCTTGTCGCCCGCCAACATAGGATCAGGCCCCGGATTAGTGATCGTGAAGATTATGGTACTGTTGAACTCGATGCCGACTTGTCCTGTTCCTATCAACCCGGCGTTGGAGCCTCGAACGGCGAAGTTCGTAGCGTCTGTAAACGTTACCTCCCACGCATCGGGGGCGGCGGTAGGACTTACGTCTATGTCCGAAAGGACCGCATCACCGCGCCACGGACTCAAAACGGGTTGCGGGAGAAGGGTAAAGACCGACAGGTCGGCGGACTCCACTCCTTGAACGCCCGTTATCGTGTCGTACACGCTGCTCTGGTGCAACGGAAGGCCAAAGCCTATCAGAGGGCTGTCTTCCTCGAAAATTGCCTGTACAGCGGCTATAACGGCTGTCTGAACGGTATCCAGATCGAAGCCGTCAAGAACACGCACTTTCCCTTCAATCCGAACTTGCTCCGTGCAGAATCCCGCCACAGTCACGACCGTACAAGAACTCTTGCGCCCTTCGAGGAACTCGTAGATTTGTTGCTGCAGCAACGATGTTGGTTGCCCGCCGCCCGCAGGGTAGACGTAGAGGCGGATTGTGCAGCAGCCGCTCTCGATGTTATGCGCGTCATGCACAATGGCGCGGGCCTTCTTGATCTGGGAGAACTCAGCCAGAACCAGATTCTCATAATCCTCCGGCGTGACGGCTCGGTAGAGGGCGCGGAGCGATGCCGGGCCGAGAATCTTAGCCTCTTCAATCGTCTCGCCGTCTCTGCCGCCCGACGCTGCGCTGGGATTGTTTACCGTAACGCCCGCCGGAACAGCCGTTACGAACGTCGTCAGCGTCGCCGCTCCGACGTTTCCGGCAGCGCCGACTCCAATGCGGTAAACGACTCTGACAATCGCGCCAGCCGCAGGAATCTTGCCTTTGGCTCCGTCACCCAAACGAATATCGAGCGTGCCGTCCAGACCTTCGACGACGACGTAATCGCGGCTCGACTCCGTAGAGTCAAGGAACGAATCTACCTCCGTCCATAGAACCTCGCCCGATCCTTCGTCTATGTAAACATCGATGCTGTCCAAGTAGACGCCGCTTCGCGTCAGCGAGAACGTCAGGAACGTCCTGCTTTCCAGGATGTTGTAGAGGTCTTCGACCGTCTGACCTTCTTCTGCGCCTACCGTCTCCGAGTCACCCGCTGCGATTGTGACCTCGGCGGTCGTCTCGAAGTACGTGATCGTGTCTCCAGACGTTTGAACGCGGGTACCAGACGGAACTACGACAGAAGAGGTGGAGCCGTTGGCTATTACGAGATCAACCGAGGCGGGCGTAGGCCCGTCCATCTCGTAGTCAATCAGCTTTACCATATTGGCTACGGACGTGCGAGAAAGCGCCGTCGGAAGGAAGCACTCGTTAGCGGCGCGGTCGATGTAGAAATGCAATCCGTCAGCGACGTAGGCGAACAGTTCAAGCAACACTATTCCATTGTTAGAGGCGTTGTGATCTGTCCACTCGGGGTTAAAGTACGGGATCGCCGCGAGCAAAGAGGCGCGGATGCCGTCAAAATCTCTGGAGGTGTAATCTATCTGTATCTGCTTTGACATTTGTGTTTACTGTCCCTCCACGTACTGTTGCCCGGTCGTCATGGCGGATTCGTAGATGGGCTGATTCTCTCCGAGAGCCTCGCGCTGCGTAGGATCAATGTAGTAAGGCCACACGAGGTTGCCTGTAACATTGGTCTTGATGATTCGGAACTCCACCATGATTTGAAGGATGCCTTTGTCCCGGTAGGTTCGATCTACTTGGATCGGGCCGACTTCTATACGCGGTTCCCATCGTTGAATGGACTGCCGCACAAGAAAGTCGATGTAGGCGTCCAAGCGGGGATCATTCGGCTCGAAGAGCAGTTGCCGCAGATTGGTTCCGAAAGTCCGGCGCATCGGTCTGGACCCCGGCGTGCAGCCGAGAATCTGTTGAACGCTCTGCCGAACCAGTTCGACTGCCTCGGAGTCGCGCAGGCCGCCTAGGTCGGTGAGGCCGCCGTTGCTTCCGAAGCGGAAGGGGAAGGACGGCCCGCGACCTAGAAATCGTCTGGTTTCAACCGGCATGTGTCTTATCTCCGGCGGCGGTCTCGCGCAGCATGTTGGCGAGCGACGACGCTACGCTGCGCGACATCAACACCGCGCTAATCTCTACTGTAAGGTCGTGCTTCTCTTGAAGCAAGTCAGAAGGCTTCAATTCGGCCAAACGTTTTCGCAAAAGAATCTGTCTTTCAGCCAAAAAGCTCTCTAGGAGCGGCAGTTCCGGGATGTTGTTACCGTTCTGGCGCGTCTTGTTCAGGTAGTCCATGACGGCGCTGATGGTCTCTACCTGAGCGCTCAAGACCTCCCTGCGCCGGTTTGTATCATCAATCCGTTGCTTGACCCGCTCCAACCGCTTTTGTAACTGGTTGATGTAGTCGGGCGTGGCGACGGTATGGATGTCCGCCACGAGTTGTTCCATCAACTCGCGGACGCGAGGCGGCGCTCCGTGTAGTAGCTTTTCAAGTGACATCGTCACAAACCTATCTGATGCAACACGTCTTTTGCTTGATGCTGCGACTGCTCCATAATGTCCTGGTCAGCCTCTGCGTTGGCATCGAGGTCTGATCCCGTATTCTTTTGCAGACCAAGAAGATGCAACAAACTGTCCAAAAGGGTGTTGATGAACGCGAAGATAGAGTTGATCACGTCTGCCACTGGGTTAAGAATAGCCGTCAGTGTTGTGGCAACGGCTTGTAGCGACTGCTTAGCCACGTTCATCAGAACATTGTATATGCCTGACGCGAAAGCGATAGCCGCGTTGATCTTGTCGAACGGGTTTTTGCACTCGCTTATCTGAGAAAAACCGAGGTCGTCCAAGGTCTCTTTGGACTTTTTCAGAGCCTCCCAAGCATCCTCTATCTCGGCCATAGCATTCAAGGAGCTTGCCGCCAACACCTTAGTGGCATTGATTAGCGGAGCGAACACGGATTCTGCCACGCTGGTTGCTTCGCTGGCATGTTGAAGGTGGAAATCGACTCCGCTCTCCTGCGTGTCGGCTTCGGCTATTCTTTCGGCGTTAGCCTGCATGTCTTGTAGCTGGCTCGTTCTTTCAGCACGCTTGCCTTTCGTGCATGTCTGTGGCGCACTCAGCGCGTCGGAGCCGAACACAGGAAACGGCGGGAGGATTTCGGATAGGCCGAAAATGCTCAGGAAGCCATTAATCAAGTCTTCGATAGGCTTGAGTAGTGTGTACAAGACTTCGTTGAGAAGCCCCACCAGTAACGACCAGATGAAGCTTTCCGCATCGTCCTTATTCAAAGCCTTGTCGATCCAGCTAGTAAGGTCTATCTGCGCAGCTTTTAGCTTCGACACGCTACAACCAGTAGCCATTATTCCATCTCCTAAGCAGAAACCTCATCCACAGGATGACCGATTCTGATGTCCTTACCCCTCGCGTAACGCACACTATTCTTGCCGATAATGTCTCGCTTATCTCCTACGACAGTTCGGCCAAAGTCCTTTTGATGAATCCATTGAGTCTCCCCACGAACCAAACAGTAGAAATTCCCGTCTACTTCCAGGCGGTAATCTCCTAGAGTACGAAGCGTGGCGTTGCCCTCTACAACAATGTCTTGATCTCCGTAGACGTGCAGTCTGTCATCGCCAGTGCCGGTCGCGCCAGCTTCGACAGTCACCCACCGTTGATTCTTGTGTCGCTCGACCATCGTCCCGTCTGGATGACGTTCTTGCCATGTCTGTGTCGGGTGCCAGACGTGAACGCGCTCTTGTCCTTCGGTGTCGTCGATTTCAATCCTGATACCAGACTTTGTCACAAGGACGCGGTTGGATGGGTACTTAGCTGCGTAAGGAGGCGGCGGTTCCGAAAGAGTAGGCCCTGCCGCGCTTCGCATCGTATCCGTGCCTTTCGGACCGAGCTTGGCGGATTCGTCCGTTTTCCCGCCTGCGTCTACGCCTTTAGCGAGAAGAGGTATGTCTGAAACGCCTTTAGGAAAACCCCACCAACCTCCCCACCAGACAGGGTTGCAACTGCTGCCGTTCTCGAAGAAGACCCATACAGTAGCGTCTTTATCCGGAATCTTGAACTCGCCGAGACCCTCGCCGGTCAGTGCGCCACAGGCGGGCAGCGACCAATCTGAGATAAGGTCTTTACCATAAACAGCAGGGATGATAAGGCGGAGACGACCCGTTTTGTGGGGATCGTTGTTGTCGTAAACAATAGCCTTGTATTGACCGTAGTAAGTGCCTCTGGCCTTATCCGGACACATCTATCACCCTCCCACAGGCAGGGCATGTTCTTTTGATCGAGGTCTCGTTCGTTCCGGCCTTGAACCCAACAACAACGTGCATCAGCTTCCCGCAATCCGGGCAGCGTTTATTGGTATTGGGATCGTAGGCTTTGGCAAGAAGACGCTTGACATCGTCCTGCGTCTGCTTCGGCGGGCGAACATCGCCGGACGATCTAACCTGCCGCCGTAACGACTTGTCACCACAACAGTTGGCCATTTAAGTCAGTGCTCCCACTAGCCGCAACACAGTTGCGACACCCTCGCTAATCAATGTACCAAGAGGACGCCTTCCTGCCAAGAGACTATCACCGGCTTTTTCTCGATAAGTCCTAGAAAGCTCGAATTCAGTCACGTACTCGCCGCGCATATAACGATGCGTCACGGACGTAACGTAGTAGTAGCCACCGTGCCTCCCCGCATTAACCACCAAGACAACTTGACGCGGGGCCAATTTCTCTAAGCCAAACGTCATTCCAGACGCCTCCATAAACCACTTGGAGGCGTCGGCTCTTCCCTGCAGCCAGGGAACGATATGAGAAAGCTCATTGCCCGACACAGTAGTTTCAACCTCGTACTGTACCGGAACGTCCGCTCCTTCGCCTATCCTTGTGGCTTCTGCAGAAGACTGGATTATTCCTTTGCTCGCGCTCTTGAGTAGCGTTGTAATATTGTCGTCCTTGTCCATCAGGGCAACGGCATTGACAGGTTCTCTTGGGTTGGCGTAGTCAATCTGGTCGGTCTTGAACTGAACTCCGCGCATGAACACGTCTGACGACACCGAGAAATCAGCTACGTTGGACTGGTTGCCGCTCAGCAAAACGAAAGTAAACTGAGAAGGAATCATTCTCGGTTTGTGAAAGTGCAGAACAGCCTTTTTTCCTATTCCACCGCCCTCCACGAAGAGAGCATAGCCAAAACGTTCGGCCAAATAGTCCAAGAAGGCCCAGTCAGTACGATTGACTTGCGGCTGCATAGGCAGAGGCATACCCGTATTCTCTATCTCCGTGTCCAAGTCATACATAGCCGCGATGTCTCTGACGATGGTTTCGGCTTTTATCCCATCTTTAGGCGTCCCCCACATCCGTCTCTTTTCCGTGGCGGCCAGCTTAAACTGTTCTCCAAAACAGACCAGAGACATCATTACCTGCCCCTGATTATTGACAGAGAACTTAGGCTTGTGCGTGTAGAACGCGCCGCCAACCTGCTCAAGCCCGGTTGCGGGATAACCCATTCTGATTTCGACCTTGCGCCATTCTTCTAACGCGGGGTCGTTAACCCACTCAGCATCGGGTTGAACAATATCAATGAAGGCTATCGGAGCGGAGTGATCGTGGACAAGACGCACCTCTACTTTGTTGACGACCACGTTGTCATTGAAAGAGATTTTGCCATACCCTTCGATCTCCAGGGCTACTAGAGGGCTAGTTCGGTCTGCGCGAGAAACTTTTCCGGTTTCGGCGTCTGAAATATGCGTCAAAGGATCACGGTAAGAATCAACCGGACCCGAATCGCGTGACACGGGTTCAGCCGCTCTTACCACATCAGAAACCGTACTTACTATATCCAAGAGACCCATTACCTTCTTGTCCTCCTGACCAACGCCCGCGTCGGAACAATCAATCTCGATCCTATTTTAATATCCCAGGGGAAAAGGATGTTGTTGACCTCCGCTATCATCCACCACAATTGCTCCATGCCGCCATAAGCCAAAGCCAAAGCATCTAAGTCTTGCGGCCCCTCAACAACGTGCTCCACCCAGTCGTCTTCGGTATCATCGACAGTCATAGGCGTCTGCGGCTGCACCCATCGTTTGACAGACCCATCGCTTAGAGTGATGCCGATGAAATTCGCTCCGTCATATCTTGAATTCCGAAAGACAGGCATAGCACGCTCCTTACTCGGCGGTTTCCGCCATTGTTACACCCGTTTCTCTAGTCGTTCCCGTCTGCAAAGCTACATCTTTTCCCCAGCTAACGGGCCTAAGCTCAGGGAAGAACACTTGCTCCTTTATAGTAAGCGAGACATAGGCGCGGAGAGGAATCAGATGATCCGGAGACCATTTGACGTGCTCTATAGTAAGGTCATCCACGACTCCGACCATATAATCAGCCCATATGAGTAAGAGGACTGGAGGTCGCCACCGATTAGCCAAATCAGCGGGGCCAGCAGGAGTGAATTTAGGCATCTTTCCAGTGCTTTTCAGCCGGAGCCACTCCAACGATCCGTTTACGTCCTTGAACCCCATCTTTGTCCGCGCCGCCAAGTCCTCGCCCCAATCGTTGAACAGCAGCTTGAACCCCATAGTACGAGGTTTGTTCCATTTGTAGATCAGACCTTGCTGGAACTTAGGCAAAATAGCCGCTTCAGGAACAGAGTAGTCCGGTTCGAGCACTTCAGTCAGTTCTTCTGGATTGTAATGACAAGCAAGCACGCCCGGTAGCTGGTATTTGTTTCCGAGGAAGTTGATGCCGGAGTTGTACATCCAATTGCTGAACTCAAGCGTGAGGCTGTTCACCATCCCAAGATCAACGATGAGCAGCTTGTCGAATGCGCCGACTTGACGAAAATCGTTTCCTTCGGGCGAGGCCCCGTCATAGAAACTTCGAGTATGCTGCGCTAAGAGTCCAGCACGAGTTGTGAATTTTTCGTACGCACTTAGGGAAGACGCTGCCTCAGCATCATCTGAAAACTTTGACCGAGGATCATCCATCTCAGCCAAACCGGCTCCCGCCGCGATATCTCCATAGACATTTATAAGTCCAAAACCAGCACGTTCTAGCCAAGTACGCACACCCATTTAAGTGCCTCCTCCGGTCTCAGTTGCTTCTGTTGATTCGGTGGTTAAGGGTCTGCTGTACCGATATGCGACAGTGTACTGATCCTTGCCGAAGCTGGCAGACGTTACGCCGGGGAAGAACACCTGTTCGTCGATGCTTAGAGACGCCGTAGCCCGAATAGGAATCAAACCTTGTGGGGACCACTTCATGTGTTTTATCGTGAGCGTCCGTATTACGCCTACCAAACGTCCGTTGACGCTTTGTCCTCCCCACAAAACCATCAAGACGGGAGGCTTCCACCGATTGGCCAAATCAACAGGATTCCATGTTTTGGTTTTAGGCTTTCCTCCCGCAGGGGACGGCTTAATACCTCTAGCCTTGCTGCGCAACCAAGATATAGACGAGTTGACGTTTCTGAATCCCATACTGGAGTACACCTCGCTGCCCCAATCGTTGAGCAGAATCTCAAACGAAAGATTTGTAGGTCGGTTCCACTTATAAATAAGTCCCTGAGAGAAGCTGCTCGTTATCGCAGCTTCAGGAACACTGTACTCCGGTTTGATATGCTCAACGACCCTTTCAGGATTGTACTGGCAGATGAAAATGCGGTTGTTGACTCTCGTTGCGCCGCTTCTAGCATCAGTACTGGACTTGCCCAACGAGTCTATTGATTCCTCGCTGAAATCAGCAAGGTCTATCAACGTCAGTTTGTTGAGCAGCCGCGTTCCTCGGAAGTTCAACGGATCAGAGGGAGGAGCCGCGTCGAGAAATTCCTTGGTAGCGTCCGCTATCTTATCAAAACGAGATACAAGCGTAGCCCAGTCGAGACGGTTTGATGCGGGGTCTCTGGTAGGAGTTTCATCAGTAGCGGCACCGCCTCCCCGCGATAACAGCGTTCGCATAGCCGCTCCGGGGCTATCAAACATTCTGTCAGATGATCGATCAACTAGCTCACGCTCTGCCATTTAGCCGACTCCTACACCGCGTTGAGGACGCCTCGGCGCTTCGTAACGCCGCATCAATTCAACAGCCTCGTGCTTGGCAACGGCTTCGGCAATCTTGCGACCGTCGAGCATTACAGGGACCGTTATCGTTATTGTCGGGGCAGAACCTCCTCGTACAGCTTCTCTAGGCGCACCAGAATCTGCGCCGCTAGACACGGTGAAAGTCATTGCGGGTTGAAACACAATGCGCGGGGCAACATCTCTCTTGAAACCATCCTCGGCCCCGCCGCGATTGACAGGAGTGAATGTTGTCCTGCTCTTATCCTCGCGCTCAAACAAACTCGCAGGAATTACCCACTCCGGTTCTCTTTCGGCGATGATAGCTAAAGTAGGCTTAGTCACCAGCGACGGATCACCGAGCATGGGAATCTGTTTCTGCGTCTCCGGACCTTCAAACAGAACTAGGTTGGCCATCTGCGGAGACATCTTGGTTGTTGTTCTGGCGATGCGTTTCAGCATCGTCTCAATTTGGCCAAACCCAGCGGATAGCGCGGTCAGAGACGGTTTTATTTCATCGACGCCTTCTCTGATATGAAGGAAAGACGATCTAGCAAATGGTGCAGCCCCCGCCTTGCTCATCTCTTCCGTGACTTTCCGTGCTTCACCTTGAACTTCGCGCAGCGCTTCTGCGGAAGTCTTGCCCTGCTTGTACACCATATCGAAGTACTTCTCTTGGAGACCGACGGGAAGCTGGCCCAGCTTGTCGAGAAGATGATCGTGTGTAGCAATGAGAAGACGGTCGGACGCCATTATCTGTTCGTTAGTCCGCACCAAACCATCTTTCAGACGCTCTTGAGCTTCAGCCATTCGTTGCGCTTTGGTTGTGGTTCCAAAAAAAGCTGCTCCGATAGCAATAATACCACCTATGATCAGACCGAGACCGGGCAGTAGCATAGTCAAGGCTGTGGCTAATGAAACTGTAGCAACGGTAGAGGCTACTGTTGCAACTAGATGAATACCCAGCGCCACAGTTAAACCACCTATGACCGCAGAAGCTACTCTTCCCGCCGCGCCCATAGATGACAGATAAAGCCCTAGTACGGCTACTGCTGCGCCTAACATTGTTAGCCGTAAGCTGATCGGGTCTAGCGACATCCTAAACGCCATTATTACCGGGATAACCGCGAGCACCGCATAGCCAAGACCACTAATGCCTTCGTTGGACAACACCATAAAAGCGGCAGTTAGAGCGCCCAAAATGGGAGTAGAAGTTCTGAGCGCCACAAACAAGCCAACAACGGCTGGCATTAATATTTCTGCGGCCCGCTTTGTGTCGCCAAGCGCCGTACCAAGTAAAGCGAAGGCCACCGCAGCAACAGTGACTGTTACACCCACACTGGACATTACTGCCCCACCGCCGGTCAGCGTCGTAAGAAGGAACGTAACGGCTGAACCTACGGCTGTAATGATTGGCGGAAGAAGAATGAACACTCCGCTCAAAGATGCGGCAGTTAACAAAGACTGCCTTATAGGTTCGGGCAAGTCCGTTATAGTCTTCGTAAGACCCTTAATCACGTCGGCTACCGCCTTGACGATGGGCGTAAAGGCTTCTCCCAGAACGATATTCAGATTGTCCAACACGCCCCGAAGTGTAACCAAGCTGTTTCGGAGAGTGTTGTTTTGTCTCTCAACCTCTTTCTGGTGCGCCAGCCACGCGGCTTCTTCGCTGCCCGTTTCTGCTAATGTCTTTCTGTAGACATCAAACGTTCTGTTTAGCTCTCTCAGCAGAGGAACGTCTCTTTCTACAGAGAATCCCATCTGCTCGAACAAAAGAACGGCATCAATAGCCCCAGGACCGCCCCAATCTATCTTGTCGACTTGTTCGGCGAACATCCTTATGGCATTTTCGGGTTTGGTCCACATAGCACTGTAGAACTCTGCTTGACCTGCCATAAATGGCATTAACGCTCCAGGCGTCAGATACATCTGTCTTATAAGACGATTCTGTATAGACGCCACTTCTTGGGAGCGGTCGCCCAACATAGTAGCTGCGCCAGCAAGGGACAACAGACCTTCTTTAGAGATGCCCGCAAACTCCGCCATGACGGACGTGGCTCGAACGAATTGGCCGAGTTTTTCTACCGACTGTCCTGTAACTGCTGTTACGTGCTCTATGCTCAACTGGAGTTCATTAAGTTCTCCGGTAGACGCGCCAACATCCGTCAACGAAACAACGATGTCTCTAAAGCCTTTGGCCGCCCTTGCCGTTCCCTCGCCGGTAAAAATGCCCATGCGGAAAGCCGCATCTGCAAAAGCCGTGAGAGATTCCTGTCCCCGGATACCCGCAGGTATGAACTCTCGCATAGTGAGCAGCGCAGTTATGGCGTTTTGTTCCGTTCGCAGGAACGTCTCGCCCAACTCACTGCTGCTTATTCCTAATGCGCCCGTCACATTGCGAAGGCGAAGAACCGTAATCTCATACTCGGAATAGGCCGGAATCAATACGCCTAGAACATAAGCTACGCTCGCGTACTTTTTCGCTAAGTCTTCGATAAGACCCAGATCGGTAGGTGTAGGAACAACAGGCTTCTTCTGCGGAGTAGGATAAGGGCCGGGCGGCGGACCAGGAGGTGGACCTGTAGGCGAAACAGACGGGCCGGGAGGAAGCTGCGGAGGCGGTAGTGATCCCGAAGGAACTACAAGCCCCGCAGGTCCGGGCGTCCATCCGGGAGGCGCGGGCGGAGCCGGAGGAGCCGCTGGCGCGGCGGCGGGACTTGTCGGGGCAATGACTGGAGGACGCGGCGCAGCCGCTGTTGCAGCGAGATTGGAGTACTGAGCGAGTAACGACGAGACTTGCGAGGCGTTCGATTCGATAGAGAGGTTAAGCGATCTGAGAGTCTGGCCCAGACCAGCCGCAGCCGTGTTGGACTGCGACAGATTCTGCACCAGACTCCCGGCATCCTGAGCAACGTCTCGGATGTTGCTTACGACTTCTATCAGGAAGCGTCGCTTAGCCATTGCCCTATCCCAACGGGGTTGATTGCTGTCCCTTGTATGCGTCGTTCACCGCGTCGGCGTACTCTTCGCATTTCTCGTACCACCAAGCCCGCTCATCATCTGGCATCAGCATTATCTCCGTGTAGGAGAAATGCAGCACCTGAGCGATAAGGAAGGCTTGGTAGTTGACTTCGTCTACGCTTAGCTGGGCTTCTCTTGCCGCTTCCTCCTCGTTACCTCCGGATCGAAGAAAAAATCCGCGCTCTGGAAAACCATCTGGTTTTCCGCGCCGCAATTGGGACAGCGAACCGGTTCGCTGAAATCGGGTCCGGGTTGGTGCGAGTAGAACTCGCTCTGGATGAAATCAAGAGCGGGCAGCGGCAGGTTCTCAAAGAGATTGGCTTCAACCTCCATCTGAGAAGCGCCGTTGAAAGAGATCAAACAACGCCCAAGCAGCGTGTAAACGCTGGCCACGGGGTTGGCCCGCATGGATTTGGCGATTACGGCTTGATCCGCGCCCGTGGGGAAACGAAACACGGCTTCGACACCGTATTCCTCCGACTGAACCTTAAACACGCGCTGAGGCCGTCCTTGACCGTCCTGAACGACTTCAACATCCTTGGGCATCGGGTAGACCGGCACGTCGTTGGTGATGCTGAACGTGCCGTGGAACGGCTCTTCGCAAGTGCCGCAAGACATCGAGAAGCGAACGTCGTCGCCCTTCGATATCTTCCTGATCTGGAGCAAGAGAAACTCCCTGTCGCCAAGAAGCATCTCCGTGAAAGTTCGGCGGTCAATCTTGACGCTGCCGAGAGCCTTCACGCAGCTTTGAAGGATAACGTCTGTTACCCTCGTGGCGTCCCTGCGAACGTCCGCCCTAGCGATGTCTTTCCGGGTCATTCCCGTCATCGGGATGATGTCGGCGGTCGTTACGACCTTATCGCCGTCCATTACGCCTGCCGGGAGTACAACTCCCACTGGTTGAATCAACGACTCCATCACAAACCTCCTTGGTCACAGACCATTGGAAGAAGAACACAACGCGGCGCAGCAGCATTAGCCCAACTTCTTTCCCCAATGAATGCCCTCGTGCGCAACAACGAGGTTCTGAATCCAGACTTCGTTGCCCGCCGCGTTGAGTTCGTTGGTGCTTATTTCTTTCGGCCACGCACGCAAAAGCGTAACCGTCCTAGCGATCCTCGGCGACACCTCGCCGCTGCTGACATCTCCCTTATCGTAAACGTCTATCCTGATTGTGCCTTTGTATCCCGCGTCAGAAGAACCCTCTTGGCCATCCAGCGTAGCTTGTGTAACAATGTCGTTAGCAGGCACGCCAGCAATGTTTTGGGTCCACTTAAGCAACTCTTGACTGTCGGGAGACCATCCACGCGAAAACGCCACGTCATCGTACTTCACGAGACCCGGAGTTTTCTTGACGGTGACGCCGAACTTGTAATTACCCTCGCGGTAATCAATCTCGGCTACGGCCTGTTTCAGGCCGCTAACCTTCATGAAACCACAAACCGCCCCGGTAGCGTAACCGTTAACCGAGTCTATTGTGACAGCGTACCTGAAGTTTCGGATCGGATCGGCAGGCCCTATTTCTACGGGAATTGCCATGACAAACCTCCTTTAATCAAGCCTGAATGGCCCTGTAATGTCCAAGTTGTCGCCTGCATCCGCGATGCTCTGGCGCATCGCGGACTTGAACCTGTCGGCGACCTTTTCCATCCAACTGGAAGGCTCGCCCCATGCGAGTCCTTCGTGAACAAGAGTCATTGACTCTATGATGACGGCGTTGCCCATGCCTTCGAGCGGTGTTACAGCGAGCTTGGCGGGCCAAGCGCGATACAAATAACACTTGCGAGAGACGAAGGCCGGATCGCCCTTGCCCAGAATCGAAATGGTCACGGTTCGTTTGTACGGAGCCTGGCTGTGCTTCAGCGGGGCCAAACCGTCTTCAACACGCCTTCCGCCAGCGGTTCCGCCGACTTGCATACGCCACCGTTCGAGCGTCGTGTTTTCAGAAAATCCGCTTTCGAGCACGACGGGAGAGTACTTTATGAGACCGGGCGACTTCTTGGGCGTGACGCCCCATTTGTAGTTGCCCTCGCGGTACTCTATGACGTTGGACTCTTCTTCGATGCCGGACACTTTCGTGAATCCGGCCTCGCTCAACAAACCAGCAACGGAGACGTGGTAACGAAAATTGCGCAGCGGCTCGTTCAACTCCGAGCTTATCGTTCCCGTGCTGGCTCTTGAAAAGATGTTGTCGAAGAATCCCATCGTCATTCCTCAGATGAACGAGATGCCTTCACACGCCACAGTAAGCTTGTGAATCAGAATCTTACTGGATTCTGCGTCTAGTGTATCAGCCTCCAGACCAATAGGCCAAGCATAATGTAGTACGAAGCCGTGCATCGGCCACGCAGCCTCTAAGCCAGTAGCGCCTAAGCCTGCAGGGTCTTGCATACCAACGGCACCAACAAAACCACCCTTGTAAAACTTAGGCGCAGGAAGGTGAATATTAACCTTCTTGAAGCCAGTGTAAGGGCCAAACCCTCCTTTTCGCCCCAGAGCGAAAAGTTGGCGCATCTTCGCAAACAAAAGGCTATTTTCGGTCACGCCCCGCTCAAAGACAACAGGTCCAAAATCGGCCACGTCCGGCAATTTTCGTGGAGAGAGAAGCTCCGTGCATTCGGTCCAAACAAGGGGGGTTATGGAGGCTCTTAGGCCGGATATTTTCGAGAAACCTACCGAATCCACTCCATCAAAGTTCACAGTAAACTTGAAGCCTACGGTAGGGTCTTCGGGGCCTAGTTGAATGGTCGCCATCTAAACCAATCCGCACTTACAAAGCGCTTGGAGTGGCGCGTCAACCGAACCGGGCGGCGTAACGAACGCCAGCCACAGGCTGGCGCGGCAACTCCACGATCAAGCCGCGCCACAAAGGCTGGGCGCGTGCTTCTGCGATGATTATAGCACAAGTGTTTTCAAGAAAGAAAGACCCTGATTCGAGAATTTTGGCGCAACCAAGGGTACAAGAAAGGAGGCTTGCCGTCTCCGACAAGCCTCCTTGAGCTTCCTGCTCCTGAGAGTTCTAGCCTCTGCGGCTGATTTCTTCGCTGATCGTCGTCCCGCCACTCCAAAGGCCGACCCTGAAGATAACGAACTCTGCAGGGTACTGCGGGTTGATTCCAACTTCGCAGAACACGCGCCCGGCGCGACGTTCGGAATCCGGGTTCGTTTCCTCGTCGCACTTGACGAAGTAGGCGCGGGATTCGTCCGTGGGCGGATAGAGCATTCCACGCGCCCACATCGAGGACAGGAACTCGCCTACGACGGCGTTTATCTGTCCCCACAGCCGTTGATCGTTAGGCTCGTAGATGACCCAGCGCATTCCTTCCTTCAAGGACGCCTTGACGAAGTTGACCGTCCTGCGGATGGAGATGTAGTGGAATCCGTCCTGAACGCTCGTCATTGTCCGAGCGCCCATGCAGCGGATGCCCTGGCCGGGGAAGAACCGGATTACGTTGATTCCTGCGGGGTGCAGGAGGTCGTGCTCGCGGTCGTTCACGCGGTATTGGACATCTACGATGCCGTTGATCGGAATGTTCGCCGGAGAGACGTGTACGCCTCGCACAGCGCCTACGGCTGCCCATTGACCGGCCATGTAACCGCTCGGCGGGAAGTATTCGCGCCGATCCGGGTTGAAATCGTCAACGATGGCCAACCAAGGGTAGTAGAAGGCCGCGTGGCTCGTGTCCAGATTGAGCGTGTACTGGCGGTAGTAAAGGATTTCCTGCGGCTCGTCGTACTGCGCGGAGTAAGGAGCGTCCAGCAAGCAGTCGATGAAGCCGTTGTTCTCGCACCAGCCGCCGAGACCCACCTGAACACCTACGTCGGTTACGCCCGGAATGGCCACGAAATTGAGGGTTGGAACGTCCTCGAAGAGGTAAACGCCGCTCTTGGGCGGAATCGGGCCTTCGTAACCTAGGTAGTCCTGGGCCACAAGAGTCGATCCGTCATGGCCGAAGGCCAGCGACACATTTACGACCGGGTACGGAATCAGTTGCCAGTATGCGCCCGCGAGCGCGGGGGACGCGCCTTGATCCGTCGCCGTGATGAAGTAGCTCTCGTTGCTGTCGCCGGAAAGGCGAATCGCAATGTCGTCGTCTTCGTTGGTCACAACGGCGTTAGGCATCGCCAAACCTACGAAAGACTCGGCCAACTGGCTCTTTTCGTAGATTTGCATACTGAACTCTTGGCTTACGACGTTCGCGCCCGTCAGAATCGTGGACGACAACACTACCGCAGCGAACTTGATCTTGCCCGGCTCTACGGCGGTAACAACTACCGTGGCGAGCGTTGTGCCGTCCTCGATTGTAACGACTTGACCTACTCTCGCGGCGTAAGTTGAACTGACCGTCAGTTCGGTGTCGCCGTTGGCGAGAGGAGCCGTGCTGACCGTGGACATTCTGTGGTAGGAGGCGCTGCGAATGATCGCGTCTGCCGCGATGGTATTGGGGTTGCCGGGGTTTGTGTTGTCGCCGGAATGCAGCGTGATCTGGAACGTTGCAACGTTAACATCCGTACAGATGCCTACGAATGTCTGTCCCGGAGCCACAGCGTCCTCAACAACGATTACGTCGCCGATCTGGATGCCATTGATGTTCGACACCGTGAGGACAACGACCGCGCCCGGACCCGGAGCAACCGGCGCAAGCTCGTTGACAGTCGTTTGGAGCTTCTGGGTCGTTATGGACAGACTGTTGCCCCAGAAGCCTTCGCTGATGGCGTCAATCTTCAGCGTATCCTCTTGGCCGTCCGTCGAACCCGTTATGCCCGCCGTGTCGATGCCTATCGTTGCAGCAGGCGTTCCAACTAAGTCGGCGATAACGAGTGTTCCAGCTACACCCGACGTGATCGAACGAACGCGAACAGCCGCGCCCAGCGCGTCCACATCGGCGGTAGCAGGCTCAAGAACGGCGCTCATGATCGTGTTCAATTCCGTGGACGATACGCTGTCGATGTTCTGAACGTTTCCACCGCCGCTGTACGTTCCGGCGGTCAGCAGGAGAGGAACCAGCGCGTTCAAGGGGCCTGCGCCAGCCGTGAGGATCAGGCTGGAGGACAACCCTTCAGTATCGGACGTAATGGTAAGGGTGTAAGTAAGCGGGGCTACCAGCGTGGCTGTCATTACGCCACCGTGAAGCTGACCGTTTACGTCGGCGAGAAGCTCGTTCTGGTCGGCGTACGTGCCGCCGCCGCCACCGCTCAGCGTAATGGTTTGAACGTCCGCCTCACTATCCGTCTGTACCGTGAAGTAGAAACCAGCCGTGGCCGCCAGCGGGAACAGAACCGGTGCGCCGGTATGCGTCGCCGGTGTAGCGGTGAACGTAATTGGCAGCGGGCCGCCCGTGTCGGACGTAACGTTGAAGCTGTCGCCGTTGTCGAGATTGAAGGGGCCTGAGCCTCCGACAATCTCAGCGGGAGTGTCCTGGAACGCGGTCTCGCCCAGCATCCCCGTGGCTTTCTGCAGCACGGTATCGCGTTGATTCAAAACGCGAACGACGTAGGCAATCCGCCCGCCGTTCTCGAAGAAGGCCCTAACCGAAGGTTGAAGGAAGCTGCCCGAATAGCGGCCTCCAAAGCGGCTGTTGAAGTCTTCGGTGTTCGTGACCACAACAGCGCGGTCAAGCGGCCCCTTCTCGGCAATACCGATGAAGCCCGCAACGTTGGCGCTTACTCCAGCGAGACGCGGGACTCCGCGTTCTTCAATGACGAAAACGTCTGGGTGTAACGTCTCGATGGCCGGAAGTGGCGACATCTGTTATCTCCTACTCGCTTGCTTGGGCGGGTTAATCCTCCGCCTTTTGCTGGGATTGCGCCACAGGCTTTGCTTGGGCGGCTCTTACTGCCGCTTTCTTCGCGTCCACTTTGCGCTGCGCCCTGACCTGCATCGTAGTAACGTCGACCAAAATGTGCTTTTTGATCAACCGGGCGACAAACTTCGACTGAACATCAGCCACATGAAGTTTTTTGGTTTCGCCGGGCTTGAAGAAGGTGCTACGAGGCTTACCTTTACGACTGAGGGCGGGCAATTCGACACAAAGAAGAGACCGATTCGTAGATCGCAGATACCTATGCTGTTGCACGCTCGATCCTCCACAGGTGGACCGTCTATGACTCCGACCACACCGACTGGCGTGGGGCACTCACTGGTCTCAACATCACATTAAACTCTTCGACGAATGGAATGTCAATCGCAAAATCGGGGCGAAGGAACGTTCTTGCGACGACTTCTATCTGGAAATTCTTGGCATACAAGGCCGTTCCTACACGGTTTAAGTCGTCCATCGGCGATGCCCCTACGATTGCGAAAACCGTGTCTAGGGCCAACGAGGTCAGATCGCGGTACTGCGTCAGGGCGCGTTCTAGGGCGTCATTCATGGCCACGGCTTCGTGGTGCTTGTTCGAGAAACTGGTCAGGCGGATGGTGGATCGATGGTACGTTTGATGATAGGTTGCCCTGGCTACGCGACGCCCGTTGGATATTTCGTTCAAAAGGTGGCCTTGCCGCAGTTCCCTCTCTTCCGTGGCGGTTGGGATGAACGCTACGACAGACGGGTTGTTGGTGTTGTAAAAAATTTCTTCTGCGGTGATGAAAACCCGCGGTACGGCAAAAAGCTCCGCGCTCAAAACGCCTGTTTGCGGCGACGAAAGGATGATTCCTCTCCCGTCCCCTGTAAGAGCGCTGTACAAGTTCGTTGTCATCGTCGGATCATCGGTCAGGTTGAATACTTCAACCGGAGATGTCAGATGATCCCAGTTGTGATCAACCTGAAAGGTCGTAACACCGTTGGCGGAGGGGTCTGTCCATTTCGTACTTACAGCCAAAATACCATCGAGATAGCGTTTTACGCTCCTGAACATATCCTCGTTGTGATTGTAACGATAGTCCACAAAGTAGAGAACGCCCTGCAAACCCGGCGTCCTTTGTCCGTCCGTCGAAGGAGTAAGCTTTACGGCTAGGCGAATCTGCGGATCACTTCGGTTGAACGGGAATACGTTAAAGCCTTCATCCGCCTCGAAAACCGTGTTCCAGCGCGTAGCCAATGGCCCTACGGCCTCTTGCCACGCGCCGGTATCCCAAACGAGCCACGTGGCTCCGTCGTCGGGGGAGAGCCTGTAAGTTACCGAACCGCCGTACTCGTACGACTTCATGCGCCCGTCGCCGACACGGAATCCGAAACCGAAAACGTCTGGGTAGTGATGATCCGGCCCTAACGGATGAAGCCCGGTTCCATGACCGTAAGGAACCAATGTGGGTTCAACGAGAGGCGCACCGTTGGCGAAAGCTCCGTAACCGAAGTAGGACGGGCTGACATTGGCAGACGGCCCTACACCGCCCCACGTAATCTCCATAGGATAAAAGCCGAAAAGACCGCGAAGCGCTTGCGGCTTCCAGTTTGGGAGAATCACTGTCGTTTCGTAATAGCGGCCAAACGGGTCGTACTGTGTCTGCGCAGCATTCAACCGTCTCAGTTTGAGCCGCCAAGCCGAATCAACGAAGGCTTTTAGGTCGTCTTCAAATACGAACCGCGAGGGGTGATCGAACAAGTGCAAGCCGTAGGCCATCAACCAACTCCGCCAAAGAAAATCGGCTGAATCACAACCTCTGTTGTAGTTTCCGGCGGCGGCCTACCCGCTTGCGAAAACCACTCCCGCAGTTCAGGCGTAACGCCGACGACAACGCCCTTGACCAACGCCTCGAAAGCCGTAACAACGTCGTCGTCGCCTTCTACGCCAATGTACTTTTTGTCGTCTTCGTCAGACTCCATAACGCGCAGCGACGAAACCAATTCTTCGCCGGTGACTTCCCGTATGGCTCCGATGACGTGCAGCACCTTGACGGCGTTGAACGCAGAGCCGCTGGTCATCTCGCGCATTATGGCATTGGCCACCTTCGGCAGCGCCGCCTGAGCGTTTACGTAGGGTGCCGCCTCGGAGATGACTAACTGAAAGTCTTGTTCGAAACCTTCTAGCTCCGACTCGAACGACATCAGACAGACTCCCTGACTTTGCGGTCTTGCTCGAACTCAATCTTCCACATCAAGAACTGCCTGCGGAGAGGCGAGAAAGGCGCGGCCTGTATGATCCGGAACAGCGTCTCGTATTGCGTGCGCCCTTTGGACGGACATCGCGGATTAGGACCATCGACGAACATCTTTACGATGAGATCGCCTTTCTTAGGCCCCTCTCCGTTGGTGTATCCGGCAGCCCGCAACTCGTTATAGCGAAACACGGCGGTGCCCCTCGAAGGAAGGGCATCGCCGGTTGAGGTTCGCTGCGTACCGTTGAAATCACGCGCACCTACCAACTGACCCTTGACCTTCCGCGTCGAGTACTTTCGGTAAGACTCGGCTTCGCGGAAATCAGGGTCCATAGGTGTATTTTCGAGCACAGATAGCTCGAAGGTACACCAGTTCATGCGTACTGGTAGTATTGATGCGTGACTCACAGTGCATCGCTATTCAGGGAGTAGGCGTTAGAACGACTGCGGGCCGAACGTTCCGTAGAAGTACGCCGCCCAACGAGCCTGACCTACCTGGCGGGCGACCTGATTCTGAATCGCCTCGTAGTTGGTCATGATCGTTGTTAGCTGTTCCCTAGCCAACAGCTTGGCCTGAGTGTCCGGACTGATCATGAGAACACGGCCAGAAATCGCGGCATCGCGGGGACCAGAGGTGAAAGCCATTGTCAATCCTCCTGCTAAACGACTCCGATGTAGAGTCTGTTACTACTGTACTGCTGCAAAATGTCGTCCACTTCCGGATTGCCGGTAGTGAATTCGCCGCCGCCGGGACCGTAGTCCACGGGCAGCTTCGTTAACCCATAAGAATAACCTTCTACACTCTCGTTTGTCAACCGCTTTGTAAACCACGGCGGACATTCAACGTCTGCCCAGCCCATCTGCTCGCCTTTGTCCAGAATGAGCAGGATGGTGGCTCGCTTGATGAGGAACGGAATACGACCGAAACGAGTGACTTTGCTGTTCTGCGTGATCGAAACAGAAGTCGGCTCAACAAGAAAGCGGCTCAAAGCAGTGTCTATGGCTTTGATTTCGCGGGGGACAGAGTAAGGCCACGGCGTATCACCGATAAGGATTACGTCGCCGACCTCAATCGTTTCGGGAATCGTGTTGACCGGAATGTGAATCGAGCCTTTAGGTACAGCGGCGGTCAACAACATTTCCTCTTTGTAGTAGTCGTCTTCAAGCCATCCAAAAACACCATCAAGCTCCACGAAACGCGGCTGCGAAGGCAGATAAGCGCGGTAGTCCAGCATCCGGACATAACGATCCATCCGCTCCCAAGAAATGCTAGGAAGAGTCATCAAGACCAAGCCAGGCTTGGCGATCTTTACGGCGTCCAGACGAAGGATAGGGATGAAGTACGGGGCCGCCACAACCGACGATCCGTGCGCGTCCAGCCGCTCGTTCAGGCGAACGGGCATAAACCACTGGCGCGTGAGAAGATTGATCCACTGACTCATGCGCCGGATGAACGCCCTTGCGCGGTCGTCATCGATGTATTCTTCGGAGATGTCCTCGGCGCGGAGTTCGTCCAGCGTGATGTAAGAAAAATCACCCGAATCTGGCTTGAAGATTTGATCGGGCATTTTAGACACTCCTCTGGCGTCGGGTTCTGGCGAAATGGTAGAACATCACAGGATCAGCCATGTCTTCACTAACCACACGCCAAATCTTTGCCGGTGGCAACCCCTTGTCAGACGGCGCTTTTCGCGTATCCCACAAAGAAACCTTACCCTGCTCCGAAGCTTCTGCCAAAGTCTGCCCGGAGCGGGGTTCTATTGGAGGAAACGGGCCAATCAAGTTGCCATTAGCGTCCGATTCCCGATAGAGATAAACGCCACTGTCCGTGTTCCCTTGGAACAGGAAGTAATCTCCATCCTCATCGGCCACCTCCGTAGGCACGCCCCCCGACCGCATTCCCGTGCTAGGGTCAAGCACTCCTGCTTCAAAAAAGTAGAAGTTGCCGGAAGGCGTGGTTACGGCTTTGCGACCTCGTTGTTGCATCACAAACCAGCGGGACATCCTTTTCCTCCAATAAGTGTATGATAAGCCCTCTATCCCCGCAGAGCAACCAAAAAGAAGGGGCGGCCACAATAATGGCCGCCCCTAATCTTACCGGTGACTCCGTTGGAGGCTGTCGTCAGAGCCACCTCGAACCGCACCAGCCGGGAACCGGTGCTATGCTATTAAACATAGTCTAATCGTCCGGAGTAGCGTTGTCAAGAGGCTTCAAGAGATTTTTTGTGAGATTTGTAAGTCCTGTGCAGCGGCGTCTGTGTCCGTGGGCATTTCCGCAATAAGCGGCGCGAACTTGTCCAGATTGTCTAGGACGTATTTCGGGTAGGTTTCGTCCACCGGCACTACCTTGTATCCGTGGGTGTCCTTATCGTAGATGTCTGTGCCTCTCCTGATTGCGTTTTCGATATGCTCCTGCGCCGTCCATTCCGGCTTGTTGCAGCTAGTCTGAGATAACATACGGATTTTGTCTGCGATCTGCGAAGCCGTGCCAAGATAGCTCCAGTGCCAGCCACAATAGCTCAGTCTCTCGCCTGCCGACTCGCGGAGCAACGTCCAGCGCGATTTGTCCGCCGTCTCGATTGTGTTGCGGCGCACGCCGACTGTACCCCCTGATCTATCGCTCGGTTTGTAGCGTTGAATGTTAAGACGGTAGCAATAAAGTTTGTGAACGCAGAAAAACGGAGGCTCCACGCCAGCTATGTCGGTTGAGCGCGGGATTTCGTCAATATCCGAGATAAGCACCAGCGCGTCAGGCTCCATCTTGACATTCCTCACACAGGCATTGCGCTGATGCCGCTGACGCCCCCACGCGCTGTTATTTGGCATTGTGATCTTGAGATATTCGATCCTGTCGGCGAACTCCGCAAAGCGATCCATTACAGGCTCCAGAACCCACGGTTTAGGCTCCCCCGGAAACGTTTTGTCGGCCTCGACGACTACGAAGCGGTCGACTAGATCGCTGAGTTCGTGAAGGCGAATATCGAGCAGGACTAGCTCGCGCTCGTGGCCAAGCATTACACAGTCGTATATCATCTTGGTTATGTCTCCTTGACGACGGCGTCAACGTTTGGGCATTCTAGCGGACAGCCGGAGTTCAATCAAACAAAAAGGGCCGCTCGAAAGCGGCCCTTTTGCTTTTTGCTGGCGTTCTGTGGCTTACAGAACCAGATCACGCCGACGGATGTTGATGACCTTCACAACAGCGTCAACGTTTTCAACCTTCGCATCCACCTGGTTGTACACGATGGTTTCGATTTGGTCTGTGTTCTTGTTGAACTCGGTGAAGATTCTGGTTCCGTCCAGAATGCCCCACACGAAGTTGCGCGGGTTCACGAGCCACATGAACGAGCCTTCGGGTACTACGTTCGGGCCAGCGGCAGCACCGGTGATGGTGACTGCGGCGGCGGGCCAGAACGGTCCGACCGGGACGCCCGGAATCAAGCCGAGGGTCGTGTATGCCTGTGAGGCTACGGCGACCGGCTGAATGGCGATGCTGGACGCGCCGCCTACCACCGGGGATTCCAGACGGACACGACCCATACGGTCGTCGCGGGCTACGTTACTGTAGTCGCGGCCCGTGGCGATGTACGCGCCGTTCGTCGAGATGGCCTGGTTGATTGCGTAGGCGACTCTCGTAGCCTCGATTTCGCCGTGCGGCAGCGTGATGGTCACGTTACCAACGGCGTCAAGGTTCAGGATGAGGGTGTCGTTTGCCGACGTGATCGTGAACGGGCGGAACTCCACGCCGACCAACTCAGCCGGAACGGCTGTCTGGACGGTGATAGGTTCTTCGTCCTCAATCAGCGGCACACGCACCATCGGACGACCCAACGGAGCCATTTCCGCGCCTTGGAGGGCGGCGTCGCCGAGAATCGTGCCACGGTCGGCTACGACGTCGATCCAGTCAACTGCGATGGCGTCGGAGACGAGCCACTTGAGTTGCGGATCGTGCTTGTACTGCTTCGGCATCCTGCGCAGAGCGAGCGCGAACAGACCCTTCTGGATGGACGAGCCTTGCGCGTCGACCAGATGCGCACCGTCGTTGGTCTGCACGTTCCAGCCGTCCAACCGGCGGAGCAGCCTGCCGCGAGGCTCGGTGCCTGCGTAGGTCGTGTCGCCGTTGATGGCCAGGTCTTCGAGGTCGGTTGCGATACGCTCGATCATCGCATTCATGACCGTGACCTCGAAATCGTTCTGCTCGATGTTGCCCTGCAGAACTTCAGTCGTGATGTTCCACGCGCTACGCAGCTTCTGCGCAGTCAACTGGAAGCGTTGGAACTTGGCGCGGGCCAGATTGCCGGTGTCGGTGGCTTCGTCAACCGATTCCGTAATCGGCTCGCCAACCCACATCTTGTCAACGTCCATCAACGGACGCGGCATTCTGATGAAGCGAACCATCGGAAGCAGCACGGAAAACCGCTTCACGAGTACGATGAACTGTTGCTGCTGAGCGGGGTTCAGCAGACCACCCGTGATCATGTCACCAGTCTGGATGGATTTTTCAATCGTTTCCTGATTTCCCATCATTGTTTCTTACTCCACACGCAAAAATGCGTCAGTCACAAAGGCCACCGAGAGATTTCTACTTTCTCGGAGCGGGATACTGTGCCAAGGCGCTCTGAGCGGACTTGCGGATGATGCCGCCCCAGAAACCGCCACCTGTCTGCTGCGTCTTCTCTACAATCTCGTCGCCCTCGTTGAGAGTAGCATCCGGGCCGCTTTGAGACGGCTGGCTGGTCTTCTCAACGCTGTTGAGACGCTTCTGAACGTCATCGAGCTTGGCCGCGAGGTCCGTAAATTCCTGATGGAACGGCTTCATGGCCCTTTCGATGGTCTTCGACAGCATCTCGGTCTGCGCCGCAACAGTCTGCTGGGCGGCGGCTTCGAGGCTCTTTCCGAACGCTGCGTTCTTCTGGTCAGACTGAAGCTCTTTGGCCTGCCGCAGGGCAAGCTCAATGATCTTCATGTAGTCCTTGCCAGTGTCCGGAGCTTTCGTGGTCTTCTCTTGACCTTCTGCGTACGTGGGCAGTTTCCGCGTGTCCGAGACAGACGATCCGGCAATGTCAGCGTCCGATCCCTTTCCGGGGAACTCGGTCGGTAGACCTTTTCCGGCACTCAGATCGCGTGGAGCGGCAACTTCGTTGTCCTTCCACTGCTCCGCTTGCAGACCGCGAGAAGACGCTTCTTTCTCCAGCGCTTTCCTAACAGCGTCCAGAGCCGCGTTGATTTCGGGTCTCGATGTAATGTCTTCGCCAGTCTGTCCGACGGACTCTTGGAGCTTCTTCTCCAAGCTGGCGATATCTCCGAGCAACGACGCCGTCTTCAATTCCGGCTCAGGGATAGGCGGAAGAGGCGGCTTCTTTCCGGCAGGAGCCGGTTTCTTGCCAGCCATCGGCGTTTCGGGTTTCTTTGCGTCAGTAGGCATCATGGGTTTCTTTCCTGCGGGAGGCGGGGGTCCGGGTTTCTTTCCTGCGAGAGGCGGGGGTCCGGGTTTCTTATTGCCAAACGGCGGACCCGGCTTCTTGGCTCCGGGGGTAGAACCGCTGTCGGGTACGCCAAGAGGAGGCGTCTCGTCCTCGGCTGGACCCGCTTTGCACGCTTTGCCTTCTTCTTCCAACAGATCGGTGCCTTCGCCAACATCATCGCCCATAGGCAGCGGCGGGGGCGGAGGCGGAGGAGGCGGCGGGAGCGGCGGAAGCTTCTCGCCGCTGTCTTCGCTCTCGCTGTCGCTGTCCGAACTGCTGGAAGAACTGTCGGAACTGCTTGAGGAACTGTCCGAACTGCTCGAATCGCTCGAACTGCTCGAAGAACTGGATGAATCGCTGCTATCGTCGTCTTCGCTCTTTTCGGAAGGGATAGCAGGCGTCATGGGGACGTTCAGCAGTTCTTCCTCCGGCAAACCGCCTTCGGCCCCAGCATCGGAGGCCAGTGGCATCTCAATCTGTTTCTTCATGTCATCCTCTTCGTCAAGAGTGTCGGGGTAGGCCGCCGTCAACTGATCGTCGATGGCTTTGATAAGCTCAGGAATATCTTCCAGAGCTTTTTCACGTTTTTCCTTGCGGGACTTAAGGCCGGGGAACTTGGCATTGACCGCGCTGCGAACCTTGTTCCTCAAGGCTTCGAGGCTGCCGGTGTACCACGGCGGAACGGCGCTGTACTGCATTACGCGAGCAAGCGCGTTTCTTGCGTGGGCCAAGTCCGGAATTGGGAAATGATCCTTGTTATCCTTGACGTTCTTGTCGTTAGCGTCAAAGATCGGCTTTGGCCGCGTGCGCCCTTTGGTACGCTCGCCGCCGCGCTTTTCCGGCTTTTCCTTCTTGACTTCTTCCGATCCTGTGGCAGGAGTCGTTTGCGGCACGAAGCCCATAGAACGAGCAATCTTGCCCAGATTAGACAAGAAAGAAGCTCCGGTCTGAGCGTCCTTCGCCAGAATCTCGGCCTCTTCCTTCGTCGGCTCTGTCACAGGAATCATGCCTTTCTCAACGGCGAAATCGAGCGACTTCATCATTGCGCCGACGAAGCCCGTGCCCGGATTGGCCGCTTTTCCTGGCCTGGTAGTGCAGATGTGATCCAAGTTCACGTCGTCAATCTCGCGGATCAAGCCTTTTTCCGTGCGCATAACGCGGAAAGGATGAACGTCAAAGTTCAATTCTCCGCCGACGGAAAGCTGCTTCTGGCACTTACCGCCCTGCACCTCTTGGAAAAGCCGACGAGCCTGCGGATATTCACCGTCGAGTTCGATATCAACCTCTAGGCCATATCCGTTATTCGTCTTTACGACGTTGCCCTTCTTGGTTACTCCTATGCCGAATACGCTTCCGTGCGTCTCGTACAAAGGAAGCCCTCGCTCGACCTGTTTGGCCATTGAAGTGAGGGCGCGATCCGTCATTCTGTCGCGTTGAAGATCAACGCTATCGTCGGAGGCTATGGCACTGACGTGCATCTTCCCTTTTTCGTCGACATAGCCTTTGTTGATGGTTATGTCAAAATCAAAGGGAGCGGCCTTCCGAATCGGGTCAGCGGCTACACCTGTCATTTCTCCACTTCCTCCACATCAACGGCCTGCGGTTGAAGCTGACGAGCACTAGAATCCATACTCATCAGGAGCGCCTTCATAGCGCTTTCCGTTGTTGCCTGTATTGATGCTAGAGCAATCGAAATTAGCTTGTCAACATTTTCTTTAGAAGAATTTTCTGTCGATTTCAGCGAGATAGCCTTGTGCCCCTTTACGTCGTCAGTAACACGCTTGGGGCCGCTTGGCAACGCTGGCGGCTTTTTACCGCTTGGCTTCTCTCTGTCATCATCCTGCTGTTGACCGCCTTGTCCACCTTGACCACCTTGACCACCTTGACCGCCTTGTTGTTGCTGTTGCATCTGCATCAACTGCATCATACCCTCTTGTCCTTGCTTCTGGATAAGAAGGGCTGCGCCCGCCTTCATTTCCGCCAAAGCAATATCACGCGGCTTGTCGGCAAACTGGAATTCCTTTGGGAAACGAGGCTTGCCGAGCGCGTCGCGGATTTCGTTGGGCGTAATCGCGCACATCTTAGAGTACATCTCATCTACTCTAGCGCGTTCCGACGGGTCCGTAATCTGTAACCGCTCAAAACGCAGGATAACAACAGCGTCAGCACCAAGAATATCCTTCACCAAGAACTGATTGAGCATGTGCTCGATTTCGAGCCGCTCAGGTTCAAATTCTTGGTCGTTGGTCAATTCGCGGCTTGCGTACGCCGCCGACTTGTTGACGTTTTCAGACGTGAAAAAGATACGAGCGATTCCGAATGCCTGGCGGATTTCTTCGTCGTTCGCCTCGCGGTACTTGAGGAAACTGGCGTCCTCGGCACTCCCAACCGTGATGGGCTGTAGCTCGATCTTGGCCGATTCTTCCTTCGCAAAACCTACACGGGTCACTTCGGTCTGCAGAACCAGAACGCGGTGAGAGTTCTCCAAGCCCTGCAACTTGGCCTTCAAGAACTCCTCTATCTGCTGGATAGATTTGGAATCCAGCTTGCCGCCGGAAACGAGGACGGCCAGTCTAGGAACAGCGTCGTTCTCGAAGAATTTGACGTTCCAAATGCCCGCCATTCGACTGCCAGAGATGGCCGGAGCCGCAGAGACGTAGCGAGGAACACCGTAGAAAGACGATGCGGGAGAATAGAGCCAAATGCGCAGGATTTCCGTAGCCTGCCGCTCCAACGGCACATTCTCAGCGTATTCTCCGGTGATAGCGTCCATCGTACGCTTGTCGCCGAACGCCTTGAAGTACCGCTTTTTGTTGCCGCGAATCTGAACAAAGCCTTCTACTCTAGTTTGCCCGGTTCTATCGTCCCGAAGCCGTCTCCGCCGCATACTGACGGTGGGCGCGTGGTAGATGTTACTGATTTCCCCGGAACGATTTCGAGTAACCTCGATGTAACCGTCGCCCATCGCCTCTTCGTCGAACTTGACCCGATACATGACGGACGTAAAGTCCATCTCTTCGTTAGGCCGTTCCAGAATGAGACGGAGTTTCTCCGTCTGCATAACGATCTTTTCCCGCAACTCATCCGGAATGTCAGGGGGCAAGAACGGCCCGCTGCCGGAAACGGCCATCTTCCGACGAATACTCGGGTGGACGGGAGCCGGTTCGATGTACCAACCCAAGCCTACCGTATTCCTGGCGTACGTAGAAATGCAACGGCGTAACCGCGTGCTTACTTCTGGAATTTGCGCCCACACAGCGGGGTCGTACTTGGGGACGACGTACTGACCTTTGGCCTGAACTTCAAAAGGGTCTTCAAGCTGCTTGGACCCGCCCCCGTTTTCGCCGTTGTCGTGGTAAGCCAATTCCCTCTGAGGGAATGTGGATACCGGTACCCCTAGCTGGGTTACTTTCAGAATGGCTGCCTGCTCAGGAATCTCGTCCCTGAGCTTCAACAGAGTCTGTGCTCCGCCCATCGGCTACGTTTCCTCGGTAAATGTCATAATGACATGGTGGGGATCGTTGACGATCCCAGTCGTCTTGAAGCGGATTTTTGATCCGGCTTCGAGGTAAATTGGCTGCGGATTGGCTGCGTTGGGAAAGGCGTAGTATTGTGTCGCGCCAGTCGTTTCAATGACGATCTCTACTCCACGGACAAGAACAGACAGCGTGATAACCGGCGTGTCGTTCGTGTCCGCCTGGTATAGAACGTTCCTGAGCGCAAAAGACCCCGACTTGGGAGCAAACACCACGTCAATCTCGGCAGGGCCTGTTGCGTGATGCTCGAAATGAATGACATTACCCATCTGGCGACCTCCTAAACAGGCAACTGACGCTTACACTATACCTCACGACGCGCCCTTCGTGAAGTACTTTTCCACAAGAGTTTTGGCCACCATGAAAAGAAGGCCGCTGCCAAAGCCGACGCCAGCGGAAACCACGGCAATCTTGACGGTCAACTTGAAGAGTTCATTTCTGAGATCAGCCACGCTCTTTTGTACCTCGCCGACAATCTTCTCAATACCAACAAAGCGATCTTCGAGCCGCCTGCTTTTCTCTGCGCTAAGATCATCACAAACCTTTTTCTGCGCAGTGACGGCCCTAGCCGTTTTTTCTTCCGTCTGCTGCAACGTCTCTTTAACGGCGATTGCCACGGCAACCTCGATTCTGTCTTCGCTGGCGCGGCGAACCTCTTCGTCCTGCTGTCTCCGACACGCGGCGACTCTAGCCTCACTGCGCTGCTCTCCTTCTTTGATAGCCGAATAAATCCTGTCTATCTTTGTGTCAATATCCGCTCGAAATGCGTCCAGCTTTTTGTCAAAACGAGTCTCGAAGACCGTGACCTTTCCACCAATATCGTTCAGAGCCTCCCCGATTCGTTTGAAGGCGTCGCACGTCTCCTGATCCGCTCGTATAGCCTCGCGTTCGTCCTCGTCTTGTTTAACAATATGAGCTTCTAGCTCATCGCGCAGAGTAACAAGCGCAGCCTTCTGCTCATCATTCTGACGACTCACGTCGCGTTGCAGTAATTCGATGTTGTGTTGTATCAAGCCGCCCGCATCGGGTAAATCGTTTCCCACAGATGTTGCTCCAAGACTTCATGGCCGATTTTAAGGTTCCTCCACGATGAGCACAGAACAGCCTTTTGTTCCAGTCTCAGCAGCTTCAATGCGATGTTCTACGTTTGGAGGAATCAATACCGCGTGGGGCGCGACAACACACCGCGCCGCCTCTCCTTTCAGTATAACATTAATAGAACCTCTGATCAGAACTATTTCTTCCGATTTTTCGGGATGAGTGTGCCACACTTCCAAGGCTACGCGCTGATCAAACCAGAATAGCGAAATGCTGTAGTCAGAGTTGGCGTGAATCAAACGACCGCTCAGCCCACGACCGAAACAAAGAGATTCGACTTTGGTGACGGACGAAGCGCGTTCCTCGAAGCGAGTACGCACTTTACCTATGCTGGACAACGCCCGAACAACGGTAGAATCGAGAGTAGCGTCGCCCATTGTGATCCTTCCTCAGAACGAAAGTGTAAAAGAGTCAAGCCAGATTGCTTCGCCACTCTCTGTCTTGATCTGAACTTCCCACGTAACCGACCCGGAATTAACCAGATTACTGATCGCCTCAGTTACTACCTCGGTAAAGTCCACGCTGTTGATCCCGGTGATCTCACAGATCGTGGTGTTGTTCGTGGTGTCCTGAATCCTGATTGACCCATTGTCGCCCGCAGCATTGGCGGTCTTCACCAAGAAACTCGCCTTGACCGGCCATCCATCTGCGAATCCGCCGTTGTAAGTCATCGTGTAGACGGTCTGGTACACATCCGATTCGATGGCGGCGCTGTGAACATCAAAAGCCTGCGATGTTCCTGCGTGTTTTCCGTACTCTAGTAGAGTAATGCTGTCTTCGTCAATCGTGTGCGCCGCGTTATTAGGGCACACGGTGGGCACGGTAGGAGACCAAACGTAAACCATCTTGGCCTCTGTCACACACCACAGTCTGTATTTTGCCCAGCTCATTCCATGATCACCAATTTCACTGTGTCTGCGAAGATTCTGCCTTCAGCAACACTCGTCCGCTTGACCTGAAACTCGAACACGGACATGTCAGACGGCATGTTAGACAGGTCGCCGACGGCCATCACCGGGTCTGCATTATTCAGTTTGGCAGACAAGTACACTACAGCATTGTTCGTGACATCGTAGACACGAAACTTGCCTTCTACACTCGGATCAACCCAGCTAATGAACGCGCACTTATTGGGTACTTGCTTGAAACAGTGAGGACAGTAAATGAAGCTGCCAATCTTAGTCCACACAGCGGCACTGGAGTTTACATTAGGTATATTCCAGTTGACTACCGTAGTAACCGGCTTGGGCGTGGAGTCTCCTGAAGGAAGTGCCGCGACTATTCCATCAAGATCGGCCTCTTGCTCCTGTGTAAGCTCCACCAAGAACATGACAGAGAGAATCTCAGTGTCGTCAGACCAAGATGATCCTGCGTAATCCTCTATATTCAAGAGTTCGCTGTTGATTATATCCTGTCTCAACTTGTAGAAGTCAGGCTCTTGCGCTTTGGAATAATCGTATTGAGTCATTCAACCCTCCGTCAAAGCTGTGTTACTCTCATGGCAATTATTCTAGCCCGGCGTATGTACGCCGTGTAGGAGCCACTTAATGACTTGTACTGCAATCTCATGCTCTGCGCGGCAGAGATGCCGGGTCTCAGAGAAACTCCGCTGATTGGAACAAAGCCTTCGTTGCCGTCGCTACTCCGCGAGAAGTCGAACTCCTCTACGCCACGCGCTTCCTCAAACGATGTATTATTCTCTAAGAGTCTCCAGCCGACACCGGAAGAGGATGAACTGTTCACTGCTATCTCGGCGGACCAGAATACGAAGTAGTCGCCAGAAGACGGGGGCGTGAAATCCAGTTGAGCCTTAGTCTGAAAACTCGTTGACGACGTGCTTGACTCTCCTACGCTGGATGTAAAATAAAGCTGTGGCGATGTATATATCGACCCGGCACTGTCAGGCTGGAACGATACCGAAAGCAGACTTCCAGAGACTGTCCAGTCTACCCCCGCGCCGATATTCAGGGACAAATTAGGGCTAGTAGGCGAAGTCTTAGTCAGAATCCCTGTGGCTGGATTAGATGCGGCGAGGTAAAAATCAGCACCCACATCAGTGTTGGCAAAGCCTGAGACCTGCGTGTTTCTACCGGACGTGTAGACCTTCCCTGTAGAACCACTGGGTACTGAGGCAAGGACAAATCCGTGCGCGATCTTTATTCCAGCGGCATTCGACGCAGTAGCATACTGCATCTCGACCCGTGACTGTGCCACGTTGTACGTCAGATAAACGTATCTGCCCGCCGCGATAGGCGCTCCTGTGTTGTTGTACGCTGAAATCTCAGAAGTGCCGGGAGGAACTAACGACGGCGAAAGACGCCCGTCTGCGCCCGCAGCGAGCAGACGACCTGCGTCCCCTGTGCCCGGAGTCGTAGAACCGTCCACGGCAGTCTGCACAACGCGGTCAGGAGTCGGGGTCGTTTGGATTTGTTCGTATTGGTCGCCTGCCATTATCCTACCCTCTCAGCAATCAAACTAGAGCGAGTGATCGTACCTGCCGAGGCTACGTTCGTTCCTGTGATGACAAGCGTATAAGCATAGGCAACGCCCGCCGTCAATGACCGCCTGACGGCGAACGAGAAAGTGCTCGTCAAGTTGATTTGCGCTCCTATCCGATGAAGGATAGTCGCTCCTTCGTAACCGTAGAACTGGACTTGAGCGGCAGTGCCTCCTGTTCTTAGCACTTCTCCGTTCCCAATGATCGTGTACTCTCCAGTCAGGTAAGGAGTAATGTTCAACGTCACAGCCGTGGTAGACCCTACACCAGCTACGGGCACAGACGCGGTGTTGGAGACGGAGTGCTTCTCCTTGAACGAAAACTGGTTGAACAACACCTTAGCAGCGCCTGCGTTGACATCGTAGATATGGCCGACAGGTTGAACAACGCAGTCAGCCGTGTGTGTCACGCCCGCGACGTTGTTTCCCGTCGTGTCGCTGTCCGGCGGTGTGTAATCGCACTTGCCCGCGTTCCCGCTTTCGGCAAGCCAGAGGAGCTTTCCTCGATCCGCAACCGCAAAGCCACCGCCAGTGTGAATGGCGTAAGGATTCAGACCAAAGGTGTAAACATTGGCGGAGCCGGGGAACACCGGGGTGTCGAGAACAAAGCCGTGCGCCAGCTTGACTACCCCGCCAGAAAGAGTCGAGTCCGCTTTGCGGACATTCAAAACGCCGCCATTGTTGTAGAGGTTGACCCACTGACCCTGAGTCAACGCCTCAGACATAGGAACCAAAAGAGGACCGGTAGCTTGAGACGGCAGGAGTGTGGCTGACAGTAATCCGTTGGCATCGAGGGCGACGAGCTTTCCGTTGTCACCCGCGCCTGAGTAGGTTGTTATCCCCTCGCGGGCTTTTTGCTCGCCGTTCGACAAGTCTTGCAGTATGTAACGGTCAGCCATAACAAGCTACTCTACTTCTATCGGCTCCTGTGGGAGAAACGCTACCTTAGCAGGTGAGCCAGAGGCGTCCGTCAGAATTCCTACCTTCTGGAGAAGGTACGGTGTGCCCAACGCAGTAACTTCCGTAACATCAGTCGTCCCTTTGCCTTCAAAACCGCCACCGCCATACAAGTAGACGTACTTGCCTTCAAACGACTGATCCAGATCAGCCTCATCAGCCTTACTGTTCTCTCCGTCTATGTAGATATCCGCAGTACCGGCTGGCCCTGGAACCGGACCAGCAACAGCGGCCAAGATGTAACCATTGCACGGCTTAGTCGGGTCAGAAGCGTCCGCCTTCTCAACTTCTCTTGTGCCTACATTGTCGTAGAAGTGGACAAAATCTCCAGCGAGCAAATCCTCTACAGCTACAGCTTGAACGGTCTCAACACCGCCGGGAAGCAACGATGCGTCAACCAGACCGCTCGCATTTAGTCCTACGACCTCGCCTGCACTGGCGCTCACGCTAGATGTGCGCGGCGTGCTCCACTTCTGACCACCGTTTGCGGGGTCAATCGTTAGAAATCTTGTTTTGTCACCGGCCATACGTCAACTCCTTTCAACTCTCAACCAACGCAGGTCTTGCTGGCGCGAACTCTATCGTAGCGCGTCCGCCCGCAATAACCAAGTCAATCAATTTGCCCAACACCTGAATGATGTTGTCGGCGCTGGTATCCGGCGCTGTCACCGCCGCGCCCGCCGTCGTGGACAGAAACATGTCCGATCCAACATCGGCTAGAACAAGAGCGGTGCCGTCAACCAACGGATTCTGTCCTTCAAAGTGAACTCTGACCTGACTGCCAATCAAAACGCTGTCAAGAACGAAGCCGTCTGCGGGACGCTCGCCCGGCGTTACCGTATCCGCGTTGGCCTTCCTTACGGAACGGACGCCTGCATTGTCGTAGATGTTGACGAACTCTCCCGCGTTCAAATTCTCGCCAGCTACAAAAAGTGTTTCGTCGGAGTAGCCTGTTGCCAGCGCCGCGATCACCGCTGTGAGCGCAGCCTGCTGCCCCATCGGTCCTACGGTCAGTGCCGCCGCCCACTGCGTCGTGAGAACGGCGGGCGTTGCGTCGTCCCAGTAGGCTCCTTCGTAGTTGCCAAAAACAGGCGCAAGCGTGGCGTCAGCCGCAATGTCCTTCTCCAACTGATGGAGATCAGGCTGTGTTGGCGACCCTGGCCAAGGATTAGGGTAAGTAACCGACACGCTGAGCTACCTCGTTACGGAGCATCTACCTGAATTATGCCTATCCGCGCTCTGCGGATGTACGCTGTGCCTGCAACACCGGGACGATTCACGTCCAACAGGACGGTGTACGGCCCCGGCACGATGATGTCAAACGCCTTGAACACGGCTTGGCCAACCCATCCCGTGGGATAGGTCGAACCGAATGTCCGCATGTCCACCTCTCCGAAGATCGGAGGCAACAACAACGGCATGTGCAGCCTGACGCCGACCCGCCCAGCCGGATTCGTTTGAGAGAGTTCGCAGTAACTCCAAAGGAAAAAGGAGCCTTCGGGCATCAACGGAATGACCAGGCTCAGCTTGTTTACCCATCCGGGCGGAATTACCGTCGTAGACAATTCGCCTTCGCTTTCGGCGTAGTAGTAAGAGAGGTCTTGGACTGCGGGGAGCAAAGAAGGATCGATTTTGCCCGTCGCCGCCAATGCAACCAGCTTGCCAGCATCACCAATGCCTGAGAAGGTAACAATACCTTCACGAGCCTTCTTAGTGCTGGTCGCAAGATCAACTCTTACGTATCTGTCTGCCATGCCTATTCGAGAAGAATCTCGTCTCCGGGCATGAAGTCAACCGAAACAGTCAAACCAACTGCGTCTATGTAGCCGAGGTCTTCCACCAAATCGCCTACCGCGTACGCCGAAAGATCGTCCGTCATCTCTCCAGCCGTCTTTGACAAGTAAACGCGCTTCCCCAAATCGGCTGCAACCCACGCTCCGAGCGGAACTTGCGTATTGATACCGTCTGTGTAAACGTCGACGTACCAATTGCCGCCTGCGGGGGGAATTTCCTGCGGAGTATCTACGATATAGCCGTTGGCGGGATAAGGCGTCGGACCGCTCGCATTGGCCCTGCGCACTTCCGGCGTTCCTGCGCTGTCGTAGACGTGAACCCAGTGTCCTTTGATCAGGAAACCAACCTCGGCGGCGCGGACGTGAACCGCAGCGATAATCGTTGGACCAACGCCGGGAGGAAGCAATGTCGGGCTGAGCCGAGGCAGGCCAAGAACGGTGTCCAGACCCACGACCTCGCCCGCTTCCTCGCTGCCGTCCGCAGCCGTGCGCGGAGTGCCTCTTATGCGCTTGCCTAAATCCACGCCAGTCAGCGGGACAGCGATGAAAGATTTCTTGTCTTCAGACACTACGAGGGAACCTCAACCGGTTGATCCGGAATGAAATCGGCTGCGGAAGGCGTCGGAGCGACGTTCTGCTCAATGACAAAACCCACGACTTGAATGATGTAAGGCGTTCCTAACGCGATAACATCGTTCAAATCCGTCGTGGCCTTGCCGAGTTGGCAGAGGTAAAGAGGAAGGCCGTCGTCGGTCGCGCCTATGTCGGTGGAATCAACCTTGTCATTAACGCCGTCCGTGTAGACTTTGGCGGTTTGAGTTATCAGCCAGTTCTCTAGCACGTAACCATTGGCAAACTTGTCTGGATCATCCGCACTGGCGCGGCGTACTCGCGTGGCTCCTGCGCCGCCGTCGTGATAGACGTTGACGTAATCGCCCTCCGAAAGACCTTCTGATGCTTCGATACTGCGGTAGCCCGTGCTGGAGGGAAGCAACGTAGAATCAATGACGCCTGCGCCGTTCAAACCAACGACATCGCCAGGCTGTTCGCTGCCATCGGCTACCGTAACAGGGGTAGTCAACGCATCAAGGCCGTTGGCTGCGTCTATCGTCCAGAATGTCTTTTTTCCGACCGCCAAAGCAAACCCTCCGTACCAGCCTTTTTCATCCTACTCAACCCGCTCGGCGTTGGCAAGACAAAAACGAGACAACTCGACTGCTTCCTGAACGATTTGCGGCAGCGGCCACGTGACCGGCGCAACAATACCGTCAGGACACGGGCCTAGTTTTCCGTCCCAACCTTCCCAAGCGAGACGCCTATCGGCGGGCGCGTTGTCTCTCGCCTCGTAGAAGGAGTGTTTGGCCCGCATCAAGCCGCTGCTCAAGCAGTGACCCAGATGATAGATCATCGTGTACGGGTTAGCCTCCTGCGCCGCCCTCGCGCTCGTGTAAGTGTGCAGATGATTACCGGCGGCATCTACCGGACTGTGGTGAACACGCCAGCGGTAGGAAGGACGCCACCACGAAAAACGGTAATGAGAACAGACACTGCCTACTCCCAGCGAGCCGCCCCATCGAGTACCGTCCGGTTCGGCGTCGTGAATCCAAAAGTCGCCTGTGTGCCACAGATTAATCCATCTCGGACAGGCAAAAGCCGCCTGCCAGTACTCAAGACCGACCCAAATCTCGTCCGCATCGAGAACAAGCTGGTAGTTACCCGTGATTCTAGCGGCGAGCGACGCCCGCATCTCGCGTTTGTCGACCCAGACAGGACGCGCATCTATCTTGATCTTGTGTTCCGGGTCAGGCAACGCCCGCAACTGTTCCAAAACGCCGTTTTCGGGAGAGCCTCTGTAAAGCTCTACGGGGCCGTAGGCAATGAGAATCTCGTGGACATGAGGATAGACCGCTTCGACGGCTTTTGTGGCCGTAGGCGTGCCGTAACATATCATACAGGCGGATATCTTGCGCGTTTGGAGTGAATGATACGGCAGCCGTTCTACCGCTTTCTGCATCGCGCCCAGTCCGTAGGTCTCCACCACCCAGCGACTAGACTCCGCCAAGTCGGGCTTAGGTTTCGCCGCAAGTTTCTTGACCTTGCGAACGAAGGCTTTCTCGTTTCCCCACGGAACATAATGCAACCGATCTCCGTAAGCCCACCGGAGGACAGGGAGATCATAAACTACGACCTGCGTTCCAGCAGCCAGAGACTCCGCCGGAACCATACCGAATCCCTCAAAGAGAGACGGAGCCAAAACCATGTGCGCGTGCCGCATCGCGTCGTACTTCACGGAATCAGGGAAATTCTTCAGGCTGTGCCATTTGTGTAAGTCGGTATCTACTGGGACACTGCCGGGATCGCCAAAAGTAACCAGATCGAAGGGCATCTTCAGCGAGTAAACGGCGTCAAAAGCAAGCCCGGCGCACTTGTAATCCGTGTTGCGTGCGCTCCAGAGCGCGTAAGGCCGTTCCGGAGGCTGCCAAGAACACGGTTGATGCAGCGCGTAGTCATTTACAGCAGGAACCAGATAGTCGTAGAGACGCTCCGCGCCTGTCTCGCCCATCCACTCTCGACAATACCGCATGGATAACTCAGAGCAGCCCAACAACAGATCAGAGGCGCTGTAACCCTCTCTGGTGTGCGTAGTGTTCATCAAGTCGGCGACACGAGGAACATAGTTGCGCACCCAATTCTCCGTCTCGAAATTCAGACAAACAAGTTTACAGCCTGGATGCGCCGCCTTGTAAGCCGCCGCCTGTAACCCCAAGCCGCCTTTCGAGTCAGTCATGCAGATGTCCAAGTCGGGCGGAATCTGGTCTTTGCCGTTGATCAGGAATTTCAGACGATTGCACACCGGATAATCCGTCACCCATCTCGGAACGGCGTTGGTGATGAAAAATACGTCCGCGCCAAGCTGAGCACAACTCAGGGCGTACTGATAGACCAGAAGTCTTCCGCCGGAATAGTGCGTGCTTGTCCACAGCCAACAACCAATACGCAACGTCCTAGCCAGCGGAGCGGCGGCGTTATTCATATTGACAGGCGGTTTGACTGGACGGCGGGAACTGGTACAACGTAACGGCAGATTGTTGGATTTCTGCGGTCTGGCGTAATCAACAAAGCCGTTGAATATCAACGACTCTACCGTATCACTGGCTGCGTTGAAAATGCGCCCCGGCCTAGCATAACGCTGAGTACCGCGAGCGTCGTAATAGTGAAATCCTCGCAAGACGCGAACTGGTATAACCGCCGCCAAGTCTCGTCCCTACCTTTCTCGCGGCTAGGATCATGATGGATTCTCTTTGTGCCACGCCGCTAAAGCCATCGCATGAATGTCCGCTCCGACTGGATCGGCGTTTATCGCCACTTCTTCATCAGGATAAACACAGGCGATAGCGGGAGTGCCCGTTTCAGGCAAAATGCCTTCCTGCTTCATTATGATGAGGTCCGCGAGCGTCGACGCACGCGCTTCTGTCGTTATTTTCAGCGAGAAGGAGTTGGGAGAATGGTTCTGGTCAATAGATACTTCTCCATCCTTCAGGATTCGATACCCCCAACCGCCTGTCCACGGGGGCTGTGTCACCTGATACACCTGCTTTGTCAGTGCCATCGCTATGCTCCGAACGGTAGTTTGAAGTGAGCCGCGCAAGAGGCTCTCTCTTCATCATCTGCTACTTTAGCCGCCGCAGCCATAGTAGCCGGGTCTACTCCATCGGGATCAGAGAGTATCTGATTCTGCTCCAATAGAGTAACGGTCAACATCAAACCAAGATTTACCTTGCCAAGGAGTAGGTCAGCGAAGATATTTGCGATCTGTTCCGTTGTTATGTCACCCACAGAGCACGGGAGACGTGTTTGTAACAGACGGCTGAAACCGTCTTCGAGTAGTTCGTAGCTCCACTTGCCGGGGCTTATCTCAGCGATGTTCTTTGTCCAGGCCATTAGGGTTTCTCGTACAGATAGAAGCCTTCGGGTGTCACAACAGGAGCAAGCAGCGGAACAAAACTCACTACATCCTGCCCGACATTGGAAAAGCCATTGATTAACGCATTGCCAAGCAGGTATATCCGACCGTTGAACTCAACCGCGCTTCCGTCTGCGAAGGGATACCACCAACTCTGGCGAGACCGTCCGTAATCACCACGGTCGTACAATGGAGGCAGCAAAGACAACCAACCATCTCCCTCGGAACCGGCAGAGTATCCACCCGCGATGATGATATGGTCGTTATAAACCAACGCGGTCGCTCTTCGCGCAAACAGGAGATAGGGCAGGACGGGTATCCTCGTATCCCATTCAATTCCATCAACGGTAGTGCGTACAGCAAGCGGACTGACCTGCCCCATACCCGCATAAATCTGAGTACCGTCAGTCCACGTAATCGGCTGCAAGAAGTCGAAGGGCAAGGTCGGTAGTGTTGTCCACGTCGCTCCTACCGTAGCTCCAAAATCGGTGCGCTTGACCAACCGTTGATTGTTTCTTCCGCCGAAAGTCCACAAAGCGTTGTTGAAAACGACCGTGCCGGACTCGATCAGATTAGTGCCCTCAGTGAGGGATACCTGCGCCCATGTCGGAGGATTCATCGGATTTCCGTCCCACGACATCAACCAAACATCGGTAGGGTCTGGAAGCGCGTGCCCTAAATCACGTCCTCCTGCGATAAGAACCTTGTCGTCTGTACCATCATTCACGATGCCACAGACGTAATGACTTCTGTGCTGCCACGGACCAGCACCAACGAGTGTCCAGTTCACGCCATCAAGAGACATCCACGTATCGTCGAGTGACACTCCTACGAAGGGGTCGTAACCGCCAAACAGCCACAGTGCGCCCTTGAACGACACGGCTGTAAACGACTCCCTGCCGGACCACGGAGCAATCGGAACATCAACTCGGGCGTCGGTGCATTCTGTGTAATTCTGGACGGGGACATAGCCCTCTGCCGCGAGATATGTATTCGGATAGATGTCGGAGAGCCGGTAACTTCCTGCTCCTAATCCTGAGCCTCCTGCTGCCTCCATACGCACAAATGCGAGTTCCCACCGAACCTTCTCATCATCCATCTCATCGACGAGATTGTTCTGATAGGGCTGGTCGCCCGGCTGGTACATCTGTGACCGTCTTGGGAGTATGATGTCGCTCATGGTTTTTCGTAGATATAGAACCCTTCAAGGGTTCTAGCCGGTCCCTTGGTCGGCGTGATCTCAGCAATGTCTTGCAGACCGCCTGTAAGTGCCATGTCTTCGTAGGCTGAACCTATCAGCAGCAGTTTACCGCCCCAAGATACTAGATGCCCGAAGACAACGGTGTTCTCTGGGTTGGGGGTTATCATCTGTGTCCAGACTACACCATCAGGAGACGACCACAACCCTCTTGATGAAAGAATCCCCTGCGATCTGTACAAGAAGAGATGGCCGTCGAAGACAGCAATGCTGCCGCCGAATGCGTTGAAAGGATATCTGCTCAGCGGAGTATCTATCTCCCACTGAGTACCGCCCGTCGGGCCGTAACGAGTTCTCCACATATTCGTGCCGTACGTTCCAGCCGTAGCAAGATCGCTGACGCCTAAACCCAACCACAAGTCATTGTTAAAAACTGTCGAAACACCAAACCCCGCGCCGTTTCCTAGGAAGGCGGTCTGTGCTCCTACAAGGTTGAAGTCGGTCTGAATAACGTCGTCTAAGAATGTTCCGTTGAAGCCTCGCATTATCCACGCACACAAACCGTTGCCATCCCCTGAATCCCACACAGCACAATTATGTCCTGCCCGTTCGAGAATCCCGCCTACGAATACAGACGCCCAGCCGGTTGACGGATCGCACAAGAAGAGCGTGCCGTTGAACACGCTGAAAGCGAGATCGAGAGAACCTCCGAGGAACATAATCACGGGTCCGCCACCGGCATCGTACGAAATCATACAGTGACCTGCCAGCGGCGGAAGAATCGGCGCGGGGACAAGCAACTGAGTCCATGTTACGCCGTCGGCAGACCGCCACACGTCGCTCATCAGCGTAGGCGCGGTCGTCGGTCCTTGAATCCCGCCCGAAAGCCAGAGTTCGCCTTGATACTCGCACAAACCAAATAATGTTCTGCCTCCAACACCGGCCCAAGACGCTACGGCGGAGTGCTTGACGACGGTGTAGGTATTGTAGACCATCTTCGGCTGGTAGCCTGCACTTACAAGGTCAGGATTAGGGTACGTATCACTCATAATAGGAACTGTAGTCTGCGCAGCGCCAGAGGCTGTCAAGAGGTCCTCAAGATTAATAAAGCCGGACTCCAATGCGAACCGTTCAGCCTGCAACGCATCAATAAACGTATTTGCGTACGCTTTCGGTGTGGGCGTATATGAACTGGAACGCGCTGGTAGTATCGGTCGGTCACTCATGCTGGCAACCTGTAAAGGTACTGACCCTCTGAAGTTCTAACGGGGGCTTGAGAGAACGAGACCTCGTAAACATCATTGTTAGCCAAACCGAAGATTCGCCCATTGTGACGAAGCAGATTCTGAGTTCGACCGAGCAAGTAAGCATAGCTGCCTGCCTGCAAACTCCACAGTAAGCCGTTCTCCGATGACGCTACAGCATCTGTGGGAAGCCCGGCCAAAGCACCCATCGTAATAATCGCTCCCTGTTCCTCTAGGAATGCCGATCTGCTCGACATGGCTACTATATTACTCGCCTGTGATACTACCTGCGTCCAGTTCATACCGTTGGATGACTTCCAGATGTCCGTCACACCGCCAAAACCTGCTGCAAGGAACCACGGGCTGTAAGAAGTACCAAAAGCAAGCCAAAGCTCAGAGCCGCGCACCAAAAGAACAGGTATCAACCTTGACGGGAACTGCGCCGTTGTCACAAGAGTCCATGCGGCAGGATCAGTTGCTGAATAAACTGCGGAGGTTATTCCTGCTGTCCCTCTCCATCCGCCAACGAACCAGTACTTTCCGTCGAATTGGACGATATTCGACATCGCCCCGCGCCCGCCACCTCCGGGGGAAAAGCCGCCGTCAGCCGCCTCTTGCACCCACACAGCGCCGGGAAGGAACGGGTTGCTCAGAGACCACACGTCGGCACGATTACCCAACCCAGTGAGTAAACCGGAGCCTCCGCCGATCACGTAGAGCTTGTTGTTGTGAACTAGGGAGACGTGATAAGAACGAGCGGACCACGGAGCTATGCCGTACTGCGCCCAAGTCGTAGGACGACCTTGTGCATCAGGCACAGAAAACCACACAACGTTAGATGAACTTGGGAAATTGCCTCCACATACCCAATAATGCCCTTCCCAGAAATCGAACGTATAGCCCGCCCGATTGTTGAACAGGCCGGGTGTGAGCGGCGTAATGCTTGCAGCGTTAGGCAGCGTGACAGGCACGTACCCCGCGTCTTCAAGAACCGTGTCGGGATACGTGTTGGTACGAACATAAACGCCGCCGCTTCTCCCGCCGCCGCCGGAGAGCGTTTCCAACGATACGAATGCACGCTCAACACGAAGCTTCTCGTCGGCATAATCAGCCAAAAGGCTGACAGAGTAACCGGCGTCTCCGGGTTGATAATACTGTGATCTGCGCGGTAGAACCGGAGTCACCGCAGTCCTCCTTTGTTGCGGGAAAATTGCCTTCTACGCGGCGGTCACGAGTGTAACACGCCGCGTAGAAAGGTATCCACATCAACAAAAAGAACTACGGGCCATCCTTGCGGTCAAGTCTGATTGCGGTGCGTCCGCCTGCAAGAGCCGCCTTGAAGTTGGCGAAGGCGGCAAGTTGCGAAGCCGCATAAATCTTGTCAATTTCCTCAATCAGAGCAACGACGCAATCCACCGTGCAGTGCAAGTCGGCTCCGCCCTTCGCAAAGTCCGGGCGGATTACGACTGTCTGACCATCATTCAGCTTTTTTGGGTCGGAACCCAAGGTAGCGCCTGCCATCGTCTATCTCCTTGTTTACAAAGGGAGTATGTGTGTGTGCAAACAGCGCGTGACGTTCCGCAGCTTGCTTACGGAACAACAGCCAGCTTGATCATGTCAGCGGCGGTCAGAACGTACGTGGCCGCGCCGGGATTGACCGTGAGCGTTCCGTCGCCGTTGAAGACCAACTGAGCGTCGGCCTTCACGTCAACCCACAGACCGCTGCCAGGAGCCGTCTCGCGCAGGATATTCATGAGGACCGGCCCGGTGGGGTCTGCGCCATAAGTCGTGTCGACTGTGACGCTGCCCGCGATCACGTCGGCTGCCGTGACCTCGTGAACAATCATTCCCTTGCCGATTCCGTCCCGAAGAGTCTTGACGGCGGCGAACACGTCCCTGTGATCGGTTGCAACGATCTTTTCAAACCAAAGCAAAGCGTTCATCTGAAACTCCTCTTTTCTCAGGAGACTCGACTTTTCCGCGTGTGAACTTCAGTCCACAGGCGGCTTCCGTTCAAAGCCAAAAGACGCTGCCGAAGCTCTTCGGCTGAACAACCTTCCGCGTCTTCCAAAATGTCGTCCAGAAGCTCGGCACACGTGCCGCTTTTTCTTATCATACCAAAGCGACCCGCGTTGTCCAGTCCAAATTCTGCAACAACCTCTTGTCTGAGCGTATTTGAGTTCAGGCGTTTCACGAGAATCCGTTGATCCTCGCCGAACTCGTTGCGCCGACGGAGGCGTTCGACCTCAGAAACCATATTAGACCAGCTTCCGTCGAAGTTCAAGGCCCTGTCGTCAATTAAAACGTCATAATAGATTTTTGGCGAATCGGAACCTTTGCCGGGGAGATTCTGGTTTATAGCATCGAAAGGAATACCCTCCGAGCGCAGTAATTCGGCTGTGGCCTCTTCGTCATCACGGACAGTGAATATCAAAATGCGCCAGCCGCGCTTCCGAAGCTCCAACATGGCTTCCTTGACGCCGGGCAGAAAGCGGTTATCGGCGTCTACCATTGTGCCGTCTACATCAACGGCGAGAATGGGCGGATCAACTTGTCGACCATTTGCCATCGTTTATATCCCACACAGCTTTCTGCTGAAGCTCATTCAGACGTGTAACAACACCTTCAATCTCGCCTGAGCGGAAACCAAATGGATGCAAAGTTACGGCTATCATGTTGGGGTCAATCGCAGCAAGCATATCTCGAACGTAGGGATGTATCGGCTTATCCCTGAACCGTCTCCCAATGTTACACTTAAGGTAGTCGCGGATGTCGTCCTTTACAAAGGTGTAACCGTTGTCTATGGCATACACCCTGTGAAAACTGTCCATGATGAAATTGCCAGAGTGCCGATCCATAGCCCCCGTAATAAAATCGAAAGCACAAAGCAAGTGCAGCCACGGATTGTCGTAGTCCTCGCGGAACTCGTACCCCGACTCTGCCCAGTCAACGGCAAGAGGCGAGAGCACCCACGCCTGGAGAGAACCGAAGCCGAGACCTAAAACTTCTCGCCCAACAGTCGGAGGAACAAGATTGAAACCCAAGGCGCGATCAAGGGCGTAGGCGGCAAGCTCTCGTTCGGGAGATGTGACGCGACTGTCGGTACATTCACGGTAGTAGGACGTTTCTTCTATAGAACGCACGGTCTTGAACACGGCGCATTGCGTTGTAACAACACCTACCTTGTTACCGCCGTTGAAGATTACTTTCCACGGTCTGTGGATTCCGCGCCCTATGATATCCAGTTCGTCTATCGGAGCGGTACGGAGAAAACGACACATATCGGCGTGATCGAGCGGGGTTAGTGGTTTACGGCGATTGCTCCACTCCGCGCCAATATCTTTCGTCTTCCGGAGAAGCGCGTCTGTTGTTCCCCGGAGCATAAGCTGAAACGTGTTGCTCAGCGTTGTTCGCATGGGAACTCAGTACTGCTCGGTGCCGTATGGCTGCCGTTCCTCTAGTAATTCGTACGAATGGGTGTGTCCTTCTGTCTCGTCTGTAGCCCCGACTTTGTTGATGAAGTGGGCGTGATTTCCGTAGAAGTCCGTGATTCCCCGCAAGACATTGCGTTCTTTGTCAACGATAAGGACACACTTGTGGCTGTGTTCCGGCGATTTGAGTCCGGACGACATCGAACTCTTGGCCTCAAGCCTCTTCTCCCCAGCTTGAGCGTTAGGAACCAATCCCCAGAAATTGAGAGGGACTACTTCAGGATGCGTAGCCACGCCCTCAAAGACAGTCTCCTGTCTTGTGTTCCCAACGTCGGCGTCAAGCGTCGGCTGCGCGTGCGCGGGCGGAGCCAGCGTCTGCTCATCGGAAGTCTTTGCCAATTCCTCGGCATCAACAGCAATGGCCCGCTTGAACAACACAAGGTTGCCCATCGCGCTGACAAGCTCCCATCCTTCCTGCCCCGCCTGATCCATCGCCTTGGCGAGATCAATAGGATGAAAGCTTGTCAACGAAACGGCCTTGTGCTCAAACGTCTTGCCTAGACCCGTAACGGCATTGGCGGCGGCAAAGGCACGCCCTTCATCACCAGTGCGCTTGTGCGTGTTGTTCCACACATGCGCCCACTGCCTCTGCTTTTTGTCCGACAACCCGCTCTTTACCCGTTCCGGCAAACTACTCGTGTCTTTCGGGTCGTATGGCATCTCAAAACTCCTACTTCCTTAAGCACTTGTCCAGTTTTCCCGTTTTGGCTGTTTGCCACAACCATAAGCAGAGCTTCGACTTACAGAAAAAACAGCTAGGAGAAAACTGGACAACTTTCCAACACGTCGCATTACAGAATGTCGTATGTTGTTTGACACCAACGACTTGTGACTTCTTGTTTGTCCAGTTTTATCACGTTTTTGCCGTAAGAGGTTTGCACTACTACAGTTACGGAATCATCGGGCGCGTTGGCGACGCGGTGATAGCGTCGGGATTTACCTGTGTGCTTGCCTTCGGCTTGGGGTCTTGCGGATGCGCCCAAGCACGAATCTGACCAGGGGCCAGACGAACCTGTCCGCCTGTCCTGGCTACCGGGCCAACTTCAGAAGGTCCGATAGAGGCGAGGCCGGTTTGGATCGCAACAGCCGTGGGAATCATGTTTTCGTTGCCGCTGCGGGCAAACGTTCCCATGCCTCTCATTGCGGAGGCGACGCCGGAACCGGCTTTCCCGGCGTCGGGAAGCGACTCGTGCTTTTCGGCCTTCTGGATGTCACCAGAACGAGCACGCAAGGACTTTGCAACACGGCCTTGACCAGAACGAGCGTAGCTGCTTTTGCTATTCATCGTCATCTCCCGAATCTACAGGGACAAACTTGAAGCCGGGACATTGCGGAACGGGCCGCGAAGGAAAGTCCCGGCAAATTTGAGGCTGATTGTCGTGAATAAGGCACGTTGCCTTACCATCCTCATCGAACACTAGGAATTTGCAAGGGGCGTCGATACCAAACTCGACGCTCTTGTCGTCTTCCTTCACGAAAGCGCGGGGTCGTAATGACCACCACCTAAGCAAGTCTCTGATTGCCTCTACGTCGCCGCCAGCTACGCTGCACTTGTCGAAGCTCATACGCGCCGTAACACAACACGTGCCGCATCTGCGACACTCTCCGACGCGCTTTAGCTCAAGCTGTGGCGCAACTTGTGTGGCTTCGTTCGGCATCAGTAATAAACCCTGCTCTCGCCGGTCGGCAGCGCAGCAGGCCCGTCAAGACGCATTACGAACGAGTAATCTTTCAGAAGAACCGGATACGTGCCGTTCTGATCTTCCAGACCGAGCGCGTACACCCGCTTTTCTTCGAGAGTTGCTGGTTCTTCGGAGGGCCAGCGGTCAAAGGCCATTGGCCCGCACGAAATGCGACATTTGATCATGACTATCTTGTTGACCTTGCCGTTACGAGGGCCAAGATCAAGCATGGCTCCGTGAACACCCAACGGAACCCAATTAACGACCTGCACGCGGTCGCCAACGCGCAGCTTTCCGGGACGAATGTAACCGGGGGGTATCTCCGGTAGACCGTGATTCATCCATACACAGCCCGTCCGTTTAGATACCACATCGGCACTTCCGTTCCGCAGAGAGGTTGCCAACAGCCGCTGCAAGTCGTCTGTAACAGCGTAACCGCCAAGAAGAAGCTGCTCGCGGGCTTTGGCCATAAATGGATCGTGCGCTTGACCCAGACCTAAGCCTTTCAACAACCGATCTTCCGTTGCTTTGGCAAGGGGATGATTCACTTGCGTTACTCTCTGATTTTTTGACTGCCCGCGATGCGTAGTCCGAGAGTGTCTTCCTCTCGACTCCTGCGCATGTCCGGATCGCCTACGACCTTCTTCTCCGGGAACAACTTCGTGACCTGCGTGCCTCTCACAGTGAACAGCTTGGCGAGATCACGCTTGACATCACGGCTGTTTCCTTGTCCGAAGTCTTCTGTCTTGTGCGACATCAGTGGTCTCCTTTTACTTCCTCGTCCCACCTGTCAGCGATTTGCTTGACACGGCGGATTAGTTCCTTAACGGCTTCCAGGTCTTCGGAAGAGACGGCTATTTCAGCCGCCTTTCCTTCGGGAACGCCGCTTGTCTTGGTCACAGCCTTCTCGGCCACGGCTACTTCCAGAATACCCGCAGCCCTGCGGATGTTGGCTATGTCGCGTGGGGATACGAGGCGCGGAGACGACAAAACCTTGGCCGCTGTAACAGGGTTGGCACTCCAACGGAAACGATGCGCGTGAGAATGCCCGCCGATGATGGAAGCGGAAGGGTCTGTCATACCATCAATGCTGCCCGCCGCGTAAGGAATCCGAACAACATGCTGGTGATTCTTGGCTACACTGGTCCGACACTTCAACATCGGGCCGTCGGCGTCGGTAGTAAGAGCCGCATCAATCTTGTGGACGTGGCTATCCCCGTCCGCCTGGTCAGTGTTGCCTGTCACCTGAGAGGCGGGGCCGCTGGCAAGCGTGCCATAAGGTCCAGCCATCTCTGTTCCCTGCGCAGGATTTAGTAGACCACCGCCGAGCAGGGAACCGGTAGTGATCTGTTTTTCAAAAGGGAGGCCGATCTCCACGATTACGCCCTTGTCGGCGCAAACAGCCTTGTTGGTGTTCGGCTGAACCGGAACCCCTTTGAATTCGTAGGCAAAGAAATGCTCGACGATTCCGTGCGTCTTGGGCAGCCCCTCAACGCCGTCAATCCATTTCCTGCAGTCCTCAACGTCCTTCCAGACGTTCTTTGAGAACCAAATCTTGTTAACTGCGATGTCGGCGACAGCATTGTGTCGCTGCGCCTCGCCAAGAGCACCTACGAAGTCGTTGCCATCGAAATCGACTGCTCGAACCGCCTTCATAACCTCGCCACACTGAGGGCAACCCTTCTGTGCGCCCAGCATGGAAGGAAAGCCTTTGGCCATTTCGGCAGCGCAGCAATCTTTCATCTCGCGCAGAGGCTGAAGAGCCACACGCCTGCCGAGACGTTCCAGCAATCCTGTACTCATGTGTTGACCTCCAAAAGAGTCACCTTCCGTAATCTTACTGCAAAAGCTTGTCCTGTCCAACTAATTTCTGAAGAAGGTTGGCAGGAATAGTTGGCGTGTTGGGAACAGGAGGCGTCCAAGACATAGGACGCGACGCCACACCGTTGGTCGGAGCCTTCATCTGCGTGGCCTTCATCAGTTTCGCCATTTGTGCCCGCATTACCGCTGCGGGCGTAGCTAAGGCGGGTATATGACTAGAATCAGCCTGCGACGGGAAGTTAGGAATGAGAGTTTCACGGTCAATGACCGGCATTCCTGACTTTTTATCGGGGCGAGCGTAGTACTTCTCAGCCGCCTCGTTCCAAGCAGCGTCCAACTCATCCTTTTCCGGAATCAAATCGGCTCGATCTACCTCACCCTCGAAAATGTCCTCGAACTTCCAATACAAACATCCGGAGAGGAGCGCGTCGGGGCCGTGGTCGTTGGCTTTCAGAATAGAACCGTCGCCGCGCCGACGATACGCCTTGAGTTGTTGGATGAGAAGTTGACAATCCTTGTTGATTTTGATGCGCCTGAACGTGAAGTATTTGGCTAGGTTCTGAATGCCGGGGGCTTTGTAGGTACGGAAATCCACGGGTGTTATCGGAATACCGGAATTAGCCACATCTCTGACGCAGAACATATGAGAGCGGTCAGCCAGAACGCGGAATGATCCGTACTTCTCGTAGATGTCGAACAGAGATTGAACTACATAGCCGGTGCTCTGATGGTCGGCGTACAGTCCGTCGGCGACGTAGAGAAACTCGGGAAGGCGCAAGACAACCAACAGACACAGACTGTTTTCTGTCTCAGACCCCCAGTCCACGCCGACAACGGTCTCGATCACGTACTGCTTGTAGTCGGTCAGCGGGTCCACCAGGGCGTCGTCTACAAGCTCAGGAATGTAGATGGAACCTGAGACGTTCGGTCTTTCGCATTCAAATTCGACGGGGAAGACCATCGTGCCGACGTTGATTTTCTTCGCCTCGGAAATCTCATCGAATAAAGCCCATCCAGCACTTTTACGCGCCTGTCCATTGCATCCAGCCCATCCTATTTGTTGCTTTCTGCCCTTTTCGTCTGTTTCTTCGTGTCGCCGGGTAAGAAAGCACTGCCGACAGTAGAGCTTTGCTTCTTCTGAATCCGCTGTAACCGTCTCACTCAAACCGCGAGAACACGGCTGCATTGTGTGGAAAACATTCCACTTGTACCGTTTGAAACCCTTGAGTTCGGCGTTGTCCCAAAACTCCTGGAAGACGCCGCCGGGAACGTGGAACGTAGACAGCATTACGACGATAGAATCGGTTTCGCTGAGCACCGTTTGGAGCGCGGCGCGAATCGTTTTATCGTCCGTGTCCAGCGAGTTGGCCTTGGCCTGACAGGTTTCGTCAGAAACAAGCACCGGCAAGTGTTTGCCGCGCACCTGCTTGTCTGTGGACGGAACAGCCTTGATGATTACGCCGGTCTTGAGCTTCGTTTCTTTGACGCCCGGCTCGACAAGCAGAAGACCCTGCACAAGACCGGGGATGCAGTACCAGAAGTTCTTGGTGTAATCATAAACGACCTTCGCTTGTTCCTCGCCGCCCGCGATATCCAACGTGGACATCTGGCGATAAACAGCCAACAAGAAGATCAAGATGGACGCTGACAACGATCCCCCGCCGCCACGCGGCTTCCACAGAATAACGCGCCTGCTGCGCAAGGACAAAATGTCCGAGATGAACTCCGCCATCGGGCGGATGCAAACGACGGGGCGCATCGTGGTTCCCTTGGGAACCTTGAGCATCTTTTCGATAAAGGTCTTTACGGCTGTAATCTGCCGCTCTCGATACTCTTCGTCCGTCTCCTCTCCGATATCATCGCGCTCCCATCCATCCCCTTCGTATGCGGGATCAGCGAAGGCGTCCGCGCCGATAAACCTGCCTTGAGCCTTTCCTCGCGGGAAAAGCAAATCGGGCATCCCGTAGTAACCAGGATGCCCGATTAAGAGTTTCACACGAACCTGTTGCTTTACAAGGAGCAGGTCTCTGACTAGGTTGCTGCGTTCGTCTTTGAATCGTCTGATTCGAGGCATAGGAACATGCCGTTAGTCGACCTTCTCCTTGGCGGCCCATACAGACTCGTCAAGGTCTTTTATCGCTTTCTTTAGGTCAACCGCCGACTCTCCGCGTTCGAGAGCTTCTACAGCCGCCGGAATCGGGACTTTGAGAAGGCGCATAGCCACTTCCAGCGCGTTTTTCTGCGCCCTTACGCCCTCCAAGGCCAATTCCAAGTTTGCCTTCACGTCGGGCGGAATACCTTCCTGCTTGAGCGCGAATTCCAAGGCATTTTCGACGCCACGGCTCACAATGTAACTACGTTGGAGCACGATCTTGGCGACATCCGGAATGTCACAGCCCGCAACAAGCAGAAGCAGGAAACACAGCGGAATCAACACGTAACGTTGCTTCAATCTGTTCATTGCGTCGCTCCTCACGAGAACAAGGGCAAATTGATGCCGGTAGCTTGGCCTTCCGCCGGTATGAAGAACCGCGCAAGACCAAAATAGACCGGTCCGGGACCGCCCGAACCGGAAACACGTATGAGACTGCCGGAAACGGTAATCCACATGGCAGACACGCCATTCGCTTGAATTGTTGCCGTCTGCACATCGGTCCAAGTCGTCCCGCCGTCGGACGAGTATTGAACCTTGATCTGGATTGGACTCGTATGGAGATTCCGGAAGTAGTAAGCGCGAGGCCAGCCCGAGTTATCGGGCGTGTTCGCTAGAACAGCCTCCGCTCCCGGAACGTCAAGAACAACGCTTTGAGCAACAAGCATGAGCCACCTCTAGTCTTTGAGGTACTTTGCTACCCTGCGAAGATCGCTGGCAGCCTCCTCGATGGCTTCCTTGTGGACGCGCAGCAACTGCTTGGCCTGCGCCTTGTCGCCGGAATTCAACAGCTTCTGAACGTCATCAGAAGTCCGTTTGGCGTCGCGTACCTTAGCGCGTGACTCCGCAAGCGATGCTACGGCGGTGGTTTCCGCCAGATCAGCGGCGTCAATGAACAAGTCTTCAAGCTGCTCCAGCCTGCTGTGAGCACCACGAAGATCATCCTTGCCGAACAACAAACCGACTTGCTCTAGGCCGTCTTCGATAAGATCGGCCATTTGATTGACCTTCTGGCCACGGGACATTCCGCTATTAACGCCCGAGAGGTCGTTGAGCAAACCCTTGGTGAACGCCTGGGTAAGCGTTGTCTGAATACGCATTTGGTGCTCCTAATGAGTTACGAAGACTTCGTTGTAACGGCGGTGCTTGCTGCATCGATTCGAGGGCAACAGCAGCAGGAACGCCGCTCTTTCGCATGGAGAACATTGCCTGAGTTTCAGCCGCAACTACCTCGCCTTTGCTCGGAGTTGTCAGTTGATGCGGCTGGCCGAGCCAGCCGGTAATCATCGTGTTGAACAACGCGGCCTTCTGCTTCGGGCTGTTCGTTATCTGCAAAGCCTTGCCCAGCTCTTCGTGCTCAACATCTTGGGGCACAATCAAACCCGCTGCAAGAGCCTGTTCTCTGTTTCTAGCCTGTTTGCGCAGTTCAACCCCGTAACCTCCCGCCAAATCACCCTCGGCAAATGCGCCCAGAGCCGAGCCTACGGCGGCTTCGCGGCGATCCTGAGCGTCGTAGCTGGCCCGCGCCGTCGTATCAATGCCCTGGATACGACCTGCTTTGGACACAGGGGCATAAACAGGCTCCGGCGGAGCGAGACGCGCAGATGACGCGAACGCGGTCGGCTGTACAACCGGCAGAGGATCAAGTTCGCCTATGCGGTAGGTCAGCCAGTCCTTGAACAGACTTCTGAGTTCATCTACCGGACGGCCAAAAAGACCGCTCGCATCTGTCAGATCGATGCCTTTTTGAACGTAGATGGTTCCAACCATCTGAATGAAATCCTTTAAGGCGATTTCATTCAGAAGCTTGGCCAGGTTTTCGATGAACTCAGGTGTTGTCACGCGGGACTCCTATACTTCGTTGGGGCGTCGGCCAAGACTCATCACCTTCGGCTCGGTGTTTCCTTCCGTCAGGCGCTGAATGCTCGCTACGATGTGCTTGAGTTCCTCGATGTGCTGAACCTCTTCCTGCCGAATGTGCTCAAGGACTGTTCGCGTGGCCTCGTCGGGCGCGACGGTCTTCAAGGCTTCGTAAATGGAAACAGCCTTGACCTCATCGAGAATCGCGCCGTAAATGTAGCCGAGGAAATCCTGCGGGCCAACGGTGGGTTGTTCCCCTCCGGCGGGCATGTCCCTCGCTATGGCATCGTCACCGGGCGCGGGCGATCCGGCTACCGGCGGAGTTTTCGCTTGCAGCGCCATCGTAGCGTCTGTAAGGGCTGCCTGTGTGTCGTCTTGGCCCGCCGGTCCGAGCATCGGAACAATGGTCTCGGCCTTCTGGACAAGAGCTTGAACGGCCTGCTTCAGATTCTTGCTGATGGGATCGGCGTTTCTACCGTCCGCCAACTCATCAAGAATCGCACGCGCTTGCTGTGGCGTTATCTTCCGCATGGATTGTCCTCTATTGCTGTTGTTTTCTTCCGAAGGGATCGTCCAGAATAGGCTGTATCACAGCCAAAGCTTCCTCGCGCCCCTGTCGGCCTTCTGGGAACCATTGATTAAAAATCTGCATCGCCTCTTGACGCAGTTCTTCTTCCCGTTTTTCGTCGGGAAGCTGTATATCGAAATTAGAAGCCTCGGCCATGTTACTGCTCCTTTATGCCCAACTGTTCAGCAAGAACGCCTGCTATGCGTTTCTGAGTAGGCTCATCCACATTACGGAACAGGCGCACGTTGTTTTGTAGCCAAGAAAGCACATCTCTTTCGCTCCCGATTGTGCCTTCTCGCGCCGCAGCTTCAAATCTGCGCGAATCATCTTCAGAGAAGCGCAGTCTTTGGAACAAGCCACGCGCTGCGCGAAGAACGTCTTCTCCAAACTCCACACGCCTTCCGGTTGGTCTCCGTTCTCCGACCGGACGACGCTCTCTCGGAGGACGACGCGCCGGAAGTTCCCTTCGGCGCGGCGGCGTTGGCGCGGCTGTAGAGGCTGGAGCCGGGGCGGGAGGCGGCGGCGGTGTAGCCGGGGCTGGGGTCGGGGCGGGAGGCGGTGCGGGGGGTTCTGGCTCCGGAGTAGCCTCTGGCGGCGGTGGTTCTGGTTCCGGGCCTCGTTCGATAGCAGCCTTGGCGCGGTCTACCAACTCGCGATCTTCCGGACTCAAGTCGGTGCCTTCGAGCGCTGAAATGGCGTCGGTTACTCTTTGAACATTACCCCGAGACCACTGCGTCTCGCGGGGATTCCGGCTGCGCTCCATCGAATCAATGTTGGTTGCGATAGCATTTATCGCTTGGCTGCGAGTCATACCGGCGGGCGTAGCAGCCGGGGTTGGCTCGGTCGGAGGCTCAGGCGCGGGCGGCTCGACTTCGGCGGCTGGCGGCGCGACTTCGGCGGTTGGCGGAGTGGCTGCGGCGGGCGCGGGGCCGAGAGGCAATACGCCCTGTACGCGGCGAGACGGCGGAGGAACAACCGGAGCACGCGGCTCACGCCCCACGGGCAATTCACGGCTTTCCGGCGGACGAGCGCGGCCACCGGCAGTGCTTACGCCGTCTGCCTGCGATGCGTCTGGGACTCCTTGAATCTCGGTGTCGGATGGAACCAAGGCTCGAACTGTGTCGAGATAAGAACGCGACTGCTTGCCGAAACGTGCGGCCAGCGCTGTCTTAGCGGCAGACAAGCGCAGCCAAAGTGCCTTCTCGTAAAGATTAGAGGCTTTTCGAGCTTTCTTGTAGTAGCTCCTTGCGGAAGCCTCCGTTACGCTGACCGCAGAGTTCATTATCATAAACGAAGACCCTGCGTAGACGGTACTGTGCCGATTCTGCGCAACCCACTCATCGATGCGCTGATTGAACGCATCGTCCGATTCATCAGCGCCACGAACCAAGCCGCCGCCCTCTTTGTCTCGGGGACGAACAGCGTCCTGGCGCAGCAAAGTATCATAGTCCGTGCCGGAAATGTAACGGCTGTTGTAGTGCAGCACGGACTCTCCCATCACGTCGATGTACATTGACAAGGCCGCTCTGGTGTTGCCCGTCTTGCGAGCATCGGCAGACAAAGCCGCGCCACGGACGTTATACGTACCGAGACGCTCATCATCCGTGCCGATGTTTTCGTCAACAGACGTGAAGTACTTTTTCCAACCCTCAGCATCGCCGCCGCGCATCACGACATCGCGTCCCAAATAAGCGCTCTGCCTCCTAGCGCGTTCTTCTGGGAAAGCCTGCAAGTCTTCCTGCTTGGCGATTGCGGTGGTGTAATGAACCAAATCATCTCGAACACCCGTATAGATCATCGCCTCGCGTTGAAGTGCGAGAGCATTTTGCAACGCTTCTTGCTCTTTCGATGATTGGCCGCGTTGCTTGAACTGCTCGGCCTCGCCTATGAAACGCTGGCGCAGTTCTTCGCACTTTGCGAGATAGGCGTTGGCGTTCCTGACACCTTCGATGTTCTGTTCTCTCGCGCCAACACCCTGCATACCAGTTACGGTGGCGTTCAAACCTGCATCGTCCCAGTGCAACGATTGGTAGTCGCGCAAGTGGAACCACAAGGAGGCGTTCTTGTTGATGTCGTCCGCCATGAAAAACCGCTTGGTCAACATACCGCCGGGCGTCACAAGACGCATAACGTCCTTGACGCTCATATCAGCCTCATTCAGGACGGCTTGCGCTTCGGCAGAGATTCCGGCCTTCCATGTTTTGCGCTCCCCGGCGTAAGCTCCGCCAGCGCCCCATTCTCCGCTCAGACCGCCTGTGGCCCGCTGGCCGATTGAAGGCAGACTGCCGCCGCGACGACCAGGACGGCCTCTATGACCGTGGTGGCCGCTGCCTTTGCCGCCCTTTTCGGTGTCCTCGGAACCGGACATCTCATCGGACGATACGACTTCTACTTCTTCGACTGGATACTGCGGGGCCAAATCTTCCGGAGAAGATGCTCCCATCAAGGGGATATGACATTTCGGGCATTCCTTACCGCGTGCCGGAATACCGCGTTCGTGGGGCGATTGATACCCGCACATCGGGCAATAATCAACCACGGCTCCGCCGTCCATCTGCGCGGGACCGCCCATACCACGCCCTTGTCCACGACCCTTGTCCAGCGAATCAAACAATCGAGAACCGAAAGGATGCGGAACAGGCATTTATCTAAACCTCCACTGGCAAACAACGTACAGAGCCGCTGCGTCTTAGCCCAATGTAAGACAATTCGTGGGGGATGTCAACTCAAATCAACCTCTCTTGTCTGACCGAGCAAGGATATCCTTCAGGGGGCGGCGGACGACAGTAACACGCCCGTCAGGACCGATTTGAGGATCAAGAAAGAGTTTTGCGTCGCCGTTGAGTTCGACCGTCAAAGCATCTTCGTTTGCCTCTACGAATCCCGGCACAGGAAAAACAGCCGCCGGAGGGCGACGATTGTTTTGTTCTTGCTGTCTCATTTCGACCGTCCTTCCAACAGAGTCCTGTCGAGCCGCTTCGTAAACTTATCTATGCGCTGACGACTCGGCATTCCTTCTCTGAGATTGATCACGGCATCCCAATCAGTACCCATCATGGAAACAATACCCCACGCGCCTTTCTTGACTGACCCTCGCAAATGCGTCAAGTACTTCTCCTTCTCCTCGTCTTCCTTATCTTTGTCTTGGATAAAGTGCCGCACAGAAGCCCACCGAGCTTCGTAATAATTGTGGTCTTCAAGAAGCTGATCCAGTGTAGCTGCTAAATGCGTAGGAAGAGGCATCCTCAAGTCGGTGTATTCCCAGGCGTGATTAAGCTCCTGCGCTTGGGCAGTAAGCGCATCCTTCATCGTGCTAACATTTGCCCTATCTTGTTCGGAATCAACACTATCGGCCAAACGATCAAACATGCGTTCTACGAGAGACGTGAATCTGTCTCGGGCATTTTCGGCAATATGCTCACCGGCAAAGTCAAAGCCGCTTTTGGCCCATGTATAACCTCCGCGATCCAAGTTCGCGTGGCAAGTCATTGATTTTCGCCCGAAAGCCAGAGCCATCTGAGCTTCTCGAACCAACATGCTCCCGGCCCAGTGCGTGTCTTTTGCTCTTCCGGCCATAGATATCAACTCTGCTGTGATGTTTGATTTAGAATAGGTGCGTCGAATGGTAGCTACCTGCCCCTCGCTATCGCTTATCTCCGCAGTGTAAAACAGGCGTGGGTTAGCTCCACCAAATAAAGCGTAGGTGGTCACTGATACAGTAAGACCAGCGCCGCCCATAATACTCTCTAAGGTTTTGATAGACGGAGCGTAACCCATCGAGTCAAGCGTGGCTTTGATAACGTCATCCGCTCCTTCTTGATAGTCGCCTGTAGCTTTCATGTCCTGAACAGCGCTCTCGAATGTAGCAGGCGACAGCCTCTGCGCAACGGCGTTCATACGAGCTTTTTCGGCTTCTAGCAACTGCTCTTGCTGCGCTTTTTCTTCAGAAGATAGTTCTGCCGGTTGCTGTCCGCCGTGTTTCAAGGCGGTCAAGAATGTACTCACAACGTCGTCCGATACGTCCTTGTTGGTCGCATCCGCCGCGAGAAGGTTTCGATAAAGCTCATTAAGGTCTCCCGAAGATAAGGCGGAACCTTGTCGGTATGTATCCAAAAGTTGGTTCATGCGGTTGTCTGAGATATCTCTGTAAAGACTAGCAGACCCTAACGATGCTGATTCCTCATCTTCTTCGCTAAGATCGCGGCTGCTAAGCGCATCATCCAAGTCTCGTAAACGCCCTCGGAGGTCGTCGTCGGGAAACTCGGACTCGAAGTCATAAACGGCGGCTTCTAAGTTATCTCGGTCATCGCTGGTAAGGTAGCCTTCTGATTGATAGCGATCAACGTAGTATTCGATGCTGCCCATCAACTCAGTATATCGCTCGGTTTCTTCCGTAGAGGCGCCGGACACAGCGTCTTCGACAGAATCGGACACAAGAGCGTACAAATCCGGTGACGCATCCTCCAAAGAGGATGCTAAGGAACGAAGGCTGTCCTGATCACTGCGGTCGAGCGAGCCGTCGCGGGCAAAGGACTCTAACAGGTCTTGTATCTTGTCGAGATCATCCAAGCTCTCGTTCTCTTCGTACGCCTCTATCTGAGCCTTGACCTCATCCGTTATCAAGTTCGGATAACGTTTTTCGTAGCGGTCTAAACTCTCGTCAAACTGTTTCAAGTCTTCCGCGCTGGTTATGCCACTGAAATCTCCTGCGTTGATTCGGGCTAATTGTTCTGAGACTTGCTGCTTGAACGCTGTCGACAACGCCGCAGAGCGATCCGCACGAGCCATAACCGCGTTGCGGCTTTCTTCGCTCTTGATGTCCTCATAAGACCCTCGCCCAAGTACGCCGGGAAACCGCTCCGCCCAACTATCGATGATGCTGATTAGCCGGTTGTAATCGTCAGGAGTAACGAAGGCGTCTTCGTTTCCTTCTTTTAAGGAATTGAGTGCGGCGTAAATGGCGTTACCTTCGTCCTTTTCCGCTTGAGGAATGTCTTCCGAAGTATAGGAACGCTCCGACGAAGGGCGTTCCTCCGCAGGAGCCGACGGCGCGGGTTCTTCGTCCGGCAAAGGATTAGCTTCCCTTACTGCCGCTACGTAAGATCGCTCACGTTCTTCCCATCCTTCTTGTTCCCGTTCGGCCAGCATCCTACTCGCAAGTTGCGCGGAAGTGGTAGGCTGTCCGGAAGCGTCTTTGAGGTCTTTTAGCCGATTCAAGTCTTCGGTCGAGAAAAGCTGATCACTAATAGCCCCGCCAGGCTCAACCAAAGCTAAACGTCCTTCGTCTCCGTGCCCTACGAACATATAAGCACCGGTGCGTTCCGTGAACTTGCCTTCCCGGTCGTGCCAAGGATTCTGCTTCTCGACATTGCGAGATTTTTCGAGCGCAATGCTTACCCAGTCGTAAACACGCATCGCCGCCTCCTAGAACAATCCTTGCTCGCCTTCTTCTTCCATCCTTTGACGGAAAGGCCCGGCGGCCTCGCGCAACGTCTTTCGCTCCACTTTCAGTTTACCGTCAGGACCGATGGAAATGTCTATAGCCAACTGTTTATCTCCGCCCAAGTTCTCCATCGCCCAAGCCTGTTCTGCATCAATAAGTCCCGGAAACAAGAAGTCGGCAGCTTGACGCTTCTGTCGCGGACGTTCATCAACTACTTCCTTGCCGAACAAGTCCTTTTTCACGGAAAAAACTCCATCAAGAGAAGCTTGAACGGGTTGCGGCGACTTTTCTTCCGGCATTTCCGCCTGCGGAGACGCAGGCTTTGCCGGACGCCACTGCAACCGATGCCTGCGCTGGCGTTCTTCGCGCTTGCGCAGAGGCTCCAAAGTTCTAGCCAACATGTCGTCAAATCTTTTACGACCGGGAGTATCGGGAGTCAAATCAAGACGTGCCCCCCACGATGAGCCGTAAGTCATGTAACGCCCTATGAGACCGTTTTTCAACGAGCCGCGCAAATGCTCTTCGAGATTCTGTCCGTAATGCCGCGCACGCGACTTGGTGTGAGGTTCCAGCGCCGCAACTATATCGTCTCGGTAGTCTTGCGGCAAAGTTATAACGAGATCGGAGAAATCCCACGCATGATACAGCGGGGGGCGACCTGTTTGAGGATCAACCGCAAACAAGGAATCGATTGTCTGGCGCAACGGCGTTACTTCGGCGGCAATCTCCTCCCGACTCTTACCTTTGGCCGACATAACTGATTCCAAGGTAGTTACAAGATAACCAAGCCCCTGCTGAAAGTTCTGCGTGACATTCTCTCTCTCGTAATGGCTTTCAAAGTCAAAACCGATGTGCCCCCACATATAACCTCCTCTGTCTATGTTGGCGTGGCACCTCATCTCTTTCCTTCCATTCTTAACGACCATATCCCCTTCCTTAGCCAACATGTGAGCATTAACCATCTTGTCTTTGTACTCGTCTCTCGCCGTGTTCAAGTGAGCATCAACACGGTCTTTGAAATAATGGCGACTCATGTGCATAACTTCTTCTCCCTCAGAGTTTTGGATAGAAACAGTATAGTAGAGGTTAGGATTATCACCAGAAACGAGTCTATAACCTATGTGCGTCGTATGTCCCGGCGCGTCGTAGGCATAAATGTTCTCCAGAGCCGCTTTTGTAGGCGTCGGTCCTAATTCTCGAAGCGCCTGCTGAATCCGACGTAACTCCGCTCGGTATCCGCGCAGAGTCGGATCGAGACCCATGTCTTGCGCGGCCCGCTCCGCGTTGGTGGTCTCTAGGTGAGCGTCCTTTGTGCGATCTTCTACTTCTCCCAGCACGTCTCGTTGAGAGAGTTCTTCCAATAACTGCTCCGCATCTGCGCTCAGAGACGGAAGAGCAGAAACAGCAACGGATTCGGGGCGAACGGCACGCGCCAAACGTCTTTCCGCAGTCAGAAAGATACCGCTAGATATAACACCGGGATACTGACTGGCAGCTTCGTCGAAAAACGAGATAGCATCGCGCACATCGTCGGCGTTCAAAGTCTCAGAAGACGAAATCATATCTCGATAATAACGATAACTTTCTTGCGTATCCGCTGGCAAATCACTGGTAGAGCTAAAGTACTGCACGTTAGTTTCTCCCGCGTCAAACTTAGCGAGCATACGTTCAGCCGCGTCTCTCCAATGGAAATAGTAAACATCTAATGCCCCATTAACTTGCTCGTTAAGCTCATCGTATCGTTCCGTGAAGGCACGCAAACCTTCCGGATCGTTGGCATAGTCCCCGTGTTGTATCTTAGTATCTTCTCGGTATATAAAGTTTGCCACGTCGTCTAGCAACGACCCCCCTGCTAATTCACGGAGTGAGTTATTTGCAGAGAGTCGTATCTTGGTATAAGGGAATTCGTCGAAAATACCGGGATTCTGAGCCTCAAGTCGCTGCGCGACATCGGCTGTTTGTCGTATGTCGCGGGTAGAATAATAAAGGGAGTCCACTAATCCTGCAAATTCGTTCCGCGTTTCGAGAGGCAAGCTGAAATAGTCCCCGGCGGGCGGTGCTTCTTCTTCTTCTCTTTCTTCTTCTGAGGGCGCTGCTTCAGCTTCAGGCTCGCCGACAAGTAGTGTTTCGCCTTGTGTCTCGCCCGGCGTCACGATTGTTAACTCTTCGGCAGTCGTCGCTTCCAGAGGATTAGCCTCTCGAACAGCAGCCGCGTAAGCCCGTTCCCGTTCTTCCCATCCCTCTTGCTGCCGCTCCGCCAACATGCGCTGAGCAATCCTTGCCGAAGTTGTAGGCTGCCCATCGTCATCCTTGAGGTCTTTTAGGCGATTCAAGTCTTCATCGGAGAAAAGCCGGTCGCTGATAGCCCCGCCAGGCTCTACGAGCGCAAGACGCCCCTCGTCCCCGTGCCCAACGTGCATGTAAGACTCGCCGCGACGCGCAAATTTGCCTTCCCGGTCGTGCCAAGGGTTCTGCTTGGAGACATGGCGGGACTTCAACAGAGCATATCCGAGCCAATCATAAGTACGCACGATGTTACCCTCTCTTCTTAGCAGCAAGAAGTTCTTTCAGCGGCCTGTCGGTAAAGACAAGTTGTCCGTCCGGCCCGCGTGTGATCTTCGTGTACAACGAAGCATCACCATTGAGTTCCAACGTCAAATCATCCTCGTTGTCCTCAATGAACTTCGGGTAAGGAAACTCGGTGTGCGCTGTCTTATCCTTCGGGTTGGGGGCTGCCACGTCTTGTCTCCCGGAAAATGTGCTTGTCCAAACGTCGTGTGTACTTTTCGATGCGCTTGCGGCTCTCTGCGCCGTCGCGTAGATTCATGTGAGCGGCCCAGTGAGAACCGAGAAGGGCTGCTTTGCCCCAAGCCCCTGCCTTAACGGCACCTTGCAACTGGTCTATGAACTGTTGCCGCGCTGCGGGGCGATCTGCGGCATCCACAGAGTATTGTACCTCTTGCCAACGACGCTCGTAATAATTATCTGCTTCCAGTGCCGCGTGAACCTTCTCCGTATATTCTTTTGAAAGAGGCATTCTGTAATCGGCGTACTCCCAAGCATGACTCTGTTGCTTCTCTGCCAAGTGCGTTGCGATAGAGCGCAGGTCTGCCGTTTCCTCTCTTGTTAATCCTGCTTGTCTCTCTACCGCAGTAAAGAGCGTGTCTATCGTTTGCGCGTAGTGGGTGTAAAACCTCTCCGCCACGTCTTCCGACACAAAATCAAAACCGCTCTTGGCCCAAGAGAATCCGCCGCGATCCAGATTGGCGTGGCACCACATGGACTTGCGCCCGAATGCAATAGCCATCTGAGCTTCTTTGCTCAAGATGCCCCCCGCCCAAGCAGTGTTGCGGTACTTCGGCGACATATGAATCAAGGACGCATCTATGTTACGCAGCCCGTAACCTCTGGTTATCTCGGCGACTTCGTTGCCGTCTTGATCCCGTACGTAAACGACATAACCGAGTGCCGGGCGATCCAAACCCCCGGTAAGCTCGTACCCTGACACGGACACAGTCAATCCTTCGCCGCCATATATCTGCTCTAACGAGGCTTTAGATGGAGCGTGACCGAGTTTTTTCAACATAGCCTCGATGGTTGACGGAGACTTTTTGTAGTATTCAGTGGTGTCTCGAGCGTAACTCTCTGCTGTTGCGGGCTGATAGTGCTGCGCAACCCGTTCCAACTCCTGTTTTCTTGCTTCGGCGGCTTGCGCCTGAGCCGGATCAACGTCGGACGGAGGCTGCTGCCCCTGATAACGAAGAATGTTGGAGATGACTGCGTCTATTTCACCGCCAAGCTCGCGGTCGTCGCGGTCTGCCGCATGAACGACTTGCATAAGAGCCGTTACTTCTTCGGCAGACAGCGCGTTACCGCTTGTGTAAGAATCAAATAGTCGGCGAGCCGACGTTCCTAAACTAGAGCGCAAAGCCTCATCGGCAGGACGTTCTTCTTCCTCTTCTTCGTCTGCGTCTTCGGTGGGCCCAGCATCTTCGCCAGCATCTTCGCCAGCATCTTCGCCAGCGTCTTCCGGCGCACTTTCCCACTCCAAAGCTTCCACGCTATCAGAAATAATCTCATTCAAGTTACCATAGTGATCCGTGATGTCCTCGTCTGGAAACTCCCGCCTGAAACGCGCTACCAAGTCTTGCAGTTCGCTTAGCTCTTCGGAGTTCAAGAGACGCGGACGACGACCTCTTCTTACGTAAGGATAGATTTCATCTACGATAGCGGAACGGCGTTCTTCTTGCTCGCTCTCGCGTGCCGCCTCCTCGCGGCCCTCGAAATCCAACGCACTTGCAACAGTGTCTCTCACATCAGACGCCAAATCCGGGTATTTTTCGCTCAATTCGCCATAAAGCTCCTCCAACTTAACCCCATTCTCTCTTGAGATTTCTTCGTACTCGCTAAACTCGTCCAAGATAGGCGATATACCTTCGTACAAGTGGAAAAGATCGCTTCCTTGCAGTCGGCGCACGCCTTCCCCCAACGTTCCTTCCGAGACAGCCGCAGGGTCTCTAGTCGCAAAGTCCTCCAAATTCTGCTGCAAACCGTCGAGAAAAGTCATGTTCAACGACTCTCCGCGCAGAACAGTGTTGATGCGTTCTTGCAAGTCGGAAACAAGCGCGGCCTTTCGTTCCTCGGATTGCTGCGCATGTTCTGCTATAAGCTGCCGCGTTTCATCGCTCTTGATGCGTTCAGCAATCTCATCAGGAACCGCCCCCGGATAATCCGTCTGGAAATAATCAACGATTTCAAGCAGACGGTTGTACTCCGCCGGAGTCAAATAAGCACCTTCGTCATCCCGCGAGAGTGCGCTTATAGACGCAAAGAGCGTATTACCTTCGTCGCGCAGCGGTTTCGGTATGTCTCCCGCCGAATACTGACGAGAAGGCTCGGACGCCGCGCCTTCCCCCAGACCCTCTACCATCCTACGAATGGCTTGCCGTTCTCGGTCTTCCCAACCTTCAGAACTCCGCCCGCGCAATAGATACCGCGCAACTTGTGCAGAGCGACTCAATTCCTCTCCGGTCTTCCTCGCCCGCATCTCGGAACTTCTTACAATACGCCTCAAGAGATTGCTGCCGGGCAACGACTCGGCGCGAAACCGCCCGCGCTCCATGACGGCTATAACAGGCGTGTCGTGGCTGACATAAAGCCTTGCGTTCTCACGAGATGTGAACTTCCCTTCATCGTCGTGATAGGGATTCTGCTTATCAATCTCGCGTGCCTTGGCCAGCGCTATGCCAAGCCAGTCATAGGGTCTCACCGGGTGAATCCTCCTCGCAGTAATCTTTCTCTATGTTACTAAAAGGCGGTGGGAGGTGCAAGGAGAAAGAAAGTGGTGGGCGCGGAGGGATTTGAACCCTCACGTCCTTTCGGACAACAGCTTTTGAGACTGCCGCGTCTGCCTGCTACGCCACGCGCCCAGGTGAAGCTTCTGCACTTAGTATAACAGCGTGGGCGGGAATGTCAAGAGAAAATCAAGAATCGAAATCGTCATCATCCAACAGCGGCAAGGGTAAGGGATCGCTCGGTAAGTTGGCAGCGAGGCGGTTCTTGATTTGCAGCATTGCTATTCTTCCGTCGCCGACGAACGGATTAGTGCCGCTGCTGTAGACTTCCGCAACCGCAGCGCGAAGGGCTTCCTCTTCGGTCTTGATTTCATACCGGTGCAGAGCAGTAGCTACTCCTGCGCAAGACAATAACCGCCTGCGCATACGCGCCCTGTCCTTTGTAGCGTATAAACGCACGTCATGATTCGGAAAAATAAGAGACCACGCCTCACCAGGGACAACACTACTCAACAAGCGTGGTAAGTCCAGCACAGACTTAGCCCTCCTGCCCTAGTATAACAGCGGAGGCTAGAATGTCAAGTTAATCCATTGCTGTACAGCAACAAAGAATCTCTGTGTTCCTCGCGGAGAGAAACCGCCGCGCCTCAAAAAAGGAAAGAAAATCTCCACTATTCGCTTGACCTAGCGGCAAACGAGTGGTAAGATTCAGTGCGTGGAGATACAAAGAACAATCCAGATCGTTATAGAGCCGAGCGAAGAACTCGAAGATACCCTCGCGGTTTTTACGCAAGTGTGCAATCAGATTTCGCCAACGGCTTACAATGGCGGAGAGTTCCTGAGACACATTGATCTTCATCACGCTGTTTATTCCAGTATTAGGAACGTTCTGTCTAGTCAAATGGCATGTACTGCCATTCGCCTGACGGCGGGAGCTTACGTTGCTATCAAAAAGAACAGACACGATATCACTAAGCCCGCTCGATTCCTAAAGCCAAGAGCGTTGTTCTTGATTGGCAAAAGAGGTCGAGACGCATCGTTCCGAAGAGACGGGCGGCTCTCGATCTGGACAGTACGCGGACGAAAAAAGTTGTCTTATTCCGTCCCCGAATACTTCAAGCCGATGTTGGCTTGCGCCAAAACGGTCGATAGCATCAACGTCGTCAAAAGGAACGGAAAGCTTATCGGCTTTGTGTCGATCACCATTGATGTGCCGGACGCCGTCGGCGTCCATCCCGTAGGGGTTGATCTCAACGAAACTAATCCTGTCGTTGCTGTCGACGACAGAGACAGGGAGTTGTTTGTT